GATCGATAGTCTACAAAATTTAATCAGAATCGCAGAATCCCTTCAAAAGGTTACGGGACAAGCTAACACTGTCAAAATTAAAACCGAAAATGTCAATACTCAAAATGTTAACGTTAATGTGACCGCTAATGATAAATCTATGGATGCTGATACCGCAGCAGCTATATTAAAAGTAGTAACAGACGCTCGTAAAAATAAATAACACCCTAATATTTAAGGGGAATGTCTAATTTTGAATCCAGAATACTTCAATATTTTATGGAAGAGCGCCTTGAAATAGGATTTCTTGGAACTGAATTTAAAGAATATTGGCCCGCACTTTTAATTAATTCAATAATTGAAAAGAATCAAAGATTCCGCATTATTCCTAATCGAGAAGACTATGAATGGGGCCAACTATTGGCTATATATGATTGCCCGGTAGGATCCAGAATAAGTAAAGTTAATGTTACTGGATTTTGTGCAGTTCGAGTACTGATAAGACAGCTTGATAATTCAGAACGGACTGAAATTTTCAAGTTTAGATATGATTGAGAACTTATGGTATTATACAGTTAATGGTTAACCTTGAGATAAGAATTTTAGATGAGTTAATTCATCAAGCTTTGGTGGAAGCAAATTTTCATCAATCTCAATTTGTGATCAGTGTGCCTTTTTGGCGTTTTAAACTTTATGAAAAACTTATTAAAAAAGGCAAGGTTTCACGGTTTTTTGGTGGCGAACCGATTGTTATTGCTAATAACCCACCTTACAAATTTGACGAGATGAAATTTAGGGTCGTGACAGATGATGATCAACTTCTGTTTACCGCCAGAACAAAAGATTACCATTTTAAAATGAAAGAAATGGGAATATGAGTATTGTAACCCCAGTAGACAAAACTTTAGCAGATGCTTTTTTGGTTAAATTCCAGTCTAAAGAGCACTTAAAGAATTGGATTGATACATTTATTGGTTGGAATCTTCCAGACTCTTTTATTGATCCAGAGTCAAATTCCTCCCCTATAGAGTGGATGTATTCGGCTTATTCTATGTATCGTGACAATACTTGCAATACGTCGCCTTCTATTATTACGATCTCTACTCGCGGGGGGTACAAAACTTTAACCCAGTCCATCTTTTCGGTAATTATGATGTTGCATTTCAATGCTTCGTATTGTCATGGAGCCGCCATTATTCCTCAAGCACAAGTTGCTCAAGAATATGTATCTAAATTTTTGGTTCAATTACAGCCATTCATGGAATATCATAATATTTATGTTTTGACCGATAATTCCAAAGATATTAAATTGGGACCTAAAGGGGCAAAAATAGCCCAATCTCAAATGAAGATCCTAGTTTTAAATATGGCTGGGTCAAATGCTGCCCATTCGAATCTTCTCTGTTTAGATGAAGTCGATCTTTTACGATCTGCAGAGCAAAGAAAGGCATTCGGTGAAATTTCTAAGGTTCCGGCAGAGTTTGATGGCCAATTTCCCTTAACTATTAAAACCTCTACTTTAAAATTCCGATCGGGGTTATTCTCTCAACAATTGGATTTAGCAAAAGAAAAGGGCTGGCAAGTACATAAGTGGAACTTGCTGGATATTACAGAAAAATGTCAACCAGAACGCCATGGCGAAAGAACTAATCAAAGCGTTTATGCGCGATACGAGCTACCTCTTAAGACTATTAAAGAAGATGAATATAATGATTTAGTGGCAAAAGAAAAAGAAGGTTACAAAAGACTTGATAATGTTAGAAAAGGTTGCATGGGATGTTCTTTATTACCGGTTTGCAAAGGACGTTTAGCAGAAAGAGCAGAAACAGACAAGGGCGGTTTTTGGAAATCAATTGAATTTACCAAATCAGAATTAGAAACAACAGAGCCCGATCTTGCTACTGCCCAATTACTTTGTCGAAGGGCAGCCGCATCAGGCATGGTATACCCAAGATTTGAAGATCGTGCTGATGGCGAAGGCAATACTTATTCATTAGAGCAAGCATTCGAGAAATTCACTGGTGATAAAGCTCCCAAAGGAATTACCTATCCTTTTTTACTCAAAACTCTATTAGATAATGGTACAAAATTTTATGCATCAGGTGACTGGGGTCATACCGGAGCACAAGCATTTGTTGTAGCTGCTCAAATGGGCATGGGAGAGTTTTGGTTATTAGATTCATATTCCATACCTAATTTAGAATGGGAACAAGTACTAGATCTTGGGAAACGCATCAGAGATCAATATCGTAGGCCATTAAAATGGTTTATGGATACCAATCAGCCGATGTTCATTAAAGCGTTCAATAAAAATCAAATGAAATGCGCCAAATTTACTAAAGATATTTTTGGTGGTATTTCTTCAATTCGCGGTCAGATCTTAGATGGAGCTAATCGCCGAAAATTAAAAGTAATTAAACACGATAGAACAAAGATCATCGTAAAAATGTTTCAAGAACACGCCTTTAAATTGGATTCGCTTGGTAACCCTACCCAAGAGCCCGACGATTCACCAGTAAGCCATATTGGTGACTCAGTGAGATACATGGGACAGAATCTTTTTGCGCCAAAGGGTGGTGGACTAAGGCAGAACATTGATACTAATCAATACATGTCAGATGCTCCCGTAGAAGATACTTATGAAAACTGGTTAGAACAAAAAATTGCTGCAGCTAAATCAGAAGATGAGAACCCAAATGGTGATACTAGCGGATTATCAGAAAGTGGTTCGGTATTTTGGGATTTTGGCGGTACTGACGACGTTGAACCAACTGAAGATGAAAGTGCATTTAAGTTTAAAACAGAAGAAGAACTAATGGCTGAATATAAGGCTAATGAACCAAAAGAATCAAAAACCTAATATTACTTAGGGAAAAGGCTATAATGAAAAAACAAATCTTGAATGTAATCAATCAGTTGCTCGCATACGATAGTGCTAATGGCGTTTCGGATACTCCGAATCTAAAAGCCTTTGATTGGACCCGTCGAATGACGGCACTTCCAATTTCTAATTCTTTGTCCGACTCTTTTACTTTATTTTCGGGTGAAACTAGAACTCTTTTTTCTAGTGCAGTAGCCAATCCCCTTGATAATACAAGTGTTTTATCGATTACTAACTTACAGATGCCGAGCCTTTATCGTTTATCTGTCACGGCAGGTACGTCGGGGTTTAGAACCGCTAGATCCCTTTCTCTAATTAATGCCACGGTAACTGTTAATAATAATGCCCAAGCTGTTTTTTCGTTTCCAAGCGGAACTCTAGGCGCTACACAGGTAGGGGATGTGATGCGAATTAAGAGTTTGGCGTTAGGGGACACTGCTCCATTTGCATTTAATCCATTAAACGGCGGTCTTTGGCAAATTATTGGATTGACGGCCACATCTGTTACCTGTATTAGACCTGTATGTGCTGGGTTCCAGGGAGTTTCAGAGTCTGTATCTACTGTTGGAGCAGATGTTCAAATTTATTCTGCTGCCGGAGTGCAAAAAGGTGACAAGATGCTGATCAACGGCGGCTTCAGTTCTATTACCCAAAGAACATTTGAAGTTAAAGATGTAACACCCACTACAATCGATTTTTGCTCAACGCAACCTCTTCCTTCTGAAGCTGGTATTGCATACACTACTGATATGATCGATTTCTTTGGTTTTACTAAGAAGTTTTTTTACGTCGAGGCAGATCAAGAATGTGTGGTATACTTAAATGGTAACGACGGATCAAGTATTATACCAGTTCAGGCCGGAAACACAGCTCTTCCAGGATTTTTAAATACCACGGGGGAGATTTATTCCTGTTCTGTATTGAATAAATCAATAAATCCTTTGAATCTTAAACTTTTTACTGCGGAGTAAATTTTGGAACGAATTAATCGCCTTTTGGACACTATGATGAGTCAAGCAATCACTGGTAAATATACCAGCGAAGCCGATGTTTTAAAAGAAATGAATTCTATTATTCTTGAAGGTAAGAAATATCCCACTCTAGCGAAAACAGAAGCACTTAAAGAGTTTGAAATGCTATATAGTGCCATGAAAAAAAGAGCAGAAGGCTAATATGTCTGAAAAAAGAAAATCGTCTCCTACAAAATCCACGGAAAGATCGATATATACGATCAATCCTGATGGGACAGATTTGCAAAAATCTGATTCAGAGCTATTATTGCAAACGGCTAATGATAAAGCAAAAACTGAAGGCGGTTATCTTGAAAGCATCCTTAAGTCATTAAAAGATTCTCAGGATGCCCAACGGATTGCCTTTGAAGTTGATCCATATTTAGTTCAAGGTGCGGGATCAATGGGTGGTGGATTTGGGTCGGCTTACATTCAAAAAACAAAACTTACCCCTGATTGGGTTATCAAAGCTTTAACAGGTCCGGGTGGAGACGAATTATTAAATCAAATTTTACAGGCTAGATCAAACGTAATTGCTTCTTTTGGTCGCCCTAAGTCAGATCGTTTTTCTGTTGGATTTGAATTCATTCCAATTAATAAATCTAATGAATTTGAAAAAGATGCCAAACAGGCTTCAGCGGTTAAAGATTTAATCGAAAAAGCTAAAGAAGTAATGTGGAATTGTGGGCATCCTGGACTTGAAGAAGACCAAGCCACTAATTTGTCTCAATTCTTCAAAATGATCGTCCGAGATGGCTTGCGTTTTGGGCGATGCGCTATTGAAATGATCTATGCTCGCGACCCTCTTGCAAAAGGTGGTGAGAAACTTCACTCATTTCGTCCAGTAGATTCAGGCACTATTTATCGCATTAAGCCGCGTGCAGAAACTGAACAAAGTGTTCGTACTGCTGCAATTAAACTTTTAGAAGAACTTAAGAATGAAAAAATTGATGCCTCTAAATATGAAAAAGATGAATACAAGTGGCTTCAAGTTATTGAAAATAAGCCAACACAAGCTTTTACTGATAAAGAATTAGTTGTATATAATTTTTATCCAGTTACCAACGTAGAATATAGTGGATACCCTCTTACTCCAATTGATCAAGCGATTAGCGCGATCATGACTCACATCAATATTACCCTTCATAATAAGTTATATTTTCAAAATGGCCGTGCTACAAAGGGTATCTTGGTATTCAATTCAGATAATATGGATGAGACATCTGCACAAAAGATCCGTCTCCAATTTAATCAAACTATCAATGGCGTAGCCAATTCACATCGCTTGCCTGTGTTCGTTGTTGGCGAGGATGAAAAAGTATCTTGGCAATCGATCGATGCTAGTGGCCGCGATATGGAATTCCAATATCTCATGGATATGAATTCACGCATCATCATGGGCGCATTCCAAATGTCGCCAGATGAATTGCCAGGCTATAATCATCTTTCTCGTGGATCAAATACCCAAGCTCTTTCCGAATCAAATAATGAATATAAAATGACTGCGGCCAGAGATACTGGATTACGTCCGCTTATCTATGATATTCAGGATTTGATCAATAGTCATATTTTTCCTAAATTTTTCGGCGATTTATCGGAAACCCATCAATTAATTTTATCCGGCTTAGATAAAGACGATCCAGAAAAAGAATCTACAAGATTGCAACAAGACATGGCTGTACACATGACGTACAACGATGTGCTTAAAAAGGTAGAGAAAGATCCTTTACCAACGGAACTGGGCGGTGATTTCCCATTAAACCCACAATATCAACAAGTGGTTGAAAAATATTTAACCGTTGGTGAAATTATGGAAAACTTTTTTGGTAAAAAAGGTGCGGCGGTGGATCCGCGCCACCAATGGTATGCTAACCCAATGTGGATGCAACAACAACAAATGCTAGTTCAGCAAGCTCAAATTGCTATGCAAAATCAAATGATGGCACAACAAATGGTTCAGCAAGCTCAATCTGGTGGACAGCCACAGCCAGGAGAAGAAGGCGGAGACCCATCACAAAGCGGAGGAGATCAAGGTCCTCCAGGCGAAACTCCTGCACAAAAAAATGAACGCTTAAATTGGTTAAATATTCAAGTGTTAAACAAATCTATTAAAGATAATCACACTAATATTACACGAATGATTTTAGCACGCCATGAAGACGTTAGTAAAAAACAGATTGATGCTTTTGAAAAAGAATCTAAAAAATCTGTTGATCGTATTGTTGCACATTTACCCAAAAAAAAGAAAAAGTAGGTTAGTATGAGACTAACTTCAGATCAAGAATCAGTCATTGAATCGGTTCTCAATAATCTGTTTGAAACTATTAAGGCAAAATATTTAGGTCAGTGGTATAAAGGGCCTAAGATTTTTTTTTCTACCGCCAGAGAAGCCAATCCAATGAATACCGTTGGTGGTATTTTTGAATATACGTTGAGGTCAATTCACCCTAATCCATCGGTTGATTATGATATGATTCAAAAATTAGCCAACACCTCTGGAAATTATATCGAAGCCGAAAAGAAACGGGCTCTTGATAGAATACACGAAAATATTGGTAAAGCTAAAGATGGCGATGATTTTAAGAAGATCGTTGAAGATTCATTAGAGCCGTCAAATAATTACATGAATATGCTCATGACGACGGAAGTACGTAACGCACAATCCAGAGCGGAAGTTAGTGGTATTCAGCAAATTGGCGCTGCTCTTGGGATGAATGACCCTACTATCGTGAAATTAGGCGTAGTTGATCCAAAGTTGTGCCCGGCTTGCCGGAAACTATGGCATACTGAGGAAGATATTCGTGTTCCGAGAGCGTATAAGTTATCAGAATTATCCGATGGATATAACACGGACATGAAAAACCCATTGCCCACAACGCTCTCAACACATCCACATTGTCGTCACACCATGAGTATAATTCCTTTGGGTTATGGTTACGTTGGAGGCTCATTTCAATTTATTTCTCCTACTTACAATCTTTTGGATGACCAAAGAGGCCTCGGTAAATCAGAATTAATTTTTTCTTTAGACCGTTCTTCAATAACGCAAAATACCGAACTCTTCCTATTCGCTTATGAAGACGATCCTTGCGATCAACATGCGCATATTGAATTTTTCGAGCCAAAGTAGCTAATATTTCATACCGTTCGGGGTATTGCCACTTGTAGGCTAGTCCAAAAATTTTACGATTAAAGCTGATAGTTTTACCAATACCAAAAAATTCTTTGCCTTCCGTAAAAAGTTGCTTATAGATAGCTCGTTCGAGTTTTATCACCTTTAAATATTATCATTTTCATGTAAGTTAGTCAACCAATTGTTTTCATTGATTTTTAGTTTTACCGAAAAGCCCTAATATTTCATAAGAGGGTAAATGAAGTCTTACGGTGTAATATATAAAATCACTAATAAAATCAATGGGAAGGCATATGTTGGACAGACGGTTCAATCATTAAGTGTCCGCTGGTCTAAACATAAATCCAGCCACACTCATTGCAGAATACTTAAAAAAGCAATGGACAAGTATGGTATCGATAATTTTACCATAGAGTCGATTGTATCAGCTTTTAATGCCGAAGGTTTACACGAACTAGAAGTTCAAATGATAAAAGAGTTTAATACCGTTACTCCCAACGGTTATAATATGAATACCGGCAGCGATTGTTCGATAAGTTCCCCAGAAGCAAAGGCAAATAAATCTGCAGCACTTAAGAAAAAATATTCCGATCCGGCACATGCAAAAAAAATGCAAATCATTTTCCAGAATCCTGAACGCAAGCGTAAAATTGGCGAAGCCGCACAAGCACGATGGAATGACCCTAATTATAAAGCAAAGATGATTGAAAAGCGTCGAGCGAAGGTGGGTACGTGTTAATTTACGGTATTGGCGCAACACAGGCGATCGATAGCAGCGGCGAAATTCTTTCAGTAGAAGGATGCGACATTTCAGATGTTGCGGCTGGAAAAGCGTTTTTTAATTGGGAGCACTCAAACGATGGAGCAGATACAATCGTAGGAGCCGTAACCTACGCTAAGAAAATCTATTCATTGGCAGAATGCGAAAATGATAAACAAAAAGAATGCTGGGAAGCCTGCCTCTTACCCATGGTTTATATCGAAGGGCGACTTTTTGATAAAGAGGGTCATGTAGGAGCTATTTGTTTGGCCGCTATGTTTAGATCATTTGCTGCTCGCGGCGAAAAGATTCAGATAGGTACTTCTATTGAAGGCGCTACTATGCAGCGCGGTCAGGGGCCAGAGCATAATATTTTAATGCGCACTCTAGCTCGTAGGTGGGCGATCACTTTAAGACCATGCAATAAACAATGCATGCTTTATTTAGATAAAGATGAATATCCAGACGTTCTAAAATCAGAAACTTTTAATTTCATGGATATCGCTCCTCAAGATGTACCAGCACATGGTTTCATTAATATTGAAGATCCTATCGCAGATATCTACAATACAATCGCTGAATTAAATAAAACTCTTGATGCAGGGGGCGGTGCAACCTGCGCTCCTTCACAATTAGTTGGCGGCGCTGCGCTTGGTGTAGAAAATCTTGTTGGTAGTACAAAAGATCGTATTAAGAATGCATATAAAAAATGGGACCGCAAAAAAAGTTTAAAGGCTCACATGAAAGCCGAACTCCCAGATGTTGCTGAAAAATACATAGAACATTTTGATGATATTGCTAATGAATTACAAATAAAAAAATCTGAAGGTTTGATTAGAATTGAATCAGATAAGCAGGGCAATGATGGAGCTACCGCATCTCAAAAGGCTTTACTAAATGGAACTTCTGTTTCTGCTAATGGAAGTCCCAGCAGAATCGCTACAAATGATAATGGTCAAGTATTAGATATTTATTCATCATCTATTACGCCAACAGGCGGCGAAACAGCTAAAAATGCGGCTTCTTATTATGCAGCAGCTGATGATGTATTTGGTCTTGGCGATCATGTTACTCCTACGGCCTTTTTCCTCCATCAAACTTTCCCTATGGATGGAGCACCGTTACATTATGCTGTAGCTCAGCCAGAAGGTCAATCGGCACTTATTGGCAAAACATTCGAAGATTCTTTTGGCAAGAATAAAGAACTGTACCAAAAAATTGGCCTTATGGATGCAATACTTGGCCATGGTCATAGAATATGTGGTAATATACTGTTGAATAAAGGTAAACCTATTTTGATGGATAATCATCACGCTTTCGAATATAATCAACCTTCAGGCATGCACCAAAAACTCCACGGCGGAGATATCATGGGTGAAGATACAAGAAATTGGCTGATGTCGATTGATCCAAAAAAACTTGCGGGGACACTAGCGAGTAGTAAAATTGGATTAGATCGGGTTAAAAAAGCCATAACTGCTTTAAAAATCGCGCAGGCTCATAATCATCATCCGATTGACAAAATAGTAGAAAAAATCTATCATATAGAAATGGATCCTGTACAGCAATGAAAGTTTATCGAATTGTATCGAAACATTCTGAAATACCTTTAGCGGAAATTCGTGCTGACGATCATGGTAGTATTGAATGGACCGTAGATAATACTAACGGAAAATTACCATCAGAAGCGGGAGATAATCTTGCGTCTATTTCTAAATATGTTGAAGCAAATAAACATATGGATTTCGCAGAAGATGATAAATCCGCCGCTCAACTTTTAAGATATGTACTTGAAAATGGCGATGTAGCAGAAGTTACGACAGATGGTGCATCTTGCGTTTTAAATGGAAAGATTTTATCTCAAGAAGAAAAAGCTGCCTTTTTTGATGCTATTACCCAAGGAACAATCAAAGTAGCTCGCAAAGCTGATGTAATGCGCCCAATTCCTGTCCCAGCAACAAAACCGCTAGAATACAAACCGGTGGAAACCCCTAAATTAAATCCATCCCTATTGGCTGCTTATCGTCAAGAAATTGAATCAGCATATGAAGCTACCCAAAATGATGCATTGTTAGGCAAATCGGAATTAGATCCTACTCAATTTGATGTACCATCAGATGATGTACCGTTTGCACAAAGAATGATCCAAGTTTTAGCAAAGGAAGCTCGTAAAAATGCCAGACGCTAATATCACTACACCAGAAATTAAACAACCTGAAATGGTACAAGATCAATGGGAGCCATCTATGAACGATGCCTCTGATTTTGCAAATACCTCGGCCCCTCCTGCATGGCTACATGAAAATGTATCAAGGTCTTTAAATGAAAATGCAGATCCATATGATTTAGCGGAAGCTGTTAAAAATCCCGCTACCCCCGAAAAAACCTTAGATTTAATTCACAGTCATTTTAAAAATAACCCCGATGATTCCGAATCCTTTTCTGATCGCCCAATGACTGCCCTATTGGAACATCCAAAAGCAAAAGTGGAATGGGCTAGAGATATTTTAGACCGTAAACGGGCTGGGGAAGATATTCATGGCGGTCATCTTAGAGCTGCGATGAAGCATAAAGAAATTACACAGAATGAATTAAATGATCTTGTGGGTAGCAGCATGCAAAATCCCAAAGACCGCGCTCAGCTTGATGCATCCCGCACAGATCCATCTTTTCTTTTAGAGCAGCATAAACAATTGGACTCTCAATCAGACTCTGGTGATCAGCCCTGGGGTGATTCTAAAAAAGAACATTACTTGCAAGAAATCGCTAATCATCCAGGACATACACCCGAAACCCTTGAAGCTACTCGAAAACTTCTCATGAACCATTCGGGTGGCTATGCGAATGCACAAAATTTTTTAGAAAATCAAAAAGGATTAAATCATAATCAAATTGAGGAATTCTACAATCATCATCAGCCAAAAGCAGTTGAAGAAAGAGATGATAGACAATTAGCAGAAACCGCATTTAACCATCCAAATGTAGATCCATCATTTATCGCTTCTCGTGCAACCGCAGGTTCTGACGGTGAACGTAGCGCAGCACTTGAAAGTGAAAAGTTGCCACATGAGAACCAATTAAAGGCAATGAACGAAGGTTTCGCTAATCCAGATATTGATGATCATTATCATTTAGCAAATAATCCAAATCTACCGCCAGATATAGCTAGCCGCTTACTAGAAGCCCATGGTCCTCATGTATTAGGTGGAAAATATTTAAATCATCCCAATTTACCAGAGCAAGCAATTGCTCAGGCTTGGGAAAATTCAGCAAAAACACCAAAAGATGCAAAAGCTTTTTTAGCGCGTAAAACATTACCGACAAAAGTTTTATCAGATATCGTGACTTCTGGTAAACCAGCTGACGCAGCTAAAGCAGTTAATCATCCAAGTGCCGATCAATCATTGATCGATTTAGCGTCACAAAGAAAAGCTAAAGACGTACAAGCTGCTGTCGCCAAACACCCTCTTGGGCAAGAAAAGCATTTAGGCAATCATATCTTGTCTGGTAAAATGCCAGCATCTGAATATATTAATGAACATGATGAAAAAGTTTCTCCCGAAGTTCAAATTAAAGCTCATCAAATGTTTGCAAATAAGATTTCAGACCCAAAAAATGCAGATTATTCAGATTCCAATCAAAATGCATCAGCTTATTGGCTATACCATTCTCCGCATGTTAGTGATGAGCAAAAAGAAGCCTTAGTAAATCGTTCTTTATCTCAAAATAAAGACATGACTAATTCTTTAGCGTGGCATTCTACAAATCTAAAAGCCCATGCTAAGTTATTAACAGATGCTGCAGATGAAGGAAATGTTGAAGCTGGTAAAGCAGTCTTAACTAATCCTAAACTATTTACTAATGCAGATCTTGATGAAGCACAAAATCCAAAATTTTTAAACAGCGCAGTTAATATGGCTACTCATCCAGATGCTATTAGAAATGATGGTATCCAAGGTCAATTAGCTGGCGCACTGTTATCAAATCCAAATTTAGAAACAGAACAAGTTAAAAAATTAATAGATACCCATGGCCACAAATTAATGACAGAGATTAGCAAAGGGCATCTTTTGCCCCATCTTCATGGTAAAACTCCAGAAGAAAGACATGCATTTTTTCAAGATTTGTCCACTACTCCAAATGGTAAATTAGCCACCCTCGTATCACCCGAATCTCCAGCTGATTTAAAAGCGCACGCTATTAATTCGATGAATACAGAAGAATTGATTAATTTCACAAAAAATGCACCAGAAAATAGCGTTATATCGGCTTTCCGTACATTACCAGTAGATCAACGAATCGCCATGGTTAAAGGATCCCATAATGATAATTTATATGGGGATAATAATGCGGTTCCCGCCACTGCATTGCATACATTGACTCCAGAAGAGGCTCCCCTTAGTAGTATTTTAAATGGATCTAAATCAGAAGATGTAAGTAATATTATTAAAAACCTTCCAGACTCATATTCAGGAGTCCATGATCCAAAAGCTGATGCTATTATGGTTAATCAGCATCCAGAAGCTCTTCCTGCTTATAATTTATATTCTATGGGAAGAGGCGATGCTGCGACCCACTTTTTTCATGATAGAATTATGCCACATTTAAATGAAGATAATGCATATGCTGCTCTTAATTCATTAATGTCTAGTAAAAATTTTACGGGCACTGTAGATGACGTAGACGCGATTGCAGATTCAGCAAAAACTCCATATTTGTCGGATGCTGCTCGCGCAAACCTTGTAGTAAGAGCAATGCATAAAAGATTGCTTAGTCCATATTGGACTGCTGAATCATTTAATTTGCCAGGTGTAGGTAAAGAATTATTAGATTCAGATAATTTAATTAGTGATAAACAAAAATTAAATATTATTAATGATATGGTTTCAAAGCCTAATGTAGATCCAGAAGATTTCACTGCTGCAATTGATGCAGTAAAACGCCGTGGGTTATTAGCAGAAAGTCCAAATAAAGAAGAAGATAAAGTTTTTGATGGCATGATAAATCATGCATTTAATCATCATAATCAGAATACTGCAGATGATATTTCTACAATTGTTTCTGCATACACATCTGGGAAAAAAGCTGACAAAGTTGTTAAAACTTTAGGTGATATTTTTCATAAAGTCAACTCGTCTAGTCTTCCTCCTGAAGCAAAACATAAAATCATAATTGATTCTTACAATAAATCTTTAGAACTTGCTGCCATTGGTCAATATGGGCCTATCGCATATGGGTTAGCAGAACCCGTAGCTGATTCAATCATGGCTAATAATGATTTATCTGAACTTTTTAAACAAGGTACTAATGGAACAGCATCATCTCCAATATTTATTGACGCCATGAATAAAATAGCTTCTGAACCGCAATTGTTAAACCCAGATGATCTTAATAGTCTTTATAGCAATATTTTGCAGTCCTCTGGTAATGCTAATTTAACGTCACAAAATTTTGCTAAAGTTTTAGATGCAGGGATCGATAGCGGCAATAAAGATATACAAGAATCGGCTGGTGCAGTACTTTCTAAAGGAATTGAGTATTCTGGCAAAATGGATCCTGAAAATTTTGATTCTATGGTTAAAACCGGATTCAAGAAAATGCACAGTCTTCCTCCAGAAGTCAAAGATCGTGTGGCAGTTTCTATTGCAACTTCTACAGCATCACCCGGCGATCGTTTGCGTGCATTGCATTTAATTAGTGATCAAGCTAACCGCCAAGTAAACATAAACAAAGATATTCTTAATAGTGATGATATGATTGCCAAAGCTCGTACAGCACCATGGGCAGCTACTCAGCTTACAAATCGATTTAAAGAATTAAGCCCAGAATTTCAAGACAAAGCGGCTGATTCAATTGCTGACGGAATGCTTAATAGTAATGCCGATGAGCATACAAGGTCTAGCGTAGTTAGCCATATTATATCTAAAGCTGGCTCGACTATTTCGTCTACTGCTGTTAAAAAACTTTTTTCTCCGCTAAATTTCGATTCTCAGACCAGCGTTCTTTCCAATATGCCTGGATCCGAATTTGGTTCATACTCTGCTATTTCAGATCAATATTTAGCTAATGCGAAATTATCAGCTTACCAAAACATTGACCCTAATACTGGTCAGGAAAACCTGGACCCAACAAAAACTTTAGATGCCATTCAAGCAATGAGGATGCTTTTACCGAAAGCAGACAACTTTGGGGATGCTGATAAAAGTGCTGTGATTAATATGCAGAATGAATCTGCTAAAATGATTGATCACTTATTGAATCGTAAAGATCTCGATATCAATCAAAACAGTGCTTTGATCGAACATCTTGGTGGATTACTGACCAGCAACTTCTCAAAAGAGCATTTAGACGCTGCCACATTGAATAAAACTATTTCGAGTGCTTTAGCTAAAGGAGCTGAAGGAGAAGTACGTATTAGCCCTGCTTTAGAACGTCACATGATACGATATCAAGGAATAGACAATAAAAATATTGAATCTTTAGCCACTAGCCAGCCCGCTATTATTGCTCATTTAGCATCTAATCCAAATATGGATGCCAACAAAATTGATATTATTAATAAGGTACTTACTGATTCAAATATTAAAAAACTCGATGATACGACGCTTAAAATAATTGCAAGTAATATGATGAAAGGTGCTCAAGCTACAGGAACATCACATCAAGCTCTTAATGTTGCTATTCGCAGTTTGAAACACACAGATGAATCAGCAAGAGACCAGTTTCTAGTCGATTTAGCACCTTTAGATTCCGATAATGTCCAATATATGTTAGACACAGGGTTTGCAACCCCCACTATGTTAGCTGAATCTAATCATGGTGGTAAAAAGGTATATGAACAGTTTCTAAAAAATCATACACCAACATTTAATTCAATTATATGTAATAATGATCATTTTGATGATCGCGGAGCAGACAAAATAATCCAACATTCATCTGAAAATGATGTGGGTGAAAATGTTAGATTTATGCTACAAAATTCATCCGGTAAATTATCTAAGCAGAAGTTTGATGAAATTTGCGAAAAGTTTCCTTCTGTAGTTAAAGAAAATCCAGATGTTATATGCAAATCTCCGCATTTAGATTTTAATTCAATTCAAAATCTTCATAAACAAATCGCCCCAGATTACTCAAAATTTATTGAACGCGGCAATAATTTCGCTCCAACCTATATAAACGTAAAATATGGTGCAAAGGTTTTTCGTGAAAATTACCCACAAACTCTGCCCGAAAAGATTGATAACATTAATTCGCGTAAATTGCTGAAATCGCAATCTTCTCGAAATGGCGCGGATCGTCTACAGCAAGCTATGGCTGTTATCCCGCCACAGGGGGTTGCTTGGGGTGAGTTTAAAAAGGCTAATAAACAAATGGAAAGTTGGCCTGAAGTTAAAGCTTTGTTCATGTCCAAAAATAATAAGCCTGTAATGCCGGAAGACATAGCTCAAGCAATTGCTAAAATCCCCGAGCAGCAATACCATATCACTTACGATAGTTGGGAAGGTGTGCAACGCCACAATGATAAGAAAAATTTAGTTGTGCAATTGAATACTGGCGAGTCATTCGACAAGACCCTTGGCGAAGATCCTAAATTGTGGAATTTCTACCAAATGGTGCAACAATCCGCCAATGGAACTAATGGCCAAGGAAGCTCTCATCCAGTTACTCCTCACACAGTCGGATGGGTGCGCATTGATACCTCTTCTCCAGAACATTTCATGGTGGAAGAATTTCAGTCGGATTTCAACCAAAAACTGAAAAAACACATTAAGGCTGCTTTTGAGAAAAATCCAAAAGGTACAGTTTCATTTGGGGGCCAATCTTATACTCACGAAGAAGCTGACGAATATATCGATAAAATCGAGAAAGCCTTCGAGGGTTGGATGCCAACTGCATACCAAGCTGTGGAAGCTTTAGCAAAAAAACAAGGGGTAAAGAAAATCTTTGTTCATGGCGTGGGCGTAAGAAAACAATTATCGGGAGTTTCCCCGGAACAGCACGTAGCTACTTTTGATGAGGCTTATAAAAAACAACCGCAAAAAATGGGATATCAACAATGTAATTATTCAGATTATCCATCTTTTAACCCAGATATTCAAAATAAAAACATCGATAAAAAATGCTGGGTAAAAGATATTTCTTAAATTGGGAATAGTTCGGAGAATACCCAGAAGTTTCTAAATTTTTGTACATAGCTGCCAATGTTCGAATAATACCCGAAACCAATTTTATTACATTTGAGATCGTTGTCGTATTTTACTCCTCCGATCTCGATTGGTACCCCTGCAAGATTCGCCTCTGCTCGCCAACAAATTCCATAAAATCTATGACGATTGCCAGGGACCGGTATTTGCCACTCGTCTTGTGATGTGATAATATTGGATATCACTGAAAATAAAGCAGGACGAACATTGATAAACCAATCGTCTCGGGCTTCGGCGTAATCAACGATAAAAAGTATAATACGTTTTTCTAAATCATTAAGCATATTTATAGGTTATTGATAAAATGACATTATCGGTGAAATAAATGAGATAATCGTGCGAGTCGTGAACTGAACTTAAATTCCAAGTTAGATCAGAGTCATCTGTATCGTCGAATATTTTCGCATAAGCCGCGCCATAGTAAAGAAAATTATTGTCGGTATTACGAAATATCATTTCTAAGTAACTAACTATTGCTATAGCAATAGAATCACCAAACCCTATATCTGATACCATTAAGTTAATAAAATCCGGTCCTTTGGCGCACCATTGATTCCCGTCGCGATCAAGCGATATTTGAAGTCGATCCCATTTTCTGAAGTTCATACAATTCCTCAAGCATATCTACTAGTTGCTCATTCGTAGGTTTTTCGCTAGTAGTCGGTTCAGTATATTCATATGAAAAAATCAGAGATTTATCTTCCATATAACAAATATAACATTAAATATATTATTTGGCAATATATTTTTTACTTTTATTGGATAAATTTAGTGCGAGCATCCTGATAGTTCGATATGTACCGAACTTTTGTTCCCAGGTTAGAGCCGTGTAAAATTCTAGTATACGATCCTCAAGAGCCCTTGACATAATGCCTGTTAGGATTCCCCTTGCCATGACTTTCTACGAAAATGACGTATCCGCGCTTGTATCGAACACCATGCTCTTCGTCTTCGGCCATAACCATTTCAACCTGAGCTAAAACATAAGGAATTTTTCTTTTTTCGAGACCATCTTCTAATTCTTCGATATCGACCATACTCATTGGATCATTGAAAGAATGTAATTTGTTGATAAAAATCTTTTCATTGAGATATTTATGAGAGTCAACTATGACTTTGATATTACTGTACTTTTGATTTTCTTTGTTCATTTTTAGTCTACCTTAACTAGTTTTATTAAAACGTCCCGTTTCTTATTAACTTATCATAATGTCAAGATATTGTCAACAAAATAAACACTAGGATATTTAGAGTCGATTTTTCGCAAAATCTATCCTAATAATTACTTGAGGTTGAGCATAAGCCAACCGTAACTTTACTTTTAAGGAGTAAACAATGAGTGTTTTTAAAGCTGCGGCTCATATGCGTGATTTGCAACAACGTTTGCAAAACATTTTGCCAGACGCTACTATTTTTACGGCCAATGTCGATCCAACTGATGGAATGCCGACTTTGACTATTTTAACCGAAGCCGAAAACGAAAATGTTAAAATTTACGTTGACGGTAATGCAGGTCGTGTAGATGGATTGGGATTGCCACAACAAGCATATAGCCCACACATCTGTTCTATCGTGCAAGATTCAGCTACCGCTGATGCTGCTGAATTCAAATCAAGAGCAAATATTGTAGCTGCTGCTGCAAAACTTGGTATGAAAGTAATTTTAACTAAAGCTGCTTCTGCTGGCGCTGCCACTACTTGGGCACTTGCTCAAGCTGCTGTAACTGCTGACAGTGGTGCTATTTCAATCACAATGCCAAGCGATGATATCAATCCATTAACGATGTCGCAATAAGGTTAGGGGGAAATCAATATGAAATTCTCAGACCAAGAAATCGACGCATTGTTAGCCTCTGTTGAGGATGCAATGGCTCAAGCTGATAAGCTTGCAAAGTCTATGCCAGGAGCACACCCACAAGTCGCGCCTGCAAAACCTATGATGGCTCCTAAGCCAGTTATGGGCACTGCAGCGCCAATGGCAGCTCCTATGAAAAAAGAAGGCGAAGATGAGCAAGCCGCTCCTGATGCCGTAGCTCCCGAAGCTGCTGCACCAGAAGCCGCTCCTGCAGCCCCGGCTCCTGATGCTGCCCCTGATGCACCGCAAGGTGATGATCAGTTGCAAGCAGATGCCCAAGATCAAGGTGAAATCTCTGATGAAGAGCTTCAACAAATCTATGCATCAATGGATCCAGCAGAGCTTCAACGCCATTGTGCTATTATTCAATCGCTTATGGGCCAATCTGACGCCGCTCCTGAAGCAGCACCTGCTGCACCAGAAGCTGCCCCAGCTCCAGAAGCTCCAGCCGCATCACCAGATGCTATGAAGGCTGAAGGTTGTGCAGATGATGAAGAAATGGGTAAATCAGAAGGTTTCAAGAAATTGAAAGCCGAAAATGATGCTCTCAAAAAATCACTCGACAAAGTTGTAGCTGCTATGGGGAACGCTTTCAAGCCAACCCGTAAAGCTGTAACCAACATTGAGTACATCAGTAAATCAGAACAAGCTACCGACGACAAGCCGTTAGTAAAATCTGAAGTGATTGCGCAACTAAACAAAATCACAGCTTCTCCTAGTCTTTCTAAGTCTGAGAGAATCTCAATTAACGATTTCATCCTCACGGGTGGGTCACAAAAAGAAGTCAAAAATATCCTTAAAGGAGGAAAATAGTAATGGACTTGATTAAGCAATTAGAATCGCTGGTTAAGACCTTAGAAGCGGGAAATTATAATTCCGCTCCGGGTACACTGGTACAAGGGTCTGCTTTGCAGTCAGAAGATCTTTCTTCTGTAATGCATAACGTGACCTTCACTCAAGAAGAGATTAAGCTTCAAAAGCTTTTCGGCAAAAAGAAAGCAAAATCTCTTACAATCCAATTCAATCGCCAACTGTCTTATGGACGTTTCGGCGGATCAGCACAACGCGAAGGCGCTGTGGGTGATGTTGACGTAGGTGACTACGTTCGTGCTACGGTCCCTATGTGCTTTTATAGCCATGTGCGCCGTGTCACGGAAGCTGCAAATCTCGTAGAAGCATTCGACGGTATCAAAGCCGAAGATCGCGAAGCGGAAAACGCAGCAATCAAATTAGCTGCTGATATCGAGTTTGATCTTTTTAAAGGTAAAGCTGATTTCTCAAATGCAGGTGTATTTGATGGTCATCCGAACGCTATGCCAGAGCTTCCAAATATGCTCGGCTTAGATGCTCAAATCCGTCAGTCTGATATGCTCGTTACAACCCAAGACTTGATGTTTGCTGCTTATGGTAGCAATCAATCAGTTGTTCTGGCTCAAAACGCTGCATTAGACCAAATCGTTATCGAAGATGCACGTTTACGCGCTCGCTTGAATTTCTCTCAAGCTAAAAATCTTTATATCGATCCATCTGTTCTCTCTAGCTACAATAAAAAAGTAGCTTTAGGAACTGGTGCAAACAGCCTACAACGCATTGTTCTCGCAGGTGGCCCACAAACGGCTTCTGGTGCGGAACTTCGCGAACAATGGACCAATCACGGTAACGTGAAACTCGAAGAATCAGATTTCCTTCGTGGTAAAACTGGCCCATTGCGTCCAAACATTGGATCATCTGCTGCTCCAGCAATTACTACCCAACCGGCTGCTTCTGGTTCAGGTTCACTTCTCGCTGCAGGCGCTTACATTTATACTGTAACCGCTTCTAACGAACGCGGTGAATCACCAGCTACGGCTTGTGCTTCAGTAACTGTAACTGCAGGTCAAATCGTTACCTTGACGATCACTGCTCAATCAGGCATCAAGTACTATAGCGTATATCGCGGAACGACTGCAAAAAATGCAGCATTCATCGGTAACGTTGCAGCAACTGGCGGACCAGTAGTATTTACTGACCTTGGCAATAAAGCGCCAGGTTTCGTAACTGGCTACTTGATCGACGAAAAAACCTGGGAAATGCATGACTTAGCTCCTTACAGCCGTAAAAAGCTCGCTCAAGCTGACCTTTCTACTCCAGAAGCGCATTACGCGTTTACCACGGTAGCTGGATACCAACCTCGTAAAAATGTCATCGTTGACAACTTATTTTAATTAATAATTTCAAATAGTTATTCAAAAGCCTCGGCACTTCGGTTCCGGGGCTTTTTTGTTTGACTTAGTAGTAAAAGTATAGTATAATAAATAAATGCGCACCAAAGAGAAAGAACGAGAGTATAATAAAAGAGCATACGAAAAGAATAAAGAAAAACGTAAAGCAGCTGCGAAGGCTTATCATGAGACCAATAGAGAAATCGTTATTGAAAAAATGAAACGTAGATATGATGATCCAGAATATACTTCCAAAGCTGTGGCTCGCGCCTTAGAATGGGATAAATCTCATCCGATGGCAGTAAAGGAAAGAGTTGCAAGGTATACCAAACGCACCCAACCCCAAAAGAATGCCCGCACCGCACTATACCGTGCCCAAAAACTCCAAGCTACGCCGCCATGGCTCACTATTGAGCAAAAGCGTCAGATCCAGAAGATCTATAAGGATTGCCCACGAGGATATCACGTAGATCACATCGAACCGCTCAATGGGAAAGATCGTAAAGGTCTGCATGTACCTTGGAATCTCCAAATCTTGCCTAAACTCGATAATTTAAAGAAATCAAATAAATAATTGACTAATCCGCATCCCCGTGTTACCATTTAAAGGTGACCACTCACCAGTTCAGAGCGTTAATCTATCTTCAGCGCATGAATTACACTGTATTGTGTAAACATCATTTATTTGATTTATATGTGTCTTTATATAAAATACAATTACTTGGTCCACTGGTGCTCAAATGACTACTCACGAACTTCGCTGCTTTGATTTTCTTAGAGCATATAAAACTTTTAAAGGGCATAAGTATCATGTCATGTATTTGGTTTTAGTAAGGGAATTGCATAATATTCACAATGCACATAAAAAAATTATTGAAGGTCAGCAGGCAATTATTAGATCAAGAGGACAGTTTAGTAGGATATTTAGAGGTGCCAAATGAATATAAGTGCCCTAACCCCCTTGGAACGCAGGATATTCGACACTCTTCACCAGTATCGCTCTATTGAACTTCTCCATGCGCATTTATTTGATTTATTCCTTTCTCTGAATAGTAAACAGAGAGCTTTCGAACAATATGGGAGGATTTATAATGAGCGCCCATGAATGCCGGTGTTTATCTATTTTAAATGATTATTACCATCCAATGTTTAATTGGACCATTCCAACCATATATGCATCTCTTTGGGTAAGCTTAAGCGATAAATACGTTAGATCGGCGGCCTTATGATGCCAAGTAGATTTGAAATGCGTATTTATATGCAAACCTTACAGAGGTTCACGAAATTGCGTACCCAGATTTGGATGGATCCGTTCATGTTCAAAATGGTCGCTAATATTTGTCGGAAACTTGAAAAGTCTACTAGAAATAGTCGTTGGACTTGGGACACCAGAAATATTCCTACTTATGTGACTACTGCAACTATAATTATAGATCCATTTGTAATGAACTTAAGTGGCGGTTATTCCACAGATCCTACTGAACCAGTTTATACGATACATAGAAATAAAAAATGATCAGAAAAATTATTGACTTTTTGTTGAATGAGCGGTATCATAAAAGAATGAACCAAAGCCATAAATTAGTTATCGTAGAGCATACGTTCGAAGGCGAAGATAAATTTTGGGATTCTCTCATGGATAAGAATCAATTTATGACTATCACTGACTGTAAAGCTGAAAAAGCTTTTTCCGGTAGTTTAATTGGCGAAGTACGCTGCTAATGGATATTCTATTTGTAATACTTATTTGTGCTGGCGCGGCCATTCTAATGAATATTAAAGAGGCTCGCGAAAATAAAAAAGTAGATAGCAAAATTATTAAATGTGATCTTCATAAATGGGATACGAATGCAGTAGGAATGCTGGCATGTAACAATTGTGGAAAGATAGCGGGAACTTAGTGAGTATTTTTGGTAAAAAAGTAGAACCTATTCACGATAGGATTAGGCGAGCACCAATTAAAGTGCTTTTGCCAATTCCAATTAAGGGTGATTTTTACGGTAATGCTAGATGCTTCAATCTTAATGAAGCTCCAGTAGGAGTTCGGGTATCTCCATTACGGTGGTATGAACGTAATAAAAATCTTTGGGCTAAAAATGGAAGTTTCCTCTGCGGCGGTGCTCTAGTTGATTTGGCTAGAGGCGAAACTCCTCGCGATCTTGACATGTATTTCAGAGATGAAACATCTATCAAAAGAACTTTGCATGAAGCAGCTAATAATGGCTATATTATTGAAGACCAAAATTTTTGGGATTTAGCCCGAGGAGTTTATCAGATTGTAATTAAACATCCTGGTGATAAATCAATGTATCCTGATTTGAATATGGTGGTATCACAATATTTTGGTGATATTGAGCACGTTTTAGGCTTATTCGATTTAGACATTTGCTGTGTCGGCGTATGTTCGGATACATTCACTTATACAGTGAATTGGCATAGATCTTTTGCAGATAAAGTATTTCAGTTTCATGTCGTGCGCAATATGTTAGTAACCCAAAAGCGTGTCTTAAAGTACGCAGAGAAGGGTTTCACTTTTGTTCCGTGTACGACTTATAAAGAAATTCCAGCAGGCCAAAAATTTTATTGACTTTTAGAATAAAGAAAGGTAAGATTGTTATATGAGTTTAAGCACTATTGAAGAAGGCATTATCTACTTACTCCACCACGAACCGTATTACGCCCATCTTTTGATGCGTATGCGTCGTTTTAAGACTAGCAAACGCCCAGGGGCTAAAGAAGATAAAGATGCTCCTCCGCCAACTGATAAAGACGGAAAACCTCTGGACGCTGAGCAGATTGAAGCAAGTAAATTCACTGCAGGCGTGAATATCACTGACGGAATCAATCTGTACTATAACGAAAAATGGTTTAATTTACTTAGAGATAAGCATGGTCTTGGCGTTGTAGCTGGAGTCCTCAAGCATGAAGCTGAGCATATCACATTCATGCATTTGAATGGTCGCGAAAAGGGTATGGAACCAAAACTCCATAATATTGCCGCCGACTGTTCAATTAATCAATATAATTCACTTTTAAAACCTTGGCTTGATTCGGGAGTTGGCGTATCTTTAGAAAGCTTTCGTAAGCTCGTAAATAATCCAGCCATTGAAGCTCAGCAGACGACCGAGTATTACTACGCCGCCCTTCAGCAAGAATCTGAGAAGCAAAAAGGCTCAAAAGAATTTCAAGATGCATTGAAGGAAATGGGCGAAGGCGGAGACGATCACTCTATGTGGGGCGATGGTGTACCAGAAGAAGTGGCTAAGCGTATCGCTAAGTATGCTGTTGAGCAGGCTGCCGCATCTGTTGGTCGCGGGAATATCCCAGGCCATCTGCAAAAAGCTATTGATGCCTTCAATAAAGAAACTCTCAATTGGAAGAAAATTCTCCAACGTTTTTGGTCTAAAGGTTTGACGATTGAAACTCGCAATACTCGTATGCGCACTAATCGCCGATTTGGCATCAAGCAGCCAGGCAAACGCTCTAAACCATTGACTCAAGTTGCTATGGTGATCGATACGTCTGGATCTATGTCAGATGATGACCTTAACGCAATTTTTGTAGAAGCATTTAAGATGCATGAAGCTGGCGCTACGGTTGATATCATTGAATGCGATACCGCTGTGCATAAAGTGTGGCGTTATACCGGCAAAAAAACCGGTATTCAGGTCAATGGTCGCGGTGGAACTAGTTTTCAGCCGGGCTTAGATGCTGCCAAAAAATTAAATCCAGATGCAATCATTTACTTCACCGATGGTGATGGCGAGAGAGATTTCACCACCCCAAAAGGAATTCCTATTTTATGGGTACTCACTCAAGAGGGTCACTTTGGTTCGATCCCAGAAAGCGCCCGCAAAGTATGGATGAAGACAAAGTAAATGTTAAAAGTTTTGTGAACTTCCAGAAACTGACTCCTACTGAATTAATGCAATTAACTCAATCAGGTCGTGTTTTTAGAACCACAGAAATTGCCAATGCCTGCGCTTTATTTGATTATCCTGATTTGCAGGGTAGAGCGATAAGCAGCGGCAAAGTAGACGAAGATATTTTGGTTCACTTATCTAAATCAGTTTACCCAACTATTCGCATGGCAATTGCTTCTCATGCGAAAAGCCCTAAATTGATTAAAGAACTTTCGATGGATCCCCATTTGGATGTCAAAAAGTGTGCCATTTATAACTCATTCGCCCCCGCTGATGTAGCCTTGCTGAGAGCTAAATATGAGCTGGAAAAAAGATTAAAGCAAAAAATAATTTGACTTATTAAAGTAATCATGTTATTCTAAGTAAAGACAAAACCCATTAGAAAGGTAACCCGAATAGAATGAAAGTATCAGAACTTAAAAAAATCTTCCCGTATCTTATGCAAGCCCAAGTACCAGCGCTATTGATTGGACACCATGGTGTCGGTAAATCATCAGTAGCTCGCCAACTAGCTGAATCGCATGGGATGGAGCTGTTTGATGTGCGCCTTGGCACCATGGCAGATGCAGGAGACTTACTTGGTCTTATGCATGAAGGCACCGATGAGCATGGCAATAAATTTTTCCACCATTCGCTTCCAAGCTGGTGGCCTAAAAAGGGCGAAAAGAAACTGATTTTCATTGACGAGCTTAATCGTGCTCGCCCAGATATGCTTCAAATGGTATTCCAATTGATTTTGGATCGCCGGATTCATACCCATGTTCTTCCAGAAGGATGCTACGTCATGTCGGCTATCAATCCAGATACTGATGACTATAAAACGACCAATATCGATGACGCGGCTCTATTGAGTCGTTTTTGTCAAATCAAATTCCAACCTTCGCAAGAAGAATTCCAAGATTACTTTCGTTCAACCCAACCGGACCCTACTTTTTTTGGTTTCATCGCTGAAAATATGAATGAAGTAGATTCCACCGGTCTCCAAGGCTTTGAACTTAAAGCTAAACCAGATCGCCGTGCGGTAGTACGAGTCAATCAATTGATCCAAGCTGGCTTACCAGAAGAATTTTGGATTGAAACCATTGGCGGAATGCTCGGTTATGAAATGTCAGTGAAGTATCACACGTACTTTAAAAATAATCGCTTGAAACCGCTCACTGGTGAGCAAGTACTTGATGAATATAATAAGCATTCTCATGTGATCGCAGAAATGCTTAAAAAAGAACGTCATGATACTATTACCGTATCTGTCGATAATGTTCTCGCAGAAGTATTGAAAACCCCGAAGCTGACTAAGAAAGAAAGTTTGAATTTACGTTCATTCTTACTAGATATCCCCCGCGATATCGCCCAAGGCTTCACCGATCGTTTTGTATCTGATTGTAGCAAAACTAATAAAGATACTATTCGAATGGTTAATGAATATGTTCTCGATGAAGATTTTATCGAGCACTTTACGAATAAGTTGGCCTAAATGACAACTCTCCTCCTTGTTGTCATTTTCATTCTCTCCGATACATTAGCAGGTTATCTAGTGTATCGGAGATTCCAAAAACAAAAATCAGCTCTAGCTTTTGCTAGTGAAAGAATTTCTAACTTAGAAGAAGCTGCTGGCCAAGAATATCTAAAAGTCGAAGCCCTAGAAGGCGTGTTCAAAGTCCTCGAAGCAAACGAGAAAACCTGGATTAAGGTTATGTCTAAGCAAGAGGAACGAATCAAAGGACTAGAAAAACGACTGCGTGTAAAGGGTAAATGAGTCACACCATTCTTTATACTGACGGAAGCAATAGTTTAAAGACCGGATTCTGTGGCTGGGCCGTAGTGGGTCTAATCAATGGACAAATGGTACGACACTGCGGCTATTCACGGGGTACCAATCAATTTGCCGAGCTAATGGGTTTTCTTTCGGCTCTCAGGTTGGTACCCCATTCTCAAATGGAAGGTGTAATCTTTACCGATTCGATGTATGTTATAAATGGACTCACCACTTTCCGATTAAATTGGGAAAGAAATGGTTATAAAAATGTAAAAGGGCAAGATATTGCTCATAAAGAATTTATAATCATCGGCCATAAATTACTTGATGAAAGACCCAATATTAAAGTAAGGTATGTTCCGGGCCATAAAGGTTTTCAGGGTAATGAGTTGGCAGACCAGCTTGCAAAAAAGGCAAGATATTTTGCAGAAGGTAAAATACAGCAATCAGACGTAGACGGAGAAATGATCAATGGCCTCACGCAAACAATCGAACAAAAAAATATTGGCTATACTTAGTCAATTGGTTGAAGAAAATCCAGATCTAAGGTTTTCGCAAATATTAATTATTTCAAAAATTTTAGGTGAAAATAGATTTGAATTAGGTAAAACTTACTATGAGCTTGATTTTTATCAAGAATCATCGGCATTGCTAGAAAAAATCACGTCTCAAATCAAGAAAGCTGGCACAATTTGAAAGTAACCGAAGGAATGGTTGTCAAAGTTAGGAAGCCTTTAAAAAATAAAATTGGTGAAGTTATCGAATCGATCGGAACTATTTATCATATTTTTGGGTCCGATGTCCACGTACTACTAAGTAATGGAGATATTTGGTCCGGTACTGTTAGTGAAGTGGCATTGCATGTTGCAATGCCTATTGAACAAGTGTAAGTTAAGTGGTAGAGTAATAAACAGGAGATACAATGGCATTAGGAAAAAAGAAAACTAAAGAATTAAAACAAGCACTTCAGAAGAAATTGGATCGTCTTGGAGTTAAATCAGAAACAACCGCGAAAGTAATTGGGAAGCGCCCCGCTCTTACTATGCAAGAGGGTAAGGTTGTGGAAACGATGTTCCCCGTAGTGCAATTACAAAATATGCAACGTAGGATGATCAAACAATTGATCGCTGGTGGAGAAAATGTAGTTAGACAATTTATCGCTATGTCAGACGAGTCACTTCGCGGCACGCTAAATATGCCAGCGGTACCGGTAAATAATGAGCAAGCGCACGCTGAAGCGTTAGAACGGTACGAAGAAACACATATCGAGGCATCCAATGAAACGTCCGATCTGGTGGCTTTATAGAGGTATTGGGGTTGCTGCAATTGTGCTATGTTTAAAGCTATATAATGAAACAAATGTATGTAATTATTGGCTTTTATTCATATCTGCTGGTAATTTTTTACTATCGGCAGACCCTTTTAGCCCCTAATATTTACTGTAGAGGGTATTATGGAAAATGCAAGATTTGAATTTTCTGTTCGAATAGAAGAAGCAGTTTCTTCAGACCTACCCTTGCCGATTTTTGACTCAGAAAAAAGTTTGATCGGAGCGTTTACGGTGTATCATGAGACCTTGTTAAAAGGGTTCATTGCTGCTCATGGATGGCCAGATTCACTTTTTGCAGAAGAAGGATTATGGTTTACTTTGGGTAAAGATAAGGACCACGCTACCGTGACCTCTCAAAAAACTTCTGATAAGTCATCTCGAATTAACAGCATCGAACGAGGTATTTTATGAACGGACCAGATTTAAGTGCAAAACCGAGATTCCCAGGTCTTATGGATTCCCTGGATGAGGGTAGCAATTATATTTGGGTTAATGAGTTCGATGATCAATCTTTACAATTATTTTATGCCAGCTTTACTCGCCTAGAGGGCGATCCAAGTGTACAAATTATCCCAATATTTATTGCTAGTTACGGTGGGGATACCACGGTGTTGGCTGCTATGAGAGATCTGATCAAGTCGTGCCCTAAACCGGTAGCCACAATCGCCATGGGGAAAGCAATGTCCTGCGGGACCGGGTTACTCGCCGCTGGAACCAAAGGTTATCGATTTAGTTCACCAGGATCTTCAGTAATGATCCATCAAGTTTCAAGCGGAACTGGTGGAAAAGCATCAGACATTGTTTCGGACGCTGCTTCGGTTCAACTGACTAATAATATCATGTTTAAGAATTTAGCAAGCGACATCGGCTGTACGGCTACAGAGCTTCATTCAGAGATCCAAAAGAGAAATAATGCGGATTGGTACCTAACTCCTGCCGAATGCATTAAATGGGGCATTATCGACCATATAGGTACTCCCAGGGTACATTCTCAGTCCCCAGCTACTGGCTTAATACTTACCCAAGGTCGCCCCACGAGCCGCCCTAAAAAGCCAAAATCTAAATCTAAAAAGTAATTGATTTCCTAATATTTAGGTATGCAGTACGGTTTTTTACTTTTAAATAATTACATAGATAAGAACAATTTTGATCAAACCGATACCCTTACTTTACAGTTGGGTAATCCCACCACCATATATTTTCGATTAGTTACCTTGCGGGCTCCAGCCCAAGTTAATACGGTTGGCAGATATGGCGATTCTACTTCTACCCCCTTTGATCTTTACGCTGATACGCTAAGGTTTTTGCCACTTCTCGGTACGATCGCTTATGTATCTTTTAGTTCTATAGATAACTTCAATTCCGCTGGATCGCCATGCGAAAGACCGGGTAGTTACGGTATGACTAACGTCCCAGCCACTCAGGTAATACCATCAGATGATGCTAGTATATTTTCTATCGCGATCCCCGCAGGTTTTCAGTTCGCTCCTAATACCATGTCGGTAAATTTTAATGATGGGACTAATGTTTATCAAACCCAAGCATTAAGCGACATTTCTCAGATGGATACTAGTTCAACAGATCGTTTTTTCTGTTAAGGGGATAAAATGGCAGATTTAAGAAAAGCTAAAAAGCCAATTCACGCCACATATCCAGTTGACGCAGTTAATTCAGCTGAAAACTTTGAGGTAATGGAGAATCTTATCACAGGTCGTCAAATGAAAGAACGGTTTCTATTTGGCGTACCTACGATTGCTCCATTGACTGGCGAAAAACTTACCGATGCTATGCTTAAAGATTTTATCAAACGCGCTATAAACCTAGTTGAAGCCGAATCTAAGATCGATTTACAGCCCCGCATTAAACGTACTCGTCAGCCTTTTCATGCAAAAGACTACATGAGCTATATTCACCTAGAAATTCCACATAAACCTATCCGAAAAGTAATAAGTTTAACCATATCAGCATCAAATTATGAGGATACCCCAGACGAACATTCTGATTTCCCAAATGGGTTGAAATTATATACGTATCCGTTAGAATGGCTAGATATGGCAAACGCTCAGCGTGGCATTTTAAATATCAATCCGTTCAGTCCAGCTTTTACTCCGGGACCTGGCGCAGGCGAAGTTTTTACTACTGCCGGAACAGTCCCAATCAATTCCTTTCTTGGTCAATTAGGCTTCATCCCAGGTTTTTGGAATATTGAAGTTTTGACCGGAGTTGCTTGTGAAAAAACCGGCAAAATCCCAGTTGTATTTAATGAATTGATTGGTATGAAGGCCGCCATACTTGCTTTAGATAATTTGATTCCATTATTTCGTGTAGCTTCACAAAGTTTGGGTATTGACGGATTAAGTCAATCGGTTACAGATAATTTATTTAATTTGCTAGCTAACAAGCGCAAACAACTTGCAGAAGATTATACAAGTTTACTAAAAGTTATGAAAACCCAATTCAATCAAAGTTTTTTCATGACCTCAATGTAAGGATGGCTCCTTGGTTACGGAATGGATCAAAAATCGCAAACAAAGTCTTGATCAGCTTGTGCTTCATAAAAGCATATCAGATTACTTTGCTATGCTACCAGAATCTAGTCAATCGGCATTGATGTCAGAGCTAGAAAATCAAATATCTCCAATACTTAAGACATATGCACATAAAATAGGAGCAAAGCCTGTTGATTACGTTCTTTCTTTGAGATATAATGATCAAATGAAGAAACAAACAAAAACTCTTGCTAAGTCGGAATCTTTATTTCGAATTGTAGAATTAGATGCAAAAAATGCTTGGGATGGAATAACAAATTTAATCGTTAAAATGGCCCAAAGATCAAATAATGAAGATCTCATTAAGTCACTTCGTAACGCGGCGATTGGGCTAGGGTTACTAGGCGCGTTAGGTTCCGTCCCAGAAACGCAATCCGCTCAGACAGACATTATCCCTCATGCATTTCATTCAAAATTTAAAGCACCAGATTTTGGTTCACAAAAAGAAGATAATTTTTTACATAATGTAATGCAACTTGAATCTAGTGGTGGAAAAAATACTAATCATGCTACTATTGATTATGGAAAATATAAAGGCCAAACTGCGATGGGGCGTTGGGGACTGCTACCAACTACTATTCGAGAAATGGCTCGCAAGAAAACCATGGCCGCTAATCCTGATGTTACTAAAGTCAATAGCATGAACGATAGTCAATTAAAAGATTATATTACGCATAATCCAGATATTGAAACCCATATTGCAAGATCTTTAGCTAGGCATGTTCTTGGCAGATTTAAAACTCCGCAAAAAGCAGCATATGCATGGAAATATGGCCACAATCTTTCTCCGGCTAGCATCGGTCCCCAGCAAATACAAAATAAATATGTACAAGATTTTAATCAACTTAATAGCGGCAAATCTATTCGCGGATTAATTCCGGGATCTCCATCACATTCCATTGCTATGGGCAAATCAGAAGAATATTTCCCATTACGCCTAGAAAAATGGCTTAAAAAACGACATACTGATCAGCAAAATAGTATCACTAGAACTATGGAGCATATTGGTGACCGTGCCGAAAAAGTTAAACCTCCAAAAAATGAGGATCCCGCTCAAGGACTAGATTTAAAAGATCCTTTGGATCGTATTAAGTTGGCAGTACGGAAAGTTAACGAATGAAAATAACAGATGATCAAATCGCAGAAAGAAAACTTGCAGGCGTCTCAGCTACCGGGCCGGTCGTATATGTTCTTACTCGCGGCGGTCTTCATTCAATGTTTAGCAAAAACCAAAATGGTGATATAGTGTCACTTTCGGCTGCTCCCCACAGAGGTATTGCTACGTTTTTCGCCGAACAGAAAGACCCTACGATTAAATGGCGCGATGAATTTATTGCAAAAAGTGAAAACGATATAACAGATCTTAATAAAAATGAAAATGATAATTACGAAAAATATCGCAGCATGATCTGGTCTCAGGAACAAAATTTAATTAAAACAGAAGCTTCCGATATTTATTTCGTTTATAATACGCAAACTAATGATATATGGGTATCGGATAAAAATGAACTTAAGTCGGAGATGAAAGAGTCGCAAGATGTATCTTATTGGGTAGTAAGGCCAATAGACATGACCGCTCCAGCTCGTATGGCAAATCTTTGTGAGGAGCTTCAAAATGGCGAGGCCTAAACAAAATCTTGGTCCTCGTGGCCGAGTAGCTAAACCAGTTGCTGGAAATCAACTAATTAATAACTTAATAGATTATCAAGTTTCTTTTGATAAAGAATCGTTTGATGCACTAATTCGTTCTCAGGGTGTGACTATGACCCACTATCGTGCAATTCCAGATCCAAGAGGAATGGGCTCTCGCGGGGATAACCATGCTGTAGGTGCGACCAGAGATGCGATCGACGGTTATATTTATAAACAAGCAGGAGAGTTCACCTCATTTTTTAGCTCAAACGCGAATTCATTTGAACAAGCTGAACTTGGTAGAATGGCAAGCGCTTCGGCTTATATCACTTTCCCAGATACTTACGATAATAAGCCTGACTGTCCTGTTCTAATAAATACTCGCGATAGACTTTATTTGAAAGACATTGAAATAAGAGTAGTGACTAGCCAATTCGTGGAAGCTTCCCCTACATCTATTGATAAACTTCAATTTCCTGCAACTTGTGTCGAACATCTCATAGATGCTAAAGGTGTAGAATATCATGAAAACATAGATTTTATCATTACTACAGAAGGTCACATCAAATGGACAGGTCAAAAACAGCCAGGATTTGATGTGGATATTGGGAAAGGTCGGGTTTTCGCAATCCGTTACAGATATACGCCATTTTTTGTTGTAAGCAAATTACTTCATGAAATTCGCGTTTCTCAAGTAACAAATCCCCGTACTGGTAATCGTTCGGTAGAGCGCATGCCATATCAAGCTCAAGTTCTTAGAGAATACGTTTTCAGGAATAAAGCTAATAAAGATGAAGAAGATCAAACATCTGAAGATCCTCGTTATACAGACATGCCGAAGGCATCTGGAAGACTTGGGCCAGCAGATCAGTAAACCTAATATTTGATATAAGGAATTGAACATGCAGAACAAAAGACTTTATAATACTCCAAAAAGACCATCAATGGCAGTGCAAGGCGGGATCGCCGGTTATGCGGGTCGATTACAGCCACTAAATACACCTAATGCGGATTTATCGACAGCGGTTAGTGTGGGACAGAGCATGGTAATAGCTCTTTATAATTCAGCCACTACCACTCAGTTTTATAATACGGGCATAGACAACACTGTTCTAGCTACTAATTTTACAAATGCAATGCCTATTCCACCATTGAGCTATTTGTACATAAATACATGTTCTGATTCTTATATTATTACCACTGCTGGTGTTTATGGTTTCTGGTCATATGATGAAGTTCAATATACCAACAATAATGATCAACCAAACCAATCTTTAAACGTATAGGATCATTACATCTTGAAACCCAAAAATAAATCAGAATTACTAATGCAACTTAAGTCAAAGTTGACCAAAGCTAAAATGGCTGAAGGCCCATCTGGAGCTGCGATGCCAAAAGCTCCAGCCCCGCCACAAGTGCCTAAACCCCCAGTAGCTCCCGGTAATAGCCCAGCAGCGCAGCAAGCCAAACAAGGACAAACTGCGGCTGTAAAGATGGCTTCCGCTCCTCCTAAAGCACCCCAAGCTCCTAAACCTCCACAAATGGGTAAATCAGAAACTTACTTTTCGCATAAACGCAAAGAACTTACTATTTCTGAATCACAACTTTTTACAGAATGCGAACATTGCGGAGTGCCTCAATTCACAAAAACTGAACAAGGGCCATCTTATAAACCCTGTGCTTGTTTTATGGTTACTAAGAATGAACAATTTGTAACATTGAAAAAGAATGAAACAGGTTATGCATTAGATTTCAATCCTAAAGCAGATGCTGATTCGGTTAAAGCCTTTTTGCTAGCACTTAAGGCAAGATTACTGGTGACAAAGAAGTTCGGAGACGATTAATATGGAGCAAAAGCTCTGGGTCGTCATGTTTTCAACCCAAATTGCTGACCAGATTCGTAAATTATTGGAATCGGGCAAATTTACTGAAGCTACTACGACAAACGACTTACTAAAAGCATTTCAAGAAAAGATCTCATCAGAAGTTCAAAAATCTGGTGGGCATTTGCACGTTTTTTTACCAGAATGGATGGTAATACAAATCACCCCATCCTTAGCTGAGCAAATTCCAGAATTAGTTAAATCTTTTAATGATCAAGTCGGATACAGTTTAGCAACCGGAATCGGCCTAAATTTTGGAGAAGCTGTTAAAGCCGCTAAGATTTCTGAAGAAACTGGTGACATTCAATTATTTGAAGAAGATATGAGCAAATCCCTAGAACTTCCTCCTAATCTATTCGATTATGGTGATCAATCTATCGCAAATAATGATGAGAATACTGATGCTCAGGAACAAACTTATACAAAAGGGCCAGATTATAAAGCTTCTTTACAGTTAGCAGCCGAACAGCTTCAGGCGATTATACAACAATTGGGTGGCCAAGCTCAGCAAGATGCGGCTCAGCAAGTACAGCAAATTCAGCAACAACAGGCTGCACAACAACAGCAACAAGCGCAGGCTCAGCCACGAGATTTAGTGGATGCATTGCATGGTGAACAAGTCGGCGACCGTAATCCTTACAGAGCCAAATCTGACGACAAAGATTCTGACAAAAAATCATCTGATAAGTCAGATGACGACAGCGATACTGAAAAAGATGAAGAACCTACCGATGATTCTGACGGCGACGAAGTGCAACAAAAACTAGGCGGTGCTTTGCTTCACATAAAAGAGCAAATCCCTCAATTAATGGATTTAGCAGAAAAAAATCCTGATGCTTTTAAACAGTCAATGACTTTGATCCAAAAACTTCTTTCTCTTACTAAGCAAACAAAATCTGGCGTTGAAAAAAGTGAATCGCAAGAACTAACCGGGTCTCTCAATAAAAGAATGTTACTTCCAGTAGGTTCAACTAAAAATCGTAAGAAAAAAGTTTTGGTTAATGGCAAGCAGGTTTGGAGATCCATGATTAGCGGCCAAGTACAAGACTTGAGTGGTCAAGCTATTTCTGGTAAATCTAGTAATGCGAATGCCGAAAAGGGTGCTCAGCCCAAGGAAGAATAATCCATGGCTGACAATAAAGAATTTTCCATAAATATTAATATTGATGAAGTAGCCCAGAAGTTAGGGCAAGTGGCGGATACTATTGCCCCCCAAATTCAAAAATCTGTAGAAAATCTTTCAGCCGCAACTCACGCAAAAATTGTAACTATAGTCAATGAAGCTTTCCCAGAGGATGAATTTAAGCGTCAATTTTATTTAGGCCAAGGTAAATATGCCAAGACCAACCTAAAATCAGATGAACATCCGTTGGTATTACCTGATTCTAAAAATTTACGTTGGAATAAATTAAGCAATAATCTTTGGGTAGTTGAACTGGACCCTTCCGCAGAATGGCTAGAAATGGGTCGAGATAGAGTATCCATGGCAACTGAAGATTGGCTTTTAAAGCCCGGTCCAAGTCTTAAGCATGCCAAAGATGGATCCACTTATAAAAGCATTCCGATGCCAGCAGGGAAACAGGCATCTCATAGTAAGTCAGACAAGGGAGAAGCTTTTCTTAAGGATGCTTTGATGCAGTCTATAGAAAAAGCTGGAATTGATCTCAAGACCATACAGATGGATAACGCCGGTAATCCAAAATTAGGAATTACTGATAAAATTGATACCTCAGATTTTGAATGGCAAGGCAGCTCCATCGCAGGCGCTTTCTCAAGAGGTCGTACTGCAGAAGAATCAGCCGCCACGGGGTTACCAGAGCATGAAGGACATTTCATGATTGGAGGAGCAGTCATGCTTCAAAGAGAAGATCCAGACGTTAAGGGCGGTGTAAGGCGTGACGCCGTTGTATTTCGCACAGTTTCAAGTAAACATTTAGGGGAAGACAGATGGATGGCTCCCGCAGTCCCCGGCATCCATGCTTTTGAGCAAGCTGAAAGATGGGCTAATGACCAATGGAATGCCATTGTAAAACAAATGGATGACCAATTCAATAAAGTTCTGGGGTAGATTTTATCCCCTAATATTGTATATTAAAGGTAGTACTAAATGGGCGCTCTTCCTACAGATATTCTAATCCGAACCGCACTAGAAGCCGCAATTCAGGATATGCGCCGTAACGCATATTTGCTTAATGATTGTTTTGGTGGTCTGGCCAATGACTTGGTATCAAAAGCCGAGTATGGTCCTAAAGAGCCAGCCAAAGCTTTAGAATTTATCACAAAAAATAACATACCAGTTTTTTTACCTTTTCGGCCAGATGGAATCACTGTACCTTGTGTATTAATTAATCAAATTGCTGCAAGTGAAGCATCTAACCGTGCTTCTTTAGCCGATGATGGTGAAGACAATTCGTTTGATCCTGTTTTGGCTGGTCGACCAGTTCATAGAATCCTTCCAGAAATGAATCCTACTTACGATATCACTAATGGTCAATTAACTATTCCAACAGACCATAACACATATCAAATTGCTCCAGGCATGTTTTTGGTAACGGCTACCGGCAATAAATATCAAATTCAATCTACAATCGATGATCAAACCATACAACTTCAAACGGGAATTACCGAGGATCTTCGAAATTCATATGTTACCCCAGCTCCAAATAATTGGTTAGCTCATAGAGAGCAATTATTTTTTACAGAAAGTTGGAGTATAACGGTTATTGGAGCAGAACCAGTTCAGGCAGGATGGTTGAGACAGTTCATTTCATATTGCTTAGGAAGATATCGCGAAGCATACTTAGAGGGTCGCGGTTTTGCGATCAGTTCATTTCAGTCAGGACCAGTAGTGACTAGCTCGGTACCTAATTGTTACGAAGCAAAATTTACATTAAGTGGAGATGTTGAACAAAGTTGGATTAAATATGTTGCTCCTAAATTTACTCGTGTAGAAGGCGGCATAAAAATCCTAGATATGCCTAAGACTCCCATTGTATATGAGGATGAGGCCGCTAAACAGGGATGGTCATCGGTTAATGATACATTTGTAAATACTTCAAGCAATGAAGCGGACATAGATACATTTGGTGATGCCACGCACGATGCTCTTGGAATAAATTCAGATGATATTGATTTGTTGGGGGAGGACTAAATGAGACCTCCTATGCGCGAAGGCGATACAGAAACTATGAATAATGGCGAAACATATGCTGCCATAAATCATCCTGATCTCGGCTTAGTTTGGGATTTACATCCACAGCATCATGAAGAGAAAAAACAAAAGTTTTTGGTTCAAGCTAAACAATGGCTTCAACACCAACCGCCAGAACATCATGAAGTGATCCGATCATTTGTAAATAAGATTTTAAAAGATCCCAACAAGCATTTACGCGTAGGCCAAGATACTCGAACTGGCCCAACGGTACCTCGTTTCCGTCACATTAATCAAATGGTAAATGATCATCCTGACACAAAACTGACAGTACATTCACCAAATTCATTGACATTGCAGGTTAAGCGTCATAGCCATGATACAAATAATGAAGGTTTATCCAATTTTCACTATGATATGACGAATGATGTTGTAAAATCAGAAGATTTATGGTATAATGGAGTATATGGACTCTATAAAGACGAATTCGGGAATAACTATCGAGTCTCTCATGAAGCTGGGGCCTGCTCTATCTTCAGACGAAAGAGTGGCGATTTGGGAAAAAGCGAATTTGGGTATGATCAGCTCGATGAACCAAGTACTAAACTTATCCTTGGAAGAATTCAGCCTCTTCTTAAATCTTTACGATACGGGAGCCATTCTGGAATTTCTGACCCCATCTCAGATGAAAGCGATAATGATCCATTTCAAGGTGACGGGTCATCGATACTAGAAAAAGGTGAAAAAGTGCATTCTGGAATTATGGTCGCAATACCAATTCCTACTGATATTGGCGAAAAGATTGCCGTTAAGAACGGCGAATCGCCAGATAAAATGCATGCAACGCTTCTATATGTTCCTAAAGTTGGAGACAATGAAGAAGTATTTTATAAGATTGTTGCTATAGTGTCGGAAGCAGCCAAGACTTTTGCGCCATTGAAATCAAAAATTGCTGGGATCGGTCGTTTTAGTGCTAGTAAGTCAAGCGACGGCAAAGATGTCTTTTATGCTGGCTATGATGCCCCTGCATTACCCGAATTACGTCAATATATTTTTGATAAAGTAAAAGAATCTGGAATTGATTGGGAAAGTAAATTCGGATTCACTCCCCATATAACTTTAAAATATATTGGTACTGAAGACGAACTTCCACAAAATCGTCTTGAAGGCGAGGAATTCATTTGTGACAAAATCATCATCAAGTCTCAAAGCTTCAAAGAAGAAGAAACATTTACGGGAGATCGAGTTGCAAAATCGGATCAACTGTCAGCTCATTTTAGTTCCCTTCTTAAATCTGGTGATGGTGGGGGTAAATTTATTCGAAGATTGCCCGATCAGCATAGCAATAGATTTGGGTCCGAGTGGTACAAAAAATCTAAAAAAGATAAACGATTAGAAATTCAAAAACCTGATCCGCATGATAAGATACCCTTAAAAACTTCCATTGCCGATGCCGTTGCTTCGGTTCTTGGCCCAAAAATTAAAAAAGAAGAGCTTGATAAGGGGGCGGCACAACGTCTTTTTCCCGTAGAATCCCCTAAACCGCTACCCACTTCTTCTAAATATAATTTAAAGGTTCCAGGAAGAGAAAAAGAAGAACAATGGCAATCTGGCATGAATGGTAGAGATTTGCTTCCTGTGCAGTCTAACAATGAAAGAGCAAGAGGTTTATTAAAATTAACTGGTCAAACTAATCATAGAAAAAATTCTAAAACCGGCGAAAATGAATTTTTATTGCATCGCGCTCACCATCCATCTGAAGTTTTTGGTGAATCCCATAAAAGTAGATCTTCATCTTGGACACCACGTAAATGGGTAGCAGAAGAAGAAGCTAAAGTTCATCAAAAAGAACATCCCTCTAAAATAACATCGGCATGGTTTCCAGAATCTGATATAAAACATTATACTTTTCAGACTCCAGGCGCATTTCAATCCGAAGATGGTAAACCATACCCAGAATTTGGATTTGAAAAAGAAGTGGTTATTAAGCCAGGACACAAAGGCATTATACACAGTCAAAATGATATTGTTAAAAAATCAGAATATTTAAGTAAAGCTGACGACTGGAAATCAAGTTACGAACAGCATTTATCGCAGCCCAACAAATTAATCCATTATTCTAAAAAGGCGGGATTAACATCTTTGGATCCAACTTTCCAAGGAACCGGCGCGCCGTCTGAAGAATACAAGCACGGATTACCTTCAATCCCCCGTACATATTTTTATCAACATGGCACCGAACCAGAAGATATTGTGAAACAAGGTGCAGTTGCAAAATATACGGCTACTTTAAAACCGGAACATAAAATTTATGACTTGGCCCACGATAAGGACAATATTCACCATAAATTAAAAGTAGCTTCTATGGGTAAACAAGTTAACCCAGGAGTAGTAAGTTCAGATGATTATTTGCATGCTATTAAAGCCGCAGGTTACCACGGCTTCAAAAATTCGGCGTCGACCCAGCTTCCTAATGTTATAGCACTTTTTCACGCCCATCCGATAGATTACGAGGAGACTGTCCATGAAAAAACGTAACATGGATTGGAAATTGGATCAATGCAAATTTGCAGCAGTTCAATATAAATCAAAAATTGAGTGGAAAATGAAAGATCATAAATCTTACGAAGCAGCGCGTAAAAATAAATGGATAAAAGAATGTTCTGAACACATGGTAAGACCTCAAGTGCATAATAAAAAATGGGATTTCGAATCCTGTAAAATAGAATCTTTAAAACACAAGACTAGGGGTAAATGGCAAGCACATCACGCTTCTTCTTATCAGATCGCACAAAGGAACGGATGGCTAGAAGAATGCTGTTCGCATATGTCTAACGCAAGAAATCTCAACAACACTTGGACGTTGGATAGATGTAAGTTAGAGGCATTAAAATACACAACTAGATCCGAATGGTGGAGAACAGATGGGAAATCATATGACGCTGCCAGAAGTAAAAATTTTTTAGAGGATTGCTGCGCTCATATGCCAAAGCGTAGTCATTCTTCTATGCAAGAAAATATAATTTTATCTATAGTAAAAAATAAATTTCCACTCGCGTGCTCTCGTAAATTCGGTAAAAATAAAAAATTTCAATCCGGGAATAGATTCGAGCTTGATATTTATATTCCAGAATTGAATAAGGGTATTGAATTCAATGGAGAATATTGGCACAGAGAAGGGTTGTTGCGTAAAGGTAAAGACCCCGCAAAATACCATAGTTTGAAGCGAGATTTTTTTAAGAAACTATCCATAGATTATATAGAAATTTGGGAAAATGAATGGGCAAAAAATAAAGATTTATGCCTCTTAAAAATTAATGATTTTTTAGGAGTTAGCTTATGAAAAATCCATTTGATGACCATCACATTATTTTTAGTGCCGAAGGTGCTATGCATCCGACAAAACATCAAGTTGTTCCTTCTCATGAGGAAGTTTTAGATTATCTAAGATCGCAGGGAGAAAATGCTGTTGGGGTTCAAGGTCATTATGGCTCTCCAGAAAGATCCATTCTAGTTAATTCCCCTAAAAATCCAAAAGGCCTTCATCAGCTTGCTACCGATCTAGGTCAAGATTCTATTCTTGAATCCAAAAATGGTCAACATGCATTAACTTACTTAAACGGTGCCCAAAAAGGAAAAGTAATCACTGGAGAAGGAACTACATTCCATCCATTGAAGCCGGAAGACCTTTATACGACTATTAAAACCCCTAAAGGTGATGTGCATTTTAGTCATAATTTAAATTTTAGTCAATCTGCAGTAAATAAATCAGAATCTGGAATGGGTGATCTATCTACTGACGAAGATACGAATGATTTGATGAATCGAGAAGAAAATAAATATTTCGTCAGTAGGGATCAATTGGATCTTCTTACCCAAACGGCCAAAGAAAATCTTAAAGAGGGTGATATTGATACGGAAAGTCGCTATAATACCAATAGAACTTTTTACATGGATAATAAAGATTTAGACTCCATGAAAGATGGATTAGATGGCATTAAGCCACGACTAAAAATCAGAGTAAGACAATATGCTCCGAATCATAAAGATTGGGAAAATATTGCTTATGTCGAAATCAAGGCAAAGAAGAAAGACGGGATGACGAATAAATGTCGCGTGCGTATTTATGCTGACGACATCGAACCTTTCCTCGAAGGAAAGCCTTTAGAAAATAGCAAAGATTTAATTAATCTTAATAAAGATATAACAAAAAAACTTTTGGATAAAAGAATTTTAGCGGTAAACAATATTGTTTCCACGTATGGATTTAAAAAACAAATTGAAGTTAGATATGAACGCAGAGCTTATACTGGCAAAAAAGTCAGGATTACTATTGACGATAATTTGAAATATTTGGATGCCACAGAAATTTCTCCAGAAAATAAAGAAGCTATTAAAAATACAGATGGCTGGAAGCGTATGGACAAGCATACAGATAAACTTCGCCGTAAAGACTATTTAATAGTAGAAGTCAAACATCAAGGTGATGCGCCAAGATGGGTAAAAGATCTTTTGGATAAAACTGATGCAAAGGAAGTAAAATTTTCCAAATATTGCGCCGCCGTAGCCTCGTATATTAAATCTGGCAAAAAAGAAAATAATATTAGTAGACTTAGTTTCGACTTTTCTGATAATCTGGATAAGACAGAAAGTTTAACTAAGATGCCAAAAGTTTTTACCGGAACACCAAAAAAGCCACATACTACTGTATATCGCATGCAAGATAAACATGGAGAAGGTCCGTATATGGCCGGAATTCCAGCCCTAGACAATCATGGTTCCTCTTCCTCGGCGCGAGGACTATCTACTCCTGATCCAAAATATGATCAAGGATTCAATGCCACTGATTTAAAAGTATTACACGATTCTCCTGCTGTTAAATTTGGGTTTGAAAAACCTGAACATGCGCATGAATGGTTTAGTCCAGATGAAATTGAAGAATTGGGGAATCACGGGTTTACACTTCAGCCCGTTAAAGCTGCGCACGTCTGGTCATCAGGTAAACAGGCATTTTATAAGAAGTATGTAAAGCCTAAAAAGCCTTAAGTTCAGGGAATAGAGTCAATACTAAATCACCATATTTATAAACTCTGTAGGCGTCTAATGTTGGCTCGTACTCAAAGGTTGCCTCACGATAGTTGCATTGATATTTTTTCCCAAAAATCACGCATAGAGCTATCCAGTAAGTAGTCTTAATATCAATTGTTTGTCGCCCGCGAGTTTTTCTGTAGGAATGGCTGAGAATATAATCAAGTATACGATTTTTAAGGTCTTTTTTTATCATGCAGCGCCTTAAGTTCTTTAAGAGATTGTCGCATTCCGTCATGAAATTTCTTAGTTTTGACTATACCGATCAATAAACGCTGTCTTACGCGTTCTCTGGTAACTCCAAAGTCTTTGGCTATGTTATTAATCGGCTCTCCCATAGCGTAAAGCTTCATAGTCCATAATATTTCGATATTATATGGATTTCGTTGAAATAATGGTATGTAATGCAATACCTCTGATTTGGTAGGTATACCATCATTAAACCTACGCATAAATCTAAAAAACATATTTCTAAGCATTATATAAATAATAGCATATTTGTCGGGATTTGTCAATCCTAATATTTTCATTGTGAAGCGTGATTATTTTAGACAATTACAGAAATCTAGCGGTTGGTCTGGGAGACAAAAATCTACTCCTCAAGCCGCCGATTCTATACATTTTTCACATCCAGAGCACGGCACTGTATCTATCATAAAAGACAACAACCAATATCATGTTAAACACAATGGAGCCTTGGCTGGTATTCGCGGACAAAAAGGTGTATTTGATCATCCTAAATCTGCAGTAGAGCACGCAAAGGCCTACATCGGTCATCTCAACGCTGGTCAGCCCGGCAAAACTATTTTTAATACTCCTTCGGCCCCGCATTTAGGTAAGGCCGATCCTTCGCCATCTCCAAGCCCTAATTGGGACGTTAATAAACAAGCTGCACAAAAATTTCAAGATGGATTTAATCAAGGCCCCGATATCAGCGGGGCTTGGAACAGCATTAAATCTGGCTTAGGCTTGGGGAAATCTTTCGGTACTACTGAAAAGATGCACCCTACCGGTAAAAATACTGAGATGGGTCAAATTGCTAGAAAGCAATCTTTACAAAAACTAAGAGCATTAAAAAAGCCAAATCTAGGGAAATCAGAGAATATTATGTCAAAATCAGCAATCGAACAAGCCAAAGACCTTATCAAAGCATTGAAAGAAAATCCATCTGGATTAGAAGAACTTTCCAAAGCTGCAGTTCAACACATTAAAGGTGTGCATATGCCAATCGGCGCGGGCGCTCCTGGTATGTCTGAAATGGGAAAAATCAATTCTCTTAAAACTGGTGGAAAAGAATTCGCGAATTCTGCTGCCAAGCATCAAGTAAAGCAAATTTCTCAGGCAGCTAAGACTCTTCCGAAGCCTAAGTTGGGTAAAGAAGAAATTAAAGAAATACCGCAAGAAGATAAAAAAGGCGACCAACCCTCTGGAACAGTTGGCGTAGAAAATCCTAAAAATGTTGATCCTTTAATGGATAAAACTGGCGCAAATCCAGATTATAAAGCACCGAGTGAAAAAGAATGCAAAGAAATGGTGAATAAAGCTTCTATGTCTGAAAAGGGTGTTCATAAGCCAGCATTTATGCATTCCAAGAAAAGCGGAACATCTGATGTTGGCGCTCGTATGGCACCGGGCGGAGCCAGTAAAGAGACCAATGCATATGCCAAAGAAGAACATAAAAAAGTACTAGCTGAATCTAAGGCTATGCCAAAACCTAATCTTGGTAAAGAAGAAATGGGCAAGTCAGCTTTCAAAACCCTTCAGCATAAGATTGAACGCAAAGAAGGTTATTCGCCTGATCGTGCTGCAGCAATTACTGCTTCCATCGGTCGTAAAGAGCTTGGCCAAGCTGAAATGACTCGCCGCTCCAAAGCCGGTATGCATAAAAAAGCAGAAGGCAACCCAGATATGAAACAGGATGCTCAGCTTGGAGAACAAGTCGAACATGCTGTTGAAAGCCATATGATGGCTAATGCCGGAGCTGAAGCCAAAGAAGGACATCCAATGGCTAAGGCCTATTTCAGGAATAAATTGGCTAAATGCGGAGTTAGATAATGAGCCGTAAGAAAAACCAAAATCAAGCAGAACTACAAATTGTAGGACAGCCTGAATTGGCAGCAAAAAAGATTGAAGTGGCTCCCATTAAGCCAGATATTACCTTTGAATCATGGTTTATGCAAACCGGACTCAAAGTAGAACTAAAAAAGGTATTAATGAAGCATTTTAAGGCAAGAGGATTTTTAGATAGTAAAGAATTTGATAAAGGTTTATCTGATTTTGGTATTTAGTCAGAAGACCTAATATTAACCATAAGTTTTAAGGAGATTATAAATGGCACAGTCAACAGTAACACAAGATGGGATTCAATTAGTAGTTCCCGGCACTTACGTAAGCACTAATGTACAGTCAGGCGCTTCCGGTGCTGCAACTGCAGGAATCGTGACAATTGTCGGAGAAGCAGACCAAGGTCCAGCTTTTATTGATGAAACAGATTTAAACAATTCTGTTTTCACCCCTTCCCAATATAATCAAGTAGTTCAAAAATATGTTTCTGGTAATATTGTAGACGCTTTCCGCGCCCTCATCACCGCTGCTAATGATCCAGCTATTGTTGGCGCGGTTAATCAAGTTCGTATTGTTAAAACAAATCCATCGACTGCCGCAGACGCAACTATTACTTCTAATGGACTTTCATTTGCAACATTGACCGCAGATACTTTCGGAGCTGCTGGTAATTTGATCAAATACCGTTCACAGGTTGCAACAGCTGAACTAGCTCCAAGCACTGGTTCCATGTCTTATACCCCCGATTATGCGAGCCATGCTGCTAATTTTATCGTTAACGGCACTGCGACAGAATCTGTATCAATCCCTTCAAAAACATCTTTAGCGGCATTGGCATCAGCCATTGAAAGTATTGCTGATGGTATTTTAGTATCAGGCCAATCAGAAATTCTTCCTGTAGCAGCTCTTGTTGGGATTACATTGTCGGCTTCTACTGCCAATGCATCCACTCTTACCCTTTCGTTACCTGCAGGTCAAGTATTTGCAGGAAGTCCAGCCGTAGGTGATTCTATTGTTATTCCAGCTACTGGGGATTTTGGCGCAACTGCAAATTCTGTTATCAGTAATTCCGGTGCTTCCAACATCGGAACGTATATTATTTCTGCTGTAGTCAATTCTCCAGCATCAGCTTCTCTAACATTAGCTCTTGCAAACGCTCCCGTAGGAATGACTCTTTCTGCGCAATCTGGAACCATCGTCGCTTCTCAACGTGATGTTATCCTTTATAAACCATTTGCAGTGAACAATTATACTGGCGAAGATCGCCATGCTATGGATGGTCTTGCCGGAACCTTTACTACTGTAATTTCTGGTCCAAATGTAACCGTCACCCCTCCAGCAAGCTGGACAGTTTCTCCACGTACTGGAGATATTGTTAAATTATCATCTTCATTCGCAGGAATTAATCCAGGTTTCTATTTGGTTTCATCGGCTTCTGCTAATAGTTTAGTGATGGTTAGACAATCGATTGGAGCAGCCGGTACTTCTGGTTCAGCTACTGTTGGTACGATCAACTCAGGTAATGCGCCATTTATTGTTCTCAAACCAGCTATCGATGGCCTCGGTAAATCATTAGAAATGACCGGCGACCTGCAAAATCTTTTCAAGGATCCCGCACTTCGTAGTGCTGCCGCAACTATTAATACTGTAATGTTTTCTGCTGCTGAACTACGTAATACCATGACGGTTAGCCGTAATGCTGTTTCAGAATCGTTTACTTCTGGCGGAAATATCGTAATTAAGGTTGGATCAAGCCTTCCTTCGCCTACATTGACTGTTGGAACCAGCAGCATTACTCTTAGCTCAAATGCAACTGTAATTCTTACTGCTGCATTTAGCCAATTTCCTACTTTGCAAAACATGGTTGATTTGATTAATTCTCAAACAGGATTTTCAGCAAGTTTAGGTTCTGCTAAATACGCGAATATTTCTCCATCTGCTTTAGATGAAGGAACTTACGGATTGGCTACCAACTTAAGCGCTCAACCTGCTCGCATTAAAAATGATGCAGCTTCATGGTTAGCAGCTATCAATGGATCAACCCTTGTGTCAGCTACTTTGATTGCAACCGGTGGATTACCTGAAACAGTTACTCCTGATCAATTTTTGACTGGTGGGACTAAAGCCGGTACTACTGCCGCGCAAGTGGTTGCCGCTATCGACGCTTGCCAATCATTGGACACTAATTTCATCGTGCCACTCTTTTCTCGTGATGCGAGTTTAGATATTGCAGATGGATTAACCGATTCTTCATCTACTTATACTGTAGATGCGATCAACGCTTATACCCAAGCTCACGTACTTTTAATGTCTCAAGTTAAAATGCGTAAGAATCGTATTGCAATTGTGTCTAAACAAGATACTTATGTAAACGTAAAAGAAGCTGCTGGAGAACTAGTATCTTTCCGCGTAGCATTAGCATTCCAAAGCTTTAAAAATGTATCAGCTGCCGGAGTAATTACCACTTATCAACCTTGGATGTCCGCAATTATCGCTGCTGGCATGCAAGCTGCTGCTGGCTATAAAGGTATCGTAAAGAAATTTGCAAATATTTCAGGTGTAGTTGCTCAACCTGATTTTGATGCAAGTAATCCTGGCGATTTAGAAGATGGATTAGAAGCCGGTTTGTTGATCATGGAAAGAGTTAATACTGGCGGTTTCCGCTGGGTATCTGACCAAACTACATATTCAGTTGATAATAACTTTGTGTACAATTCTTTACAAGCGGTTTATCTTGCAGATCTTATGACTTATAGCTTGATCGCTACTTTTGATCTTCAATTGGTGGGTAAATCTGTAGCGGAAATTTCTGCTCAAGCAGCTTTGGCGATTTTGGAAGCAGCAATGTTTAACTTCTTACGTCAAAAATGGATTGCACCGTCAGACGATGGTGCTCCAAAAGGATTTAAGAATGCTTCGGTACAAATTACCGGAGGCGTTTGTTCCATCGCTGTAGAAGCAAAACTTGCGGGTATTTTATACTTTGCTCCAATTGCTTTCACTCTGAGTGAAGTACAACAATCGGCATCTAGTTCTTAAGGTATAGACAATGGAAAAGCTTTCTAAAACTTCTTTACCCCCTAAGATTAAGTATCGTATCCGTAAATGGATCGAAACCATGAGACATGCAAAACCAAATATGTCTAATAAAGATCTTGCAGGTAATATTGTGAAGAAATTTGAAGAAGCGTTGGCCATTAAAGAACTTAAAAAGAATCAGGTGATGGCTTCCATGTACAAATCAGGTGGAATGCGCTTAGATTTTGGAATGAATGTCTCAGAAAAAGCTAAAAAAGCAGCTTTGGAATGGGCTAAGAAAAAAGGTTTACAGATTGAAACCAGTGAATTGGCTAAATCAGTAGCAAAGTCAAATAAGCTTGAATTCGGCGATTGCCGGACAGATGAATGCATCAAACGCGTTATCTGGGAATGTTAACAAAGGGGAACGAAAATGGCACAAAGTCAAATTTTTACAGGAGCGAGAGCCAAGCTTCTAATCAACGGTAAAGCAGTAGGATTATTTGCCAACTGTAATTGGAGTGTTCGTCAAGAGAAAGTACCAGCTTTCATCTTGGGTGCTTATGCCCCGGTAGAAATTACTCAAACTACACAAGAAGCAATTACCATGGATCTTCGTGGTTATCGCGTAGTCGACAGCGGTCCATATGCTGTAGCAAATGTTACAATGCTTAAAAACTTACTCACCGAAGAAGATTTCTCTGTAGCGATCACTGATCGTCAAACAGGTAAAATGATTCTTCTAGTGCAAGGATGTAAGGCAACTGGATTTAGTTCCGGTGCAGCTTCTAAATCTGTTTCAGATATTAGCGTAAGTATTCTCGGCCTTCGTGCGGACGATGAATATACATTGTCACAAGGTGGCGATGGCGAACCGGGCGCATCTACCCTCACTGATGGCAGTTAATTAATCACCAATATTGTCTCAATAATATTGAAAGGCTCATCCTAAAGGGTGGGCCTTTTATTTTACGATGGGATAAAATTCGGCCATAAAATGTTTAACTAATTTTCCGTTTTTGCCTTTATTAAATTTTGGTCTAGCATTCGCAAGATCATTGAAAAATTTGTTATACCAGCACCCTTTAGGCCCACGGGCTCTAGGTGCCAAAAATGCTAGTAGCCTAGCTTCAAACTCAGTTATCGTTGTATATGAAGGGTATGGATTGAATTTAAAACGTTTCGCCATCATGTTTCCAATAAATAGATTTTAGCTTAAAAATTTCAAAACGATCTAATTCGAAATATTCGTCATATTGTTCGATTCTAGCTTCCAATTTAAGTCTCTTTTTAAGAGACAGCCTCTCAAGTTGGTAATTTACTATTTTATCACATGCAAAGTAAAGTTGCTCGTAGGGGTCATTAGGGGAACTATTTTCCATTTTAGCTAAAAATGAATGAACCCTTAACAACAGCTCGGTGATCATTTTCTGCCCTTTACAAATAGTTGATAAATAGATTTTTTTTCATGATGAAGATCAATAGCTTTCTTAAGTTTTTTTGTGATGCGCTCGACCTTTTTAATGTCCCTAGCTTCTATTTCTAAGAAAATACGGTGATCTCCCTGGACTTTATAAATACTTACATTGGTGTCTTTTTTATCTAAGAAAAATACACTGTACCTTTTACGAACAGATCTTGCTGGTAACCCAAAAAATTGAGTACATATTGCTATCGCCTGGGCTGGGTCTTTAACGTCAACATCAATCTCTACTCTATTAGTAGTACTACCCTTATCACTATGTTTTACCGTCATTTGGGCTTCACCATGTGGCATCATTCTAACTCTAGCAAAATCCGCTTTAATTGACTTAGGGGTATTAAAATAAATATCAGTTGAATCACCGTGAATGATTTTTTTAATTAATTTTCGAAGACAGCATTTCACTGTTTTAGCAGTAGCGTCGTATCTCCAGCCATTTTTAATTTCAAATTTTTTTTCAATTTCTCGATTACGATAACCCATCTTTTTCCTTAATTACTCGTTTTGATCAACTCCGATAGTGATTTTCTCGCCTTCTGCTGAAATCAGAGTCCGTCGTTTAATGCAATTTCTATTTCTAGTATTTGCTTGGCCAGAAATTAGAGTACAATTATCAGGTGAATAATGCCCGTTAACATTTTTTCTTTCAAGTTGAAGTTTTTTACTATTTTCAATAAAAAATGAAATATCTATATTTAGTCTATTTATTTCTCTTAAAAGCCAAAATCTAAAACTTTCTATATCCTTAATCCATTCAGAGCAAACCCTAATACCACGTTCTCCATAATTTTTATATGATCTATCGCTCGTTCTATAGCATCTGCCCATCATGCCGTCATATTTTTTGCCGCTTACTGAAATGAAATCTTTCTTTTTATTCATAAACTTTCTACTGAGTAATAACGCAATTCGCTTTGATAGTAAAAGTACAACTTGCGTTTACCCCATCACTGCTATAGGTGCCCGGTGGTAACTCAGCTAGGAATCCTCCGTTTAAGCTATAAACTCCCCAGATATTACCGTTAATACAAATACCACTTTCTGCAAAAGTGTTCGGATAAGATTGGGTAAAGCCATTACAAAATTGCACTGGCGTAATAACAGTACCAGGCGTACCTTGGCTTCCATTTGATCCAGGATTGCCATTTAAAACTACTGAAGAAGTTCCATCAGAGCAAGTGATTAGAGAACCTCCATTAGAAGCTACAGGGGAGCCAACCGCTAAGGTAGCAACACTACAGCCACTGCCGGATACTCCCGCAGGCCCGGCAGCGCCAACGTCACCTTTTGGCCCTTTTCCACATGCAGATAGAGTTAAACTGAAGCAAAGTAATACCGGTAACATTTTCAAATATAATTTCATTAGGTCTCCTTACTTATAGTGTACTTTCTTTATAGGGATATGTCAATATAAATTATGTAAGACTGTAAGGTGGCGCAAATTTTAAATCAAACTCATTTATCACTCTTAAAAATACTTGATCAGCGCTCAAGACAGCCGTATCAAGCACTAGATCAAATTGGCCCTCAATTGAATCTAAATCAATTTCAGAAGGATGATTGGTATTGTTACGCCACCCATCGGTACGACCTGCTCGCACTTGTTCGTCAGCCTTTAATCGAATACGTAAAGCATTAGGAAATGCATGAAATTCATTTTGAAAACGACAATCGTCAATAATGACAACTCCGCTATTAAAACTATTAACTACATTTTGGGCAATTTTGACCCAAATATCATCTCCATACGTTTTACGCCCAAAATCGGTCCCAAGCCATTGTAGCAATGAGCCGTCTTTTTCTGGAGCGTCGATTCCTCTAGCCCGAAGCAAATCTCTGATATTATTGTGCATAGCATAAAGCGTATCCGCGAATTTAACTTGATTTGATGGTATATTTTTGGATTTAAACCATTTTGCCAATTCTTTTGACAGTGTTGTTTTCCCAGACCCTTGTTTACCCGAAATAATTATAGTTTGAACCATATGTGTCTCCCTTGATATCGTTTATTTTTAAAAATACCCGGTAATTCAACAAATATCAACCACGAGTTGTTAACGTGTTTAAGTATATATAATTGCTTATCTATTAAATCGAACATGACCCATTCCTAATATTTATGTCAGGAGAAATACACAATGGCATTTAGTTCATTACTTATTACAAAAGAAACACCAGATCGTTCTAATGAACTTTTGAAAAATGAAACGGATTCAGGCACCTTCTTTAGAAGTGTTACTACTTATTCTGATCCGAGTACCACTTACGCCAAAAACGTTAGTGCTGGATACGTAAAAATCGTAGAATCTGATTTAGATTTTATTACTGCGACTGGACTTACCCCATTAACTACATGGGCATGGCAATTAGACAGTTCAAGTCAAACATTTAATGGATCAGACAATAAAATTACTTTAGTTTATAAAATTGCATTAAACGGTGGACATTTTATTTATCGCACCATAACGGAATATCGCGATACCAGCAGTAATTTGATCAAAAACGCCGATGAATCAATTAAAAGTTCATATCCATCTGGCGGAGGTGGCGGCGCAGTTGCGTCTGTTTTCGGTCGCACAGGTGCAGTATCCGCTCAAACAGGAGACTATACAGCTACACAAATAGGTCTCGGCAATGTAAATAACACTTCAGACGTTAATAAGCCCGTTAGCACGGCCCAAGCGGCAGCAGACGCCGCAGTACAAGCGTATGCGATACAACGTGCAAATCAAACAGGTACACAAACCTCTTCTACCATTTCAGATTTTACTCCAGCAGCGTTGGCTGCCGCAGAAACTGCTTTAGGAACTGCAAACGGTTTTGCATCTTTGGATGGATCTGGCAAGTTAACCTCTTCTCAAATTCCTGCGTCGGTTATAGGTGCTTTGAGTTACAAAGGCACATTAGACGCTTCAGTCGGATCGTATCCAGCATCCCCAGCAAAAGGTGATTATTATGTAATTAATGTGGCTGGTACAATCGTTGGACACGTGTATAATATTGGCGATTGGGCAGCTTATGATGGGACTCAGTGGGATTACATTGACAATACCCAAAATGTAGTCTCGGTTGCCGGTAAGACAGGAATTGTTACTTTAGCTCCATCTGATGTATCTTTAGGTAATGTAAATAATACTTCAGATGTTAATAAACCGGTTAGTACCGCACAAGCTGCAGCAGATGCTGCGGTTGAAGCATTTTCTATTCAACGTGCTAATCATACAGGATCGCAAACTGCTTCTACGATTTCCGATTTTAGTACAGCTGTAGCATCTACCGCAGCACTTAAAGCTAATAATCTTTCTGATCTAGCTAGCGCATCTACAGCTAGGACTAATTTAGGCTTAGGCACAGCCGCTACTCAACCAACCTCTGCCTTTGATGCTTCTGGAGCTGCTGCAGCAGCACAAGCTGCAAGCGATCCTTCTGGTAGCGCAGCAGCCGTATTAGCCTCTTCTTTACAGAAATCTTCTAATTTATCTGATTTGGCCAGCGCTTCTACAGCTAGGACTAATTTAGGGTTAGCCGCTGTAGCTGCGACAGGAGCATATTCAAGTTTATCAGGAACTCCTTCTGCATTACCGCCAAACGGAGCAGCCGGTGGATCTTTAGCAGGAACTTATCCTAATCCATCTATTGCTGCGACTGCAGTCACCGCAGGTACATATGCAGCTGCAACCATTACTGTAGGTGCAGATGGTCGTATTACCGCAGCATCTGCCAGTGGAGCTTCTACACTGCCCACTTATCAAGCTAGCTTTAATAGCGAGTATAATGTTTTAACGAGTTATGCCGGTGGATCGAGCGACGGATCTCTAGCAAAACCATACACCACCGTTCAAGCAGCAATTAATGCTGCGATCACTAATGGCGGTGTGAATAATGTTGTTTTGATGCACGACTCTTCGACTGAAAATCTTACAATCAATAATTCTACGGCTGGCCTTTTAATTACAGCAGCCGTCTCGAATACTGTGGATAGTCAGCGAATTGCTTTAAATGGTAATATTACCATTAGCGGAACCAGTACGCGAGTAAAAATCAAAGACATTAATGTGTTATTCCCAGGCGGAACCTCCCCGGATCTAATTGATACTTCGACTGGCGGTAGACATTATTATGCTAATGTAGGATTCCAAGGCGGCGGAGGTATTCAATTTAGCGGTTCATGGGCGAGATGGCATGAGTTTACGGATTGCACCATTTCAGGTGCAATTAGTATTGCAGGAACTCCGGCAGCTAATTCTTCTATTAGTTGCTGGCGTGTGCGAGGTGGTGGAAACTATACTGTAAATGCCACGAATGCAACATTAAATTTATATGACAGTTTTTCAGTCGGAAATATTACGCAAACAGCGGGTGTTTTAATTATGGACGGAGGTCGTAACTTTGTTGCGGGATCTTCCATTACTTCTACTACCAATGGGGCTGGCGATTTAATGGGCATCAGTAATGTTAATTTTGAAACAGGTGCAGGAACATATTACATCATCAATAAAACCGGTACTTCTCCATATATTCTATCTAACGTTCTTCGTAATCAAACTAGTGATACTTTAACTGGAACGAGAGTAAATTACGGATCTTCGGCTACTGATTTCAGATATGTTCCTGCTAACTCTGGTAATTGGTCAGGTACTGCCCCAGCAAATATTGCTAGCGCTATTGATCGTATTGCTGCAGTTGTAGGTAATCCTACCCCTATTCCTTAATTAACCCTTACGGGCTTTAAATAAGGAATTTACAATCGCTTCCCAGCTTACGAACCATTCTTTAGATGGGACGCTTTTTTTAGAAAGCAGAATCTCATCTTCAAATTGGAAACGAACGCCTTCTTGTGTAGGGACTGCACCTAAGATCTTAATATCTTTTTTTGCTTGTGGTTTTTTTGCGGCTAGAAGTGGTTTCGATTTTTGCATTGAGTGACTCCAATTGTTTTTGGGCTCGTAAAAAAGCCTGTTGTGTTTTGAACAGTTTAGTTAAAACGATAGATGGAATTTCGTCAACGTCGTTATGAAAAGAAATCGTTCCTTCAGAATCAATGGTCCCATAAATTGGGCCAATATCGAAATCTAATGAATCAATAGACAAAGGTTGCCCATCGATAAACTCTTTTCCAAATTGATATGACTTTTTATCTTCTCTAATGTTAAATGTGCCATCTCGGAAAACGTGATTTACAGTAACTTTTTTGCCAGCAAAACGATCCATATCATCAATAAAATTTGGACCAACATCTCGCGCAAAACGTAATACAGACAATGGTTTCAACTTTACGGTCAGACCTTCTTTTAATACTAATTTCTTAACTGCCATTTGATTTCTCCTAGTGATGAGCAATTGCGAATAATCGCGTAGGTTGCTCGGGGTTTAAATAATACAATTTATATACATCAATCATTCCATTTGGATAAGTCTTCATCAAACGCCATACCCAAATTTTATACATTAGTGCCCAAAACCAGTTTCTCTTTTTCAGCGGAAACCATATTACGTAAGCGAGCGTGCGAGCATCTGTATTAGATGGGTCCGCAAACATCCCGATCATCTGCCCGACAAGGAGACCCACCCACCGAAGTGGAGTAGTAAGCCCTCCGGCAGCGAAATCCTTAAGGGCCAATAACCCAGGACTTCGACCAAACCAGCTATAAAAGCAAAATTTAGTCGGATCGCTTACGTTAAAACAGAATCTTGCTTTGCCTAAACCGATAATCCTTGCAAGTAGAAGAGTTTGTTGAGACTCTGTTACTTGTCCTGCATCTGGATATGAGGTATCGGCTTCAGTAAGATTAGATTTGGAATTAAAAGAATTCATACCTTCGGCGAAAAGATCTTCCACGCCTAAGTTTAAATCTTTAATAATCATTTCGAATGCAAGACGAGCTGTTGTGTTATCCATTGAATCATATTCAGTGGATCCCGGTGAACGTCGTTGCAATCCTGGCTGAACTGTAAGGATTTTGAAAATGTCAACCAATGCCTTAGCCCGAGCTTTTGCATCTTCTAAAAATGCAGCCTGAGATAATCCATTGATAAGATGCTCGACAGAATATAGCACACCATCTTGAGACTGTTGACCGGGTTGAAGGGTCGTTAATCCAGTCTCATCAGTAAATGCCATAGATTGAGCATCAAACGGGGTTCTTTGGTCGCCCATTGGCTTTCCTTTCAGATCTTTTAATGCGAAATTGTTCTAACTCAATATCACTTCTGGCCGCTTGGGAAAGGAATAAATCTCTTAATTTACCACTCGATAGAGCAGCTTCTTTTAGACTAATTCTAATCAAAACCTTACGATGACGAATTTCTTGAGATAGGAGTCGCATCAATGATTATCCTTCGGTAGGTTTTTCGTTTTGAGCTTTAGTGAGTAATGCTTTTTGACGAGCTAGCATTACTGCAGCGTCAGCATTAGGATTTTTGGTTGCAGCACTAGAAAGAACGTCATCTTCGCCGTAGCCTGCGATTGCGATTAACATCGTATGGGGTGTAGCTTCGTCGAGCGCAGCACAGAAAGTTTGCGCAGCTTCTTGAGCATCGCGAATTTCTACTTTATTCCCACGGTCTTCGTAATTTTTACGAGCAGCCGCAGATAACACGGTTACATCCATATCTTCAGTTTTTGAGGTGCCATCGTCTTGTTTAGTGGTCATGCTTACTTTTTTAATTTCCATTGTACTTCTACTCCGTTTTTGTTTAAGTATGATTCGAGCCCAGCGAGGATACAGAAAGTCTGTATACTTTTCTCGTTGTTGCAGTCAAATCTACCTTGTTGCATAAAGGCAGTGTGGGCAAATGTTTTGATCTCTTGAATTGCCTTATCATCGATCTCAACTTTATCCATGCTGCTCCTTAAATTCTGGTGTCAAAGTGTGGATTGGAACCACATTACCGAGTTTATCTCGGACTAAGAATTAGCAAAACCCTCGCAGAGTTCACACCTCTGTGCTTTGACATAACCAGGATAACACGACTCATCTAATCTGTCAAACATATTTTTTATCTAAAATACCCAAAATATATCATGTGAAATATCAATAGGTTAACTCAAGGGTAACTAAATACCTAATATCTTAGTATAATTATTTTTAAGGGGATGGCTTGGATCACAAATCGGGTAATACAAAAAATAACGGCGCTGCGCCTCAACCCGACATGAGCGGTATTGAGAAAGATGTCTTACATATTCGCGAATTGATGGATGTCAAGTTCGAAGCCAATAGAGCCACATTAGAAAAGAATACAGCGGACATTTCTCAGATGAGTTTAATTTTAGGGGAAAACGTTCGCCAACTCGGGATCCATATTCAAGGAGTAAAAGAGCTTAAAGAAATGAATGGATTGATGCGAGAAGAAATCAGTTTATTTAGAAATCAGGTTGCAGCAGAAGTAAACGAAATAAACTCAAGAATGACTAAAGTAGAAGTTCCGTTCGTTTGGTTTAGAACAACAGCTTCTTTTGCAGAAAAAACTCTCTCAATAGTTAAAATCATCATCCTTATAGCAATAGGTTTTGGTGCAGACAAAATACTCTCTAAGTTTTTGGAGTAGCAAATGTTAGAAAAATTAAATAAAATTTATAAATACCTTACCGAAAAAGGTATTCCGATGCCATTGGGCTATGATCCGGTATCTAAAAAACCATCTATTACGATCACCTTTGCCCATTTTACTTTTACTATTGCTGTTTTTGCTGTTTTCAGATATTTAAACAACATGTGTAATATTATGCAAGTTTTGGTTTGCATCATGTTTTGGTCAATGTCTACTGTATTTTATCTTATTCGTCAGATAAATAAAGCTAAATTCAATTTACAGCAACAAAGTTTTGAATTTGAGGGCGGGGATGGTAATCAAAATAATAACAAAAGAAGCTATGAGCCTCAGTATGCGCCAATGGCCTCTATAAAGGCAGACGACCCCGACGCTTAGGCTTAATCGTAGCTTTTGGAGCTGGACTCGGTTTGTCTCCTGGGAATTCTTTTACTGATTTCAAAGAAGCTCTTTCAATAACATCGATAAGAAGTACTTGCTGCATTTCTCTTAATCGAAATTCATTTTCGCTTACATTATAAAGAGCCACATTGATAAAATTGCCCTCTTTATAGGCTCCCATCATCATGATGCCTTTTTCGAAAAGTTCTTTTGGAGCCCTAAATTGGAAAGTCATACTATTTTCGTCATCTGGGTGCATAAGCTCTAATTTAAATGGTAAATACAAAGAGGTGAGACCACTTTTAAGGCGCATGTCTGGGAAATCTCCTGAAGTAACTTTTAGTGCGATGGTCCCACCTTCTTGAATGGGGGCGTTAACTTGGCTTTTAATAATATATTGTCTCATGGTCTTATAATACCACAAAAAACATTTTAAGCAACCGCCGATGAGAATCTATGGTAATATTCGAGAGTGAGTATAAAGCAAAGGAACAGAGGTAATTAATGGATACAATAAAGACAATCGAACTAGTAACAACCGGCCAAGATACAGGTCACCCATATTCTGGCAATTTTGAAGTCAAAACCGTTCTTTCAAGACGGGATCGTTTCGCTGCAGATCAAAAACGTAGAGAAGTGCTAGGGCCAGGAGGAGACTCAGCCCTACCAACATTACAAGGCGAAGCCTTTATGATTGGTCAATTATGGGTGCGAGTGGTAAAAGCGCCAGATTGGTGGTCTAATGCCAATTGTGGCTTAGATTTAAAAGACGAGAACGTTACGCCAGAGCTTTTTGAACTTGCTTTAAAAGCAGAGTCTGATGCCGTAAAAGAGCTGCAATCTAAAGCGAAGTCGTCTCTGGAAAAACTTAGCGAAAATAAGCTCCCCTAATGTCCAATATTGACTATTTCCGAGCACTGCAAATCCTCGCATTAAATGCTGTGGAAAATCAGGACGGCGATTCTTTTTACAGAAAGGTCGCTCGATGGTATTCTCGTGAATTTGCCACTCCTCTTGCTGAAGTTGATTTAATTCCAGAAACTACACTATTTCAAACGTTTTACGAAGATACATTTGATTCTATGTACCATGGGGATGAAGAGCAAAAGAAACAATATGAAATTTATCGGGCAGATATTATTTCCGGTAAGGCTAATAGTCAAGATGAAGAAGATGAAAAGTGGGCACAAGAGGAAATAGCCAAACTAAAGGCCGCTGAAAGACCAAAGAAAGATATTAGTCAAATCATTGATAATACAGCGAAACATGTTAGTGATATGGTAAATAAGGCTAAATTAGACAGACAAAAAGGACCGTCAGTAGACCCTAATATTTCAAAAGAAGGCGAGATAAATCTTGATGGCATTCGTCTTCTCGGAGAAGATCCTTCAATTCCATCGAATTAAGATAAGTATTTGTAATCATGGCAAAAATTGAGTTTAGTGCAAATTTCCGCGATGCCGAGCTAGTTGCTTCTGCAATTAAAAACCTTCAAAAGGAATTGATTGCACTCGGTAATGTTGGAGCTGGAGCTGGTAAGCAAGTTAATACTGCTTTTAAATCACTTGGCGAATCCATTGCCAAAATCCAAGAAATATCTCGCGGTGCCGGATCTATCAAGGAATTGACTAATCAGGTAGACCAATTAGCTAAAATGGGAACAAGCGTACAAGCTTTTGCCAGATCGTTCGATTCAATTGGTAAATCTATTAATTCTGCCATCGGCGATGCTCAAGTAGGAGCATTCAAGAATTTAAAAAATGCTATCGTTGATATTAAAAAAGAGATGGATGGCTACAAAGATAAGATCCAAGAGATTAACTATAATCTTCCAATCATTGAAGCTCGTCATGGTAGAGATTCTGCCGAATACAAAGCCGCACAAGCAGATCGTAAAGGAACTGCCGTAGCCTATTCAGAACTAGATCGACAAAAAAAACAAGCTGAATGGTCTGAAACGATGAACCGTCCATTGGGTAGCCCTGAATCATTTTTCGGAAGAATGACCCCCAATAAAATTTTAGACTCTGCAAAAAATGTAGCAGCTGGATTGTATGTAGGCGGAGAAACATCTTTTGAATTAGGCACTATGTCGATGCGTTCGAGCATTCAACAAAGACGATTAAGAATGCAAGTTGGAGATGAAGCTAATGCCGGTGACCCTACTTTGGCTATCTTAAGGGCCAACGGCGTCGGATTAGAAAATGGCGCTATGAGCTTTTCTAAAGGCGGCTCGTATGCTAGTGAATACGGAAAAGAAGCCTTAAAATATGCGGGTATTATAGGAGCAGGGTTACTTAATCCGCTTCTAGGAGTCGCAGCATTTGGCGGAGTAGCCACCAATGGTGGATTCCGTGGAATTGGTGAAATTAATGCAGCGGCCCAAGGTCGTGTTCGTAATATGGACAAAGACTATTATGAAAAATCATTCGCCCCCGCTTATCAGTCTTACAATGCGAATTTCGCAGCTTTTGAAGATCAGTACAGAATGTATGGAGATACAGACGTAAATTTAAATACTGCAGGTTTTATGCGTCAAGGAATGAGCCGTGAACGTTTGTCCCCAGCTCTAAACGCTGTGACTGGATATGGTGGCAGAGCTAACCCAGGAAACGCTTCTGATATTGATATGCTAGATGCGCAACGTAGATATGGCGTCACAGCTCAAGGGCAGGCACAATTAGCTCGTATGTCGAGATACAATACCTCTACTCCCATAATGGGGAATTATCGTTCGTTCATGAATAGTACTGGAGTAGGCGGAGATATTGCCGCTCGTCGTATTGTGAGCGATCAAGCATTTGAAATGGCCGAATCTCTTGGACCAACTAATGCAAATATCGGAGGTAATACTTTATCTGCAGCCACTAATGCTGCTGGCGCGACTGGAATGTATAATTCAGCAGCAGGCGGTATTAATGTTGAAGGAGCCCAAGCTGCGGTTACGGCAACCCAAACAGTGTCTGCTCAGATGAAAAATCCTTCGAATATAATGAATGCCATGTATACTCAGAAGTTAATTACTTTGGGTGTAAGTGATATTCGTACCATTCAAATGATCAATAGTGAAATGGCTGATGGTGGTGGTATTACTGATCGTGCTGTTAATATTATTGCAGGTATTCGTAAAGCTAAAGGATTACCCGCAATGTCTCCTGCAGATATTAAATCATCGTTAGGCGGAGTGGGCACAGCAATCAATACTCAGCGTAAAAATTTACTCATGAACTCTGTGGATGCTAAAGTGGCAGCTGAAAATGGATTAAACCAAGGTGGTTTTATGATGACCGGAACCACTAAGGGTGCTGCCGGTGGTTTTTTTGATATGGTCCAGGCTGCAACTGGTGGCATGAATGCCGCTGCGCCTGCTGGCCCAACAGTTGGACCTTACCATCCAGGTGAAGGGGGTGGCGCTAATTATCAAGCAAGAGGAGCTGACGTTGCAGAAGCTGGTAAGGCAAAAACAGAAGCTCTTAAATTAGAATCTTTCGAAAATTTAAATGATAACATGCAAAAAACCGTACATCAAACCGTTTATTCTGCCATAGCAGATGCACTCATTGATAGCGGCAATGAAATCAAACAAAAAGTTAAAGAAGCTATTGATGAATCGGCCCCAAAAAGCCCGGTCCAGTCTGGTAAAGTTTTTAATGGAACTGGTAATGGAATTAACGGTAAAATTTAATGCAACATCCAAGAATTAATATTATTGCAAATGGCGAAACGGTAAATGGTTACACAAAACATGATAGAAATGTCGGGTGGACAATTGCCTTTATTAGATTTGCCGAACCGGCATCTGCCTATGCCGCACGCACCGATTTGAATAAAACATTAAAAATGTTAATTGTTGAAAACGATTGCGTTAATGTTCAGATCACTAATAGTAAAACAAGTTTTGCCAAAACCTGTTCTTTGACCATGAAAGTCACTGATGATTGGTATGCATCAAATGTAAATCCAGGAGATTGGGTATTTGTTTGGTTAAATAATTCTCAAGATCAAAATAATCAATTACAGAACGCCATCGCATCTCAAAATTTTTCTAATCAGTCCCTTATTAATGGGTGGACATCCGGCTTAAAGTTTTGTGGTCGAGTACTTAATCTTGGTGCTGTTGACTCAATTACCGTGAATGGAATGAGAACTTTGGCCCAAACCGTCAATTGCCAAGCTTTCTTGGAATTAGCGACTTCTATTTATTATACTTATATTAGTCAATCCGTTATTAATCCAGCAGCCGGAACTCCGTCTGGGATTTTAGCGCCAGGATTTAATCCAGATATCATTTCAAGGACTGCGGCAGTGGAAACTTCGCTTAAAGCGGCAAATTATATGACCTCATTTGCTGATAAATTTATTAGCTTATATTCATCTGGTACCGCTTCATGGACCCCCGATTCCGTAGTAGGATATTTATTTGCTCTTACTATGGGAGTAGATAGGATGCATAATCCAGCCAACGCTTTCCTTACAAATGGCATTAATGGAACATTCAATGATGCCATCACTATTCCAAAAGATGTAGATAATCTTTTGGGTGCTCGGGGAGCTACGCGACTCTGCCAAGCTTACCAAGTTATTTTGGGAATACAAAAATACAAAAATTACAATGGTAGTCAAGCGTCATTATTAGCTCCAGCTTTTAACGATACACCGACCAATAGTTCAATCATATTACAAACACCCGCAAGGTGTAAAGGCTTTGTTCCATTCTATCCTCCTCAATGGGACAACACGCCTATTTGGTCCATTCTAAATCAATATACAAATCCTGTAGTGAATGAAATGTACACAGCGCTTCGTATGAATAGTAATGGAATGATTCAGCCAACTTTAATAGTAAGAGAAAAACCACTTAGCACTGGTCTTTACGCTGCATTAACTAATCCACAATTGAACCAAGGAGCTATCGATAGACTGCCTGCAAAAGTTAAAAATCAAGTCCAACCTAATGCGACGCCTATAGCGAAATCTTCAGCCGATTTTAAAACAAAATCTTCAGCCGCAGATCCTCATGGATACGGCCCTCAGTCAACAGAAAGAACTTTTTTTGGGGAATTGCCACGTTGGGTAATTGATGAATCAATGATTCAATCCGTTAACACCACCACTTCTGAATCTTCCAGGATCAATTTTGTTCAAGTATGGGGCAGATCAGCCGGTGTTGAATATTTAGGAATTAATGAACAAGCTTCACAAGGAACTATGCTTGGCCAAATGGCGATGGGAAATTATTTTGCAGATACTGCCGATATTTCTCGCCATGGGTTACGAGCATATATCGAAACATCTCCATTTGATGTATCAGTTAATCAAAATGGGTCAGAAGCTCCTCAATGGGCAAGAATGCGTGCCGACTGGATGTTTAATGGACATCTTAAACTTGAAGGATCTATTTCTTGCATTGGAATTCAAGAACCTATTTGTGAAGGTGACAATATTGAGGTACGTGGGATAGTTTACCATATTGATAGTGTTGGCCACTCCGCAGGTATTTCTCCGAATGGGCAAAAAACTTTTAGTACAGTGTTGCAAGTATCAAATGGAATGTTGGCTGATGGATTAGATGATAAAAATCCACCAAAATATATGTGCCATTTACCGAAAGGTCGTGCCGGTCATCCTGGTCCTGGCTATACAGAAGTACAAACTCGTGATAGTTCTAGTAAGAAACGTAATTCCCAAGGAGATTTACAAGGCTCTGATGAGGATTCTCAAGATGAATAGTTTTAATCAACTGTACCTTGGCGTTATCCAAGAAGTATATTCTCCGGGTGATCCGTTGAATGCTTCTAAATATCAATACGAATATCGTGTTTTGATATCAGGTGACGGCAATGCGCAAATACCATGCAAATGCATAAGAATGGATCCATATGGTTCATATCATAATTACCAAGACGCCGTACTCTCTAAAGGCTATCGCGTATTTGTACAGTTTCCCAGAGGTGATCGTTCTATGGGAGTCATCATGGGCGGCTCAAGATTCCGGCAGGAAGTACAAGACCCCAAAGCAGGAATTATCTATGAGCATAGATTCAACGAAGTGGTCAATACCGTCGACTTCACAGGGGCCTGGACTACTCGCACCACTTCCGGGACATTTCTAAAAGTAGAAAAAAATAAAGTCACAATTTCAGATACTCTTATTCAACAACCTGGTTACCAAAATACAAATTTTCAGGCTCAGAACAATGCAGCTTCTCCAGTTACTACCGATCCTTTTGATGGTGAATTTATTATTTTGGATAAAGCTGCAGGACAGCTTTGGATCAACACTAATCAGTTTAAAGTCGTAGTAAATAAAAATGCTGATATACATGTTCGTGCGGACTCCAATGTTGTTCTTGATGGGGCTGCGACTATTACCGTTGGTAAAGATGCCAATGTAACCGTTAATGGAAACGCTAATGTAAACGTGGCTAAAGACTTACAAGCAAATGTAACTGGTGAATTAAAAGCAACAGTTGGAAAAGATGCCACGATCACCTCATCTGGCTCAGTGAAAGTTAGCGCCAAAGACATATCGCTGCAGGCGCAAGGTGCTAGTTTCCCTTTAGCCGCATTATTAACAACTACTTCAGATCCCATAATCGACTATATTACAGGAATTCCCACCCAAGGCACACCAACTATTAAAGCAGGCGAATAATGGCTGTTCAACCGTCAGTACTCACACAATTATTCACGACAAAAGCCCACACATATATTTTGGCAGCGGATAATGCTCGTGTTCCGGGCAGAGCAAATTACAATGGCCCGCTCGCTCAACCCAATCCCCAATATTTTATGAAGTACGCTCAAGGCGTGGCAACTGGTATCGCAATAGGAACTCCTTCAGTAAATTTCATAACAGCTGATACTGGAGTTATGGGAGCCCCACCAATTCCAGGCGCTGGTGCAGGAATCGGGATAATCGTCGATGCATTATATTTTGAAAAAACTTGTTATTCGTTAATTCAGCAAGCTTTACAGGCAAAATATAATGGTACGTCAGTTATTGAGCCATACGCTTCATTAACGCCCACGAGCAATGGAGTTTATTTGAAGGCTATTTGCCAAGCTCTTGGTGAAGCTATCAAAGAGCATTACGCAACTTGCTGGACATTAACTTCAGTTCACCCATTAATTTATATTGGAACAGGTCTTATAGTCGATGGCGCATTTTCTGGAATCCAACAAAACCTAGTCTCTTCTTCAATAATGGGCCAATTATCTGGTTTTAATGGAGATTTTTTGCAAACCATGATAGATCAAATCGCCTTAGCTTATAAAATGACAATAGAAAAAATGTCCACCGGTCAAGTAGCCATCGTAGGAGTATGTGTTCCAAGTCCTGGACAAATATGCGGTATTGGATCTGTTGGAGCTGGTACCGGCGTAGCTACATAAACCTCCACTAGTTTGTGGAACCTCTTATACAACCCCCTAATATTTAAGGTATCCCATGGCAACTAATTCCCCTCTTACTAATGGTGCATTAAATTTTGATGCAGAGTCGCAACAAGCGCAATCCTCTATTGATCAACTTAGTTCCGATCTAAAGGATTACTCACATCCCCCCACTGCAACTCCGGCCAAAACCTATAGATATCAAAACTCTATATTTGATCCAGCTGTTGACTTGGTAACCCTTTCCTCTGCCAATTTCAACGAATTATTTGATGAATTAGATTTTACCAGACAATATGGGTACACTTTTTGTATTTATTCAAGTGACAATAAATTCCAAAAGGTAGCCTATTCCTTTCCATTGCCACCACAAAGTATTTCCATTAGTGTGCCCGCAGCTGTTAGCGGTACCGTTACTATGAAAGGATACGTAGAAGACCACAATGGTGCTCCTATTCGTAGAATTAGTTTACGTGGAACTACCGGTATTTACCAAGAAGTCAGCGCTCAAGATCCTGGCAGTACTGGACCAAATTCATTGCTCAGCTCTCTTTTAAAAAATACATTCCAGTCTGCTGTACGTGTAGCTAACCAAGCCACTGCTTTAGCTGGTACAGTTTCATCAATTTTCAGTGGATCTAGCCCGCTTTCTGCCCGTATTAATTGGAATAATTCCGATGTATCTAGTAGAAAACTTCTTACTGGATACGAAGCTGCGCATACTTTGTACCGTTTTTTAGATGGTTATCTTGCGATGAAGAAACAAACAGCGAATTCAAAAGTTCGTTTGTGTTTCGAAATGCATAAAGATAAAATGTATTATGATTGTACTTTGAATAATTTTACTTTGAATAAAATTGCGGGCACATTGGAATACGAATACAGTATTGACCTTACCGCTTGGAGACGCCAACCACATCCACCAAGTGGTGATTACCCTGTACAGTCAAGCAATGGAAGCCAAGCAAACGCCATCAATAAGCTAGCTCAGATTACCCAAGCATTAATTCAAACTCGCGCTCTTCTTTCAGATTCATTTAACGTTTTGGCTGGTATAAGAGCTGATGTAAATAGTGTATTTATTGAACCTCTTAGAGAGGCGATTTTATTAGGAGGTACTCTTGTTTCGGGGGTGCTATCACTTTCCAGTTTCCCTCAGTCTATCATTAATTCATCCAAAGCGGGAATTATATCGGCCCTAAAGTCTTCTCAAGGAGATGTTAGATTAGCGACAATTAAGGCTTCTATGATTAAAGCTGGATATTATTCTAATGACAATAATTCTCCCAACTATGGATTAGTAAATCCCACTACGTCTGTTTTAAATTCTGAATTCCGAGAAACAAATGATACTAACCAGGCAGAGCTAAACGGAATTAATAATGATGGCTCTGGCTTCCAATTAGCCCTCAATGATCCTTCTGTGGCTATTCCCATGCTTGATCAATTCACAATTGATGAAATTCCCATGACTTCAGCTCAACAAACGGCTGTACAAAATGAGATTAATCGGGTTCAATCATTAACGGCCACTGACCTTCGTAATCGAAGAACATCTATGGAATCTTTTGCGAATTCAATTGCGCAAGCCTTTGGTGGGGGTTCTACTACATTTAATAGAGTTAATAATTATACAAATTCTCCTACGACTAAAAAATTACAAATATCGGACATTATTCTTATGTCTCAGATTAATGATGCTATTATGGCTTATGATTCATTGATTGCACAGATGGAAAGTAACGTGTCTGCAGGTAATGATGATTATTATTCTTATTATGCGAACGTCGCTAGAGAAAACAATATCGCATTTACCCAAAGTCAATCAAAGTATTATGTACCTTTCCCATATGGCATGACCATGGAAGCGTTAGCTGTGCAATATTTGGGGGACGCTCAAAGATGGATTGAGATCGCGGCAATTAATGGACTTCAAGAACCATATATCGACGAATCTGGATTTAATATTTTATTCCAAGGCAATGGCGCAGGCAACACATTGACTTTGCCAAATGCAGATGATCTTTTTATCGGCCAAACCATTCTCATTACTTCCAATACTCAATCAGCGACTTCTCGCAAAATCACCGGGATCACTGTTGAATCTGCTGTTGAATCCATTGTCACGGTAGACGGTGATCCAACCATGTCTTTATATCGTACTGCTGACAGCGCTAGTCTAAAAGCTTTTTTGCCAAATACTTTGAATTCTTTAAAGATGGTAGCAATTCCTTCGAATGATCCAGTAGGTGTGCCTCAACAATTAAAAATAACCCCCGGTGCTAATGATTTAGATCCAATCATGGTTGTGGCTCAGACTGATTTCTTGTTGTTATCTAGTGGAGATTTGGCTATTGATGCGGCGGGTAATGTTGGGATAGCTACCGGAGTCCAAAATCTGACCCAAGCGGCTAAATTAAAACTTCTGACCAAAGCAGGATCGCTAGTGAATGATCCTAGTTGGGGTAACCCTGTAAGTGCCGGTCAATCGACTGCAGAAACTAATGCCCCAGATATTCTTTCAAAGATCTCTTCAATGTTTGCCCAAGATCCTAGATTTGGTAAGATCCTGGCTGGCTCAGTTTCAAAGTTTGGCCCGAGTGCGGAGATTAGCATTTTAGTGAAAATCGCCGGTACTAACCTCAATTTACCGCTCGTGGTACAAGCTCCATTATAAAATCCTTCGGCGTTGATTATTAACGCCTAAGAAAACTCGCCCACCGCAATAATGTTTCAAATATAAGAATAACATAAAAAATCTGCCAGGAACTGCTAGGGTACCACCTAGATCATGGTCGAGAATCTCTTCAAAAATACGCTTTTCAAATGGCGTCATATACGTGAGTTTACAATACAATTAGGTTAAAGTCAAGACCTAATATTCCTTATGAGGGTTATCTATGGCCGACCAGCCTGTTTTACGATCGCAACCACAAATCGCCGGGGATTTAACGGACGGCTTCTTAAGTCGGGCCACTTCAGTTACCGATTTATCACAACAATCTGTATTAAGTCAGTTTATCACTGCGATATCACAGTCAAATTTTCGTGCATCTGCAGCTATTATTCAGATGCTTGATGCACTTTCGATAGACCGCGCAGTAGGGGGCGCTCTTCAGACTTTAGCCCGTGATCGCCAAGTACCCATTCTTTCAGGTAATGCTTCAACTGGTAATGTTGATATTACAGATAATACATTTTCTAAAATTGAAACAGGTATTTACGCTGGTCAGCCAGCTCCCGTAGCTGGATCTGCAACTATTTACGTAGTGGATGCGTCGGCCTTCAATCCTACAGGTCAAGTTTATATTGGTCGTACTACCCCCAATGTCGAGGGGCCATTAACTTACACGAGTGTGACGGCTCAAGCTGGTGGAGCATATTGGGCTATTAATTTGGCAGGGTCTTCTTTGACTACAAAATTCCATAATCTCGGTGAACGAGTGATCATGGCCCAAGGTGGAAATAGACTAATTAGATCAGGCTCTTCAGTTCAAACTGCTTCTGGATCCAATTCATCTCCTATAGTTTTTAATACGACCTCTAACGCGACTATTCAAGATGGTGAGACCACTGTTAGCGCTGTACCGATCGTGTGCGCTCAGTCGGGCACAGATGGAAATGTACCCAAATCTGCAATTGTTGAAACCGTATCTTTCCCATTTTCTTCTAGTTGTGTGAATAGTCAGCCATTTACCAATGGTAAAGCTCCAGATGATGACGATACTTTAAGGGAACGTATTAAGGCTTATGAGCAAGCTAAATCAAAAGGAACTGCTCAAGCGATCGAAACAGCTTCTATTGATGTTTTTTCGCCAGATGACCTTAAAAGAGTCAGTTCGGCTAATATCGTTACTTACGCGGATACTTCATCGGCATTGGTATTTGATGATGGAACGGGCTATGAAGCAATTTTTACGGGAGTCGGCTTAGAAACGGTAGTTGATTCTGCATTGGGTGGAGAAATAAATCTTCAACTAAGACAATATCCAATTCTCCAGGCCCGTGTTATAAATAATCTTGCCGGACCTTTTAATATTTTACAGAACGACGCTATTGATGTAGAAATCCAAGGTGATCGTAGGACACATTTTTTCAACTCTACAGACTTTTTAGTCCCAGGAGCTGGAACCGTTAGTGAAATCGCGAATTCAATCAATTCTGATCCTAACTTTCATGCATATGCGACTACTGCGACTAATACCTCTCGTATTGCTTTATATCCTCGTAACCGTCTTCAGAATGAGATCACTGTTGTCGCTCGTGGTACAACAGACGACGCCAGCGTCAAAATCGGATTCCCATTAAATACTGAATATACAATTCGTTTGTACAAAAATGATATTCCATTATTCCAAGATGGTCAATATGCGACAGTTGCAACTACTTCTAATGCTAACTGGTTAAACACCATTACTGATGGCGATACTCTAATTTATTCTGTAGATAAAGCTCCTCCAATCACTGCTACATTTACAACTGCATTATTTCAAACAATTGATATTACTGCCACGGTCAGTTCTCAAACTGCATTAAGTACTTGGGTAGCTGTAATGAATTTAATTATGTCAGGAGTTACGGCGTCTATCAATGGTGATACCATTAATTTGACTTCTAATTTAGGATTGAACAATAGAGCATCAATTGAAATCCAAGGCGGAACGCTACTTTCTAAAATGTTCCCAGTTAATGTTGATGTAATATCGACCGGTCGCGGATCTGATTACACTCTTAATCGTCAAACTGGTCAATTTGCATTAAACGTGGCACTAATTAAAGGTGATTCAGTTACTGCTGGATCTTCGTTTACTCGCGCAAACATAATCACATCTTCAATACCTTCTGGTCCAACCATTGATGGAAACACGTGGATGGTAGTGGATGGCGCTGCTAAATTAATACCAAATGGTCTTAAGTTAAATACCCAAGTATTTTTTGAATCCTATGCTACAGGGAAAATGCGCATTCGAGGAGAGTCCGCTACGCTTACTCCAGAAGGTTTCGAAAATGTTGCTATCAACGATTGGATACTTATTTGGGGAGAAGCTAGCGACGCTACAGCATACCCAATCATGTACGCTAATCGCGGATACTGGCGTGTAGAGTCTATCGATGGCGGATTGATTGTAAATATCGATGGAAACTTCAGTCCAACATTTGGATCTGAACCATCTGTGCCTCTTGACAGAATAGTTGCTGTAGAAACCCTGGCTCCAATTCAACATTTAGGGTATACTGCGGCAAGCATTGGTGGGTTCATTACGCAAATTACTACCGATTTACTTGGTGTAGATGCCGATGCAATAGGCTCATCTGTTCGCCTATCTTCTCAAACCTCTGGCGCTTATGGCGAGATTCTTATTGTAGCTGCAGACAGTGGTGCTAAGTCTATTGGCATTAATCCAGCAACTATATCAGATAACATCACCTCTCATTATGGATTTATTGTAACGGCTGATTCAGAGGCTGGAACTCCTTTGTTTACTCATAGTGTTTTTGGTACTAAAACAGATGACCACACTTTTCAAGATTCCAATTACGAAACCTTTGGCGGTAAATTAGATAATTTTGCAGAAATACTAAATGATTATGAAGCAGATGTAAGTAATTTCCGAGAGTTGCCGGATTCAAATAAGTCTCGTCGGGTATACACGGAAGACTTTAATGAAAGCACCAATAATATTACATTAAAGATCCCTCCCTATATGACTAGCGCGGAAAGCCCTATTCAAACAGGTGATCGTTATTTTTTGCGTGAATCTTATCAGTTTGACTCTACAGATGATCTTACATTTATCGTAGATGGTGACGACACTACAAAAACATATACTGCCCCAGTAGCTCGAAATGTTATTGTGGACAATCATTCAACTCCTAGTACGCAAGATTTTTCAGCTTCTGATGCTCAGTCCAGTTTAGCACTAGCTGATCCATCTTCGTTTTTTAACTTTGATTTCTCTGATTTCAAAGTTTGGCGTCAAGCAGGTGTTGAATTATTAAATGGCACTAATTCGATTAGAATAAAATTTGGTATTTTCGGTCCCGCAGGTAATAGTGTCAGGGTGGGTTATGTTTATCCGTCTAATAATACTCAAACTTCATTGTCTTATACGACCCTTAATAATGAAGCTGGGGCAATTGGTATTGTGTTGCCGGTTACAACTCCAAGAACACCTAACTGGGACGGAACTACTTCCTTCACTACCGATGTAGTTACTACTGGCGGAAAAGATACCGTCACATATACTTACAGAGTTGGCACACAGCCAAATTTTGGTGTTGGCGGTGCTGCAATTAATAATGGTGATATTGCAATGATAGATCCTACTTCTGATCAGTTGAGCCAGAATAAAAATTTCTCTGCTCGCGTTTCAACTGTATCAGCCACTACATTTTCTATTCAACGCCCAACAGGTACCGCTATAAGCGATAATATCCCTATTGCATCGATGCAAAATATTAATGGAGTGGTAACAGCTGTCACGGCCCAACCTCACCTCATTCTTCAAGGCGACCGCATCGGTATTTGGGGAACCTCTTCGGTAGATGGATTCAATTATCCATTTCAAACCACTTATTATCCTACTGTAGTAAATTCCACCACTTTTACATTTAGTGCGCCCGTTGGGACTCCTGGTGGGGCAATCATTTCGGCTACTCATGCGGCTAACATCGTCACCGTTACAGCATCTGCACATGGGCTACAGGTCGGTAATGTAATAATTGTTTCAGGAATATCTAATCCTAACTATAATGGTACACATACCGTATCAGCAGTTTTATCTTCTAGTCAATTTCAATACATCGTAACTGGGTCGGACGCTTCAGTAGTTGGTGGTCGTTTTGACTTCCAAAGCTATGCATTAGATCCAGCTTCAACAACTTCCATCCAGTCAATCACAAAGACTGGCTATTCAGTAACTGTAAATAGTACCGGCGAAAGTATCGCTGTGGGTGAACTAGTTCAGATTGCTGGTGCGCAATGGTCAACTTATAATTCTGCTACAACTTATGGTACAAATGATACCGTTTTTTATAGCGGTATTAATTATGTTTCTTTAGTGTCCGGCAATACCTCAAATCAGCCAGACATCTCTCCAGCGCAGTGGGCAATTACCTCTTTGACCCTCAATGGCAACTATGTTGTTACGTCCACTGTGCCTGGAGTAAGTTTAACCTTCGTCACAGATTTCTTAGGAAATGGATCTGCTACGACAGGTACGGCGACAGCCATTAGAACCGCTGCTAGAATTGCACGCTCATTGGGACCAAATGCTGCGATGTTGCAATTTGCGCAAGTTTCGACAACAGCTCAAGCAATTATAGACTATGCTACGACTCAAATTCCTGATTTACTTGGCGCTGCTTTAGACGGCGGCACATCTTCTGATGTGATTAATCTTTCTACCGCCGATACGACTCTTTCTGGTAATTATTACACAGCTACCGTAACTGCGATGGCTGCGACTGAAGGATCTAGCTTATTGAATATCACCGTTAATGCAAACATACCTGCAGGTTCAGATATATCACTGACTACAGACGCAACTGGGTATAGCGACAGTTATGTGGTGCTTACCTCTACTCAAGTGGGATCTTCTTGGGTATTATCTATTAGAACTAGAATCGTTTCTCCTACCACTGGCCCAGTAACTTTTACTACGGGTAATATCGTGGGCGCACCAAATTATTTAATGATGACTGATGGCGAAAACTTTGTTAAAAGTTCAAACCTTCAATCAGTTCCTACTTTACCTCAGTTTTCTTGCAAACGTGCCTGGATTGAAGCGCCAGCTATTGGCGAAGAACTGAGATTGATTGCTTCTACTACTGAACAATTAACAAGATTTTGGAATGTTTTAACTGTAACTGGTTTGTCTAATGTCGCAACGATTGATAATTCTGATTATGGTCGTCAATTACAAGTCCGTACTCAAACATTCGGAGCTTCTGGATCAATCCAGGCGACTGGTGGAAATGCTTCTGGTGGCCAAATAGCTATCGTTGGTGCTGGGAATGAAATTGACAGTAAAACCGGTTCTTTGACAATCCCTTTTGCCGCGCACGATGGGTTGAATGGCGGGTCATGGATTCAAATTACTCAAAATACCAGACAAAACAAAATACTTGGATTTGACGGCACAACAGTAATTAATACTTCTTCAAATGGATTGACTTTAGCCGGTGGTTCTGGATCATTTCAAACCGCTCGCGTAACAACTCAAGATTCTACAACTAAAATGAAAGTTGAACGCCAAGGTAATTATATGGCATTCATAGGTGTATATGGCACATCATTAGGACTCGCATCAGATCCTGTTCAGTATGTTCGTGAAGGTGATTGGGTAAGATTATCTAATACGGCAGCGGGATCTGCCTGGTCTGCTTCAGTTACTTATAGTCCCGGCGCAAGAGTTGACTACATTGGTTATCAATGGCTACAAATTTCTGGTGGTCCAGTACTAGCAGATATCCCAGGCACTGACACTAGTTGGCAACGATTAGGTGTATCTTTTTCAAATGAAGGGATTTTCCAGGTAGTAAGAGTTTTCGGTCAAAACACTTTTTATATTCAAAACACTTTAGGTATCGATGAAATGGTTCAACTGGGAGCAGGGTCGGAACTCAGCTTTTACAGTTATGACTCTGTTATGCCGGGAGATACCTTGGTAATCGCTGGCAATATTCTTAACAGCCTGAATGTTGGCAGATACACTGTTCTGGATCAAAATGCTGGTCCTGGCTATGCTTTCCCTACGGCAACCCGAATTTATACTCTTCCTATCCCAGTCGTTCAAGGTAATACAGTTTTGGGTGATAGCTTTATACAAGTAAACATTGAAGAAGCTAATCCGCTTCAATTACTGAAACGCATTGTAACGATCGCTCCGTCTGATGTAGGCTACGCAAATGTAATTGTAGATTCTTTTAATCTCATCAATAAAGTTTCTTCTTCACTTGGAGCTGCGATGGTATTCCAAAATAAAATTGCTTACAATAATGCAATTGCATTTGGAGTAGATTCTTACCGTTATTATGGCGGATTGGTTGAAGAGCTTAATCGAGTGATTTATGGCGATCCCACTGATCCATTGAATTTCCCAGGCATTCGTGCTGCGGGAACTAATGTAGATATTAAACCGGCATTAGTCAAACGCATCACCGTAGCATTAGCAGTTAGGCTTAAGTCGGGTGTTCCGTTCATTGAACTCCGCGATCGTATCAAGGCATCAGTAGCAGGATATGTCAATAGCTTGGGTGTAGGTGATCAAGTATCTTTAAGTAGTATTGTAGATGCTGCCGGTAAGATCAATGGAGTTACGTCAGTCGTAATTACTTCACCTACCTACGACGTGACACAAGATCAAATCTTTGTGGGATCCGACATGAGAGCTGCCGTGGTTAATCCAACAAACGATGTTGTGGTTGCTTCCCTGACCTCTTGATTTTTATTCATAATCATACCATACTTGAACTTCTCGCCAGGATGTTTCAGAATATTCACCTAATTTCACTTCGATTCTTCTTTTGATTTTTACCCAATGTTCTTCGCTTTTATCCGTGAATTTATATGGATTAAAAATAATTGAGCCGCTGTCTAAAAGTTCGGCCTTTATTTTTTTTAGATTACCGTTTTTATCTAATCCTACCCATTTCACTTGTGCATAACATGTGTCGAACCAGTAGGTGCTGCGGATCAAATCCCCCTTTTTCGGATTAATGCTTGAAAGTTTGTTATATTTAGGATTCATTTTAGTTGAATTATATAATAATTAAAACGAGGCTGTTTGCCTTCACAATCGTATGACTCGTAACGGGATCGCCACGATTTCTTTGGTTTATGCCAATAATGACTTGATTCCCATTCTTTCTGCTCCTCCACTATAAAATACCCATCTGGAATTCGAATATTTATTTTTTCCATTTCTGGCATTCCTTTATGTATTGTATAGGTCGATAATCAATGACTATACTATATACAGTTTTAGTGCGAGGTTTATATCCATCAAAATCAATTGAAAGCGGAGTAATGTTCTCTGTTTTGTAGGCGTGCGGAGGAATATAATAGTTATACTTTTTGCTTACTCCCCAAAAGTGAACTCGCCAATATTTACTCATCGATAGTCTCTATTGTGAATAAATAATCCATGGTAATGGATACTCCCCATTTATCTTCAAAACGAGTGTTAATACCGCCCCATTCTCCTATTAATACCCACCTCTGTACAGATTTTGGAGTATCCCAATAATAAACTTTCATGGCGTCGGAGATGGTGAGGGACTTGGAATTGGTTCTGCACTAGAAGCAGTTAAGATTGCCAAGAACTGATCGTAACATTGACTAGCGCAAGTAGTATTGCCGCTGCACTGCGAAGAACAAAATTGCTGTGCTAATGCATAGTTAATGGTGGTAGAGACCTGAACTTGCAGGGGATCTACTTTTACTGGATCTGAATGAACCTGTAATCCACAACCAGAAGCTAACAAAAAACATAAGCTAGTGAAATATTTCATAATATTAGCTATCCAATCTGGCAGGCTGCCAATTACGTAAAAAATTAGTCAAGATTTCACCAAATTTTTGTAGAGCTTCTTTTTTGGTTTTAGCTTCTGTCATAGGCAATACAGCGAATACGCGTCCAGCAGAGCTAATTTCATATTGTTTTTTGTCTTCATTTAATTTCACGTTCATATATTAACTCTAACCTCAATCTGTCGGACCGTCAAGGAAAATCTCGAAACAGTACTCGACTTTAGAATATTGATAAGGAATATCATAGGAAGTCATCCATGCCCAACCCCCAATGTCAAATACATCCAAGTAAAATGAACTATCATCAATTAACTCATCTATATATTTCATTTAAAATAAATCACGTATTGAAGTCTGAAACCAAGTACCTGGCCTCCGTATAAAGTAATCCACCTGTATGTTTTCGATCCCCGAAACTCTTCTACGATGTGATAAGTAGCATTATCCATTTTCGGGCACCTCTTTGAAAGAGATTTCCATTCTGTAGGTCCAGGTAGCTAATGGTCCAAGTGCCCAGTCTCCATGGGTGCCTATATTTACGGTACCCCAGTCGTAAATACGATCACCAGGGACTTCGTAACAATGAATTCCGCGTTTATGTACAGAAGGATATAGGTCATTGACCCATTTGTCCCATCCTGCCCAGCTTCCCGTGGTTTTAATTTTTTTCATTTCTTAAGCAGTTTCTTTTTGGTTTTGGCCAATTGATCCGCAGCACAAAATAGTGTGTATTTGAAAGTTAGAATCGTCGCAATAGAAGTCATCACGGTAGCTATTATGATTTGCGATGCCACAGAATTTAATTTCTTTTTCACTCTTATATAATACCATTATTTTAGATCGATTCTGATATAATTTGTTTGCCATTCGTTTTCATTCGCACAAACCACATACGCGATAGCAGTTACGCCCCCTCCGCGTCGAACAACTGGTAAAACAATGTAGTCTATTTTCTTGCCCGCATCCACGCTTTGTTCCTTTCAACTTGGTGCATGACCCAAAATTCACCACAACCCATTTCAATTATAATAACGCCAATAGGGGTGACCACAGATATTGAAGTCAACCCTACGTGAAAATAGTATGCTTTAAAGTTATCTAATTGGTCCATATTTCCCAAATTTCAAGATTATCGGTAGTCCAAAAAATAGTAGGAGTAGCATTTAGTAAAACTATTTTTTGAATTACGGGATTGACGGGAGCCCAATAGTAATTTTTCACTATTCCGCAATTCTTTCAGCTTCCAGAGAGAACTCATTCATTTCATCTAAGAATTGAGCCATTGGATCAATGGTACATTTAAAATTAGGATTCGTATTATCGACGATAAGATAAAGCTTACCAGCGCGAGGAGACAATTCAGGAGCGTCATTGCAAACTACCAAAGTATTATTAACGTATTTATGAGTGATCATGGGTTACCTCTTAATAAAAGAATACCATACTAAAATAGGAATGTAAAGAAAATTATCGCAGGACCGACATTTTTCTGGCATATGACATTAAACGAATTCTCACTACTATTTCACCCTCTTCTAAATACGTAGTATAACTGCATAATTTATTTTCTTTCCAATTTAAGCTAGAAGATTTTGCCATTTGATGATAGAAATCTGACGCCACTTCGTCTTCTTCCGGGCTCCGCTCGATGCGAATATAAATACCGGTATGATCAATCATTATAATAGATTCCAATCTAATTCGGGATTCTTGGGCTTTTTACTCAAAGGTTTAACTGAAAAGATTACATCACCATTATCTGGAGCCGCGACGATTAACTCATAGTTTGTGTTATGCTGAGCGAATATGTTTTTCAAATCACAGGCACTGATATAAAATAGCATTTGCGACATTGGCCCTTCTACATAAATAGGCATAAGATCTGTGCCAAGGGCACCATTAATAGCGTAAACACTGCAATTCCACAATCCCTTAACCTTTAGAGGATTGCCATGGCGATCTTCGAAGTCGAACTCGGTACCACCAAATCCATTTTCATTCTTAGCGTTATGGCCATAAATCTGTTTAAACGGATGGGAATCATGGCTACCGATGTAAATTGTTTCTAATTCATTGATCTTACTTGTTTCATAATGAAACGGCAAAGTTACTTGATCCACTTCTAAGGTGATTTTAGGTTCGGCCAACTGACCCTCCTGCATGTCGATCTCTATGTTTTTAATTATCATTTTTTGCTTTCCAAAGAGATTCTCTTAATACTAATTTTGATCCAATTGAGAAACGCCAGGGAGCATTCCCTTGCCTAATATAATCGTCGGTCATTATCGAGTCCATAAACTGCATAAAAGAATTTTCATCAAGGTAAAAATGAAACCACATTATTTTAACCCTCGAAGATATATTTTTGAGTTATTGGTGTCACCCTCTAAAAACCAGTCAATAGTATTATTTAGATGAGGTACATCCCCAGCACAACAATCTTGGAATATGCCATAAAAGGCATTTTCTTCTACGCTAAATACATAAGTTTTCATACTGAAAGAATCTCGATAATCGGTTTTTCATCCAAACCAACTCTCCATTCGACTTTATAAACAGAAGACTTGCGAGATGTTTCTATAATTCCTTCTCTGATATAGTCTGTCACAGCAAAAGTCCATTTAACCGTAAACTGATCTAAAGATACTTCGCCGTATTGCCATTCAACCATTCATTAAATTCTAGCATAATTAAAATCAGAAGTCAAGGAATTTATGGTATACTACCATTATGAAACAAGTAACAGTTAATGCAGTACATTTTAAATCAAGTGGAGATGTAGAATCCACAAAATCAACCCGCCATCAATTGGGATACCGATTGGACGTAAGCGCAACCAATGATTATCCTTATGATAAATATGAGTTGACTTACGGGGAAAAGCCTGGAACTACAACTCTTTTAGTTAAAAATAATAAAGAGCAGCTCCTGGCTAAATACGAACTCGTCCCAGACGAAGATCAACCCGAATAACTCCTAATATTACCTATGCTGTTCTGGGGCAACTCTTATCCCACATTTGTGGGCAAATGAATCCCCGGTTTTCACTCTATCATATGGTAATATCAGACACAAATTCAGACCAGTACAAATGGGTGCGCCAGTTTATCAGCGATTTCATCGGTGGTGAGAACGCTGACGCATTCCTATTGTCATTGGCGGACGAGCACCAAAATCTTTCCAACCTGTCTGTTGCTGTTAACAATTCCTTAACAATTTCAATGTCCGGTGGGGAATACCTCGATCGAGTATTAGCTGGCTATGGCATCACCCGTCCAGCAGACCTTGGTCTATCTGACGATGCCTTCCGCAAGATCGGTATCGCGATCAATGCACAAAAACAGATCACTGACGTAATTCACACGATCTTAGAGATCTTCTTCGGGGAAGAGTCAGTCCGCGCATACGCTCAGTCTACAGTGGCAGGCCCATATGCATTCGAAGATGGCGACGAACTATTCGTCGAACTCGAAAACGGCACAATCTATAACATCCCATTTGACTTGACTAATTTTACCGACCCCAGCCAAGTTTCCGCGCAGGAAGCTAGCGATGTGATCACTAGGTTTTTCTCAAGCCAAAGCTTAAACGCATATTCCAAGGTTTACACCGATTCATCTACGCAGCTCCAATACGTTAGAATATTCGGATCAGCCAAGGGGCCATACTCGTTAGTGCAAATCCAGGGTGGTCGCGTGCAATCAGTAATGCAGTTCCCAGACATGCGCCCAACTGAATTAGCGGTAAACACTACTGTGTGGCAAGTGACGAGAAACGTATCTTCCACGATCCGATTCAGATGGTATTCAGGTCCTAAGCCAGCGCTCGAATCTTTATTCCCAAATGATATAGCTAATATATTTGGTCAACCATTCGTATTAGCAGGTATCGACGGATCATTCCCGATCACGAACGTCAGAGCAGCCGGGGTTTCACCAGAAGTTGACTCAGGCTATTTCGAAGTATCGATCCCGGAATTAAGCGGCCTAAATTCTATCCAAGTAGACACAATACCTCCACCTAATTCAGGCGGCAATATCTATTCTTTCCTCGTCAACCAAGGTGCCTACGAAGATCTAACCTTCTTCGCACCAAAGAAGAACGTACCTTACGGTCAAAGCCGATTCGCATTAGCATTCGAAGCAGTGAGCGGTACCCTACAAATTTACTTACCAGCAACCACCCAAGTCGTAGAACGCGCTTTGACCGGTGGGATGCATATGCACATGAAATATACCGAACAAGATCTCGACGGTACTTTCGGTTCAAGTTTAACGAACGATACCAAAAACCAAATTATTATCATCTCTGACATGGCGTTCAAATACCCAGCTTTGGGTTATGACATGGATTCAACAGGTGGGGAAGTGACTATCAATGCACCAAGCCCTTACACTATTCCAGTCAACTATTGTTTCAGAGAACAAGGCTACACCACCGTAGTCTGCGCACAGCCACATGGTCTACCTGACCAATCGTGGAGCCCAAACACAAATTACTCAATCGGAAACATCGCCTACTACCAAGGAGCTACTTATCAGGCGCTCCAAGCTACAGGTCCATTAAGTATGGTTGAACCTCCAGCAGACAATCCCGTCTTCTGGCAATTCCAGGAGTATAGCCAAAATTATTCGGACTATACTATCACACTCGACGTAGATTTCGTTGAATCAGATGATCCTGCTAACCCATTTCTGGGGAGCTACATCGTAGACCCAGCAGCCGGTTACGCATTAACATCTGATATGGTAACGACTAGAGAAGCATTAAGAGCTGGCCAAAGGAAGAGTACATTGTACTGCCAAGGCGAACTCCCAAATGCTGCAGGTATTTTGTTATTCGGTTTAAACACTGACCAACAAGAAGGACCAGTCAATTACTTCGGTGCCCAAGTCGCGGGCGCTGCAACAGCTATCCCATTAACTTCAGCTTCCCAAGTCGGTACTACCATAACGGTGGTCACGACCCAAACCAATGGAGCAATCCCTGGTTCAACTGTAGTTATTGCCGGTACAGGAACACCTATCGACGGTACGTATGTGGTTACTAACGTTATCAGTCCAACTGTATATCAATGCACAGCAGGAAGCCCAGGCATTTATTCATCGGTTGGAGTTGGTACGAGCACCACCCAAGTGAATGGGGTTACATCGACTTTACTGATCGACCCTTCATACTCATTTAAGTATGACCACGCAATCGCAACCGACGTTACGGTACTATCGAGCCAATTCGCTTATGTACCAGCCCCTGACGGTTCAGATTATTCACCTTATATCACAGGTTCACCAGACGGACGCATTTATTGCCAAAGCCTGATAGACCAGATTGTAGCGTGCGGCATTAATCTGAATATCACAGTGGTATATCCTGGATCAACGGGTGTAGGTAATGATACGGATGGCACATTGGCAACGTCTGTTCCACAAAACGACATTGTTTGGATTTACGGTGGGGACACATAGATGACTAGATTTGTATATCTTTCATTATACATGAGAACGATGTACAGCTTATACGATTTGTTAGAAAAGGTTTATATGTACGACACCACTTCAATGCTTATTACTCAGCGCAACATCACAGGAGTAACTAAGTTCTATGAAGCTTTGCGTTTAATCAACCTCAAAGGCGATCTAAGAAAGACTATGCCAATGATCGGTCAGACTATGGGGAGTTGCTAGATTTACAGCGAATTTAGTGATAAGGTATGAATATGAATAAATCTAAATGGACGTTAGAAGCATGCAAAGAAGATGCCCTTAAGTATACATCACGATGGGCATGGAATAAAGCTTCTAATAATCGGCCATACAAGACCGCTCGCGTTAATGGATGGCTGGATATTTGCTGTGCGCATATGCCTCAAATTAATAAGCCACCAAATTACTGGACCATAAAAGAAAATTGTATTATTGATGCACATAAATTTAACGATAGAACAATATGGCAAATTACTTCGCACTCAGCCTATAAAAGCGCATGCGATAACGGCTGGCTGAGTGAATGTACGATGCATATGATAGACAAGATTAAGCCAAAAGGGACATGGACTTTGCAGACTTGTAAGATCGATGCAAAGATATACAAAACTATTTCTGCATGGCAAGAGGGGTCTCCTTCTGGATATCAAACTGCGTTTAAAAGAGGATGGCTAGCAGAATGTTCTGAGCACATGACGAAGAGCTGTTTATCTAGGCCGGAACAAAGCCTTAGAGAAGAAATTAAAGCATTATATCCTAATGCTGATTCCAAATTTTTCACCCAAAACGGTAAAAGAATGCAATTGGATATTTATATACCGGAACTTAATAAAGGTATTGAATTTAATGGGGATTATTGGCATGGCGAAGGAATGATCAGACAAGGAATTAACCCTCATCAATATCATGCAAACAAGAAACAATTTTTCCAGTCAATTAATATTAGTTACATAGAAATTTGGGAATCCGAATGGAATACCAATAAAGATCTTTGCTTAAGCAAAGCGAAGGAGTTTTTATTCAATCCGTAATACGCACAGGTGCCCGATTGCAGTTAAAGGTGTATGATGGCAATGAAGAACGACTAATAGGTTATTGCACGGCTATTAACTATACAGTAAGTTCCGGCCAGAAATCCATTTATGTGGTCGACAGTCCATTCCCAGCAGAAATCGCGCAGGGGGCTGGCCCATCGCAGGTACGTGGCTCGATGACCATCTACATGCTTCAGAACACAACGCCTGAGATCTTAGGCTTAGTTCCATTCCGCACATCAGGCACTGCCGCTTCAGGTGACCTGTCGCCTAGCCCAGGTGACTCAACCAATATGTTCAACATGGCATATTCGAAATCAATTTTCTTACGTTTGTATGACCGCAATAGTGGGACTCTATTTACTTCACTCGATTACCTAAAAGTCGGATCATACTCCGTAGCAGTGACTGCCAAAGGGATCGTAAAGGCTGATTTAGCTTTTGAGGCTCGTTACGCGACTCCTGGCCAAGGATAATAGCAAAACAAAGTTCGTTAGTTGAATAACTCATGCCTTGACCAATTGAATAAATAAATAGAATTACTGCAGTAATCAAAACTTGACCAACTTCTCCAATACCTTTGGATTCAATAAATTTAAAACTTATGAAATACACTGGTAATTGCAATGATAATCCTACAATCCATCTTAAAACTTTTTGGAATTTGCTCATACCCTAATCCTATCATCGCCAAGCGTTTTTGTCAATAATTCTTTCTTCGACGGAAAAGCATCAACGTGATGGCCCACTATTCAATAAGTTACGGTACGAAGACTGAGCAGCGTCCTCAACTCGCAAACGACTCCAGTAATGTAATTGATAATTGGGATAAATTTCGTCGTCCCATTGCTGTTCCCAATCTATCTCTATGTAATAATTAGTGTAATAAATATTATCCAATGCCGTAATCCTCCACCGTAAATGTGTAAACGTGCCACGGGCGAATGCCAATGCGCGGATAGCACAAAAGACCTGACCTATCTTGAATCCAGAAGTGTGTTATCATTTGTACCCATTATTCATTATAACTTGCAGCCAGTTAGTGTTCCAATAAAATTCGCCCACTTGAAATACTTTGAGGTATTCCAAAGATCCGGTGGCCCGCTCTCCACGACGATTGATCAAGTCAATTTTAAATGTGTATTTAATCACCATTCTTTACATCGCAATCTACTATAAACTATAACCATATCAACACTACTGTATTCATATACACGCCATTGTCGGTTAGCCCATTCATGGCACCACTTACGATATTCACGCAGTTCCTGGTGCGATTGAAATAACAAGAAAAATTCGATCATAAATTATAACTCAAGAAATAACGGCCATACGTGGACGCGCCCATAGTCCAACTCATTCTATTAGATAACCACACTTTGCGGAAGCTTTCGAACTCGTGCTCACTATCGAATTGCACATAAATTAAGATCATTAATAAATCCTGTTAGCAAATGAAATATACTTAAATGGCACTATGACTATGTGTTTCCCCAAATATTCTTCTGATGCCGCTGAAATACTCCAGCCATGATCAGGTAAACTCAATAAAAAATCCGCATCATGGGCTTTATAGTCCATCAAAATATAAATCACAAAACCACCAAAAAGCAATAGCGATTTCTAGTAACAAGAAGCATTTTTTCATAAGACTCTAGCGCCGCCAGAACATTTTTAGTGGCAGACCAATAATTTAAGTCACATGGGTGCAGAAAATCTGAGTCAATGTAATAGCAAGCATATTTGAATTCAGTCATTTGCCGTTTACCACTATGCTATAATGGCTATCGGTCAGGAAAAAGTAATTGATATTGCTGTAGATTATATAAAGCAGATCGCTACTGACCATATAACTGTCGACCCTATAATTGTTCATTCATCCACCATTACGACGACCGGCTGGTAGCCTACGAAACAAAAATGGATTGCTCTTTCAATATCATTTGGCGTGCCGCTAGGGACTTTCGCAATCCAATCCAAATACTCTTTCTTATCGTCAAAAGCCTTTTTACATTCTTCAAACGTTGAATACATGTTTTCGTCAGCGAGTTTAGCGTGAGACCACCGATCGTCCATGTATACGAATTTCAAGAACGTTTTGGCTTTCATTTTAAAGCTTCCGCAACCGCTAAGATGCTCATTATCACTACAAACACAATTACGTGGTTTACCATATTTTTATTCATTTTATTGCTCCAATTCAAATATATACCTGGTTCTGTGAGAAAATCCACTAAAATCGAAAAATAATTCTATGCGAGAGAAATTCTTCCAGTTCTCGGGTTTCATGTGGACTTTCCAGAAGTCATGGTCCCACGCTGCATACAAATACATTTCACCGTTAAGAGCTTTCATCGTAAATATCCGCGATATCCATATAATCTTCTTCATTGAAAAAAATATTATATTCTGTCCATGTACTTCCATTGTAACTGTTTACGGTAATGGAGCAGCTAATTCGATCTGGCGTGAATTGATGTTCGTTACCCATAAGCTATCTCAATCTGATATCTAATGATTGGATATTGGAGTAGTCGAGCTGGCACTTCGTAAAGATTATACCTGTGTCGCATCCACGGAGCACTTGTAATAGTGATATATTTAACTTTCATATTGTACCACTATTTCAAATTTAAGTCGCCACCCATCTTTTTCCCTCATTTTGTCGAAAAACTCATAGTACCTGCGCGATAGATAAGGACGAGTAAAATAGTCTGACCAGTAGTTTTCCTTTTGCCTGACATTTTTAAACATTATCGCCCCAACCTAATCGAAACCACCAATTACCCAACCGCTCAAATAAATTAAGTTTGCCAGCAGTGTAAAATATAAGCACGGCATATCCGCTATAAAATCGGTTGCCGAAAGTAAGTTTCAATTCTATGTGAGCCCACTTGCTGTCGAAACGCTGCAGTGAGCGTACTTCGTTCCGATCCGCTAGAATGATGATCCGGCAATATTCCTCTCGCTTTGGAGTGTATTGGAAAACTTGTTCTGGTCCGCCCTTCATTTGTCCTTCTTTTGACAGTCATCACACTTTTTGACGCGCTTGCCTTTACGCCAAGCCTTGCCTTGGCTACCTTTAATGTAAGTGACAATTACTTTCTTCCATTCGTATTCGCATTTGCAATTCATTTGACTCTCGCCACAGTCATATTGTTTTTATAATCCTCTGTCAGGTTGCTCATACCATCATATTTGCCAAACCACCAAGCTATTTGTCCAATTTTGTATCGAGTATTCCAGGTTTGCCTGAAAAAGAAATCCCATCCTGATTTATCCATTTTTATGGTAAAATATTTCATTTTGTATCCCATTTAGTCCATAGGAGTGTGCCAGCACGCCATCGATAGGTATTGTATGCCTCAGAAAATTCATACCTGAATGGCGATGTTCTGCGATCCCAACTAATGGTAAATTCCCAAGTGATGTTATTCATTTGGCCACCACAAATGTGTACGCATTACTCATTAACCCCTGCACGAATTGAGTATTAACCAAGTCAGCATCATGCATAGATTGTTCCAAAGACCAGCGCTGAAGCAATCCTTCGTCAAAGCGAATATAGAGACAGTAAAAGAAATTATTTAGGTTGCTATCTATCATACTTCCACCATAAATGCGATTCTAACCTCAACAGATCGGGATAATTGCCTATAATCTACTTCGTCGGCAGTATGCCATGACCAAGGTGAATAGTCTATTATTTTATTGTAAAGATCATTAAAATGGATATAATAAAGTTTAATCATGATCGTCCTTATCAAGTATATCACCAAATTGCAACATGTACAAGCCCGTTTTCATATTTCTACGGATCCCCCATGGAGTGCCATTCATAACTTCAAGAAGCTCCCTCAATTCTCTTAGGTGGGTTGGGCATGACCACTCGCCGCCTTCGGGGATGTCTAAATGAATGACTATCATAGTTTCCAGAGCCCCAGGGCCACGCGAGAAGCTAGTGAGTGTGACCACCTCTTTTCTTTCGACCATAAACCCAATTGGAACATGCCTCTACCATCTGCTATCAATAAGAATTGGTATCGCACGATCATGCGGACCACCATGTAAGGAATATTTCATTCCCATGCCCTAAATGATAATCCCAATGCATAAAATAATCTTTAGTTTCAACATCATACACTTTAAGTCCTGCCCGATAAAGTGTGGGTGTGTCATATGCGAGATAAAGTATAATTCTGATCGGTTCACGTTTCATAAATTTGTAAATAAACTACGTTGGCCGCATTTACCAGCCGTTGAGAAGTGTAATTCCATTTCTTCTCGAAGTCCCATGCATTCTTACCTTCGAAGAACCATTCAACGTAATGAGCTTCTTCATCATCCTTGCATGCGATTTTAAATATGAAATTAATCATTTTGCCCGTGCCCAATCTCTGATCAAAGCGGCTGATCGCACGCATTTATTATTTAGCGCTTCCTGGGTGGTAACCATGCCTATTACTCCCGTATCTCCCTGAATACTATAAGTTAATGTAATGATCCAGTAATAACACATTTATTGCATCCCCAATGCTATCCAGCCTAATGTGAAGGCATACCATTGAAAACCTAAATCTTCTCGCTTCGCCATATTGTGATAACGATACTCTGTTTGCAGGCCATTGTCCAGCAGACAAACGAAGATATATTTAATCACCATACATACCGCCACCGATGTATTTTTTGCTCATTGGTCGGTCGACACAAATGATGAATTTAATAGTGAATGGAAGCGGTGGGGGTGAATTCCAAATGATAAAATTATAAGCACCTTGGCCTATTTGGTAGTTCTTTTTATAGTTGTGTAGTGCTGAATCTCCGGCCACATTCCACCCCTTTCTATTTTATATTTAGAATATCCCAATGCATATATTCTAAACATTTGGTACCAGACTCCCAGACCGACTCCCTGGCGCATCTCGAATGTAAATTTCATGTATATTTAACAGCCTCTCGGATCAACCAGCCAACAGCACCCCAGATGCAGAACGGAATGAATCTTTCAAAGAAAAACTTAGTCCACTTAGATTGTATCACTTTTTCGAAGGTTGTCAATGGTGGGGGATTGAATTCGTAATATTGCTTGTAGGGGGAATGCTCGTATACATATATGACAGCTAATGGTATTTGTCTGCCCTCCCAAGGAGTGTCTCTAAATTCAGGGCTCACCCACCAACCGTATTTCACAAGACTTGCTCTCCCATTTTTATCATAAATCTGTCCTTACTTAACCTGAAATTAGACCCGCTCCCTGTCCAGAAATGACCTTTAGCATCCAAAACGCCCTTAAGCGCAAATAACCTCGCTGAATCGAATGCATAATAAGCCCAAATCTCTTCTTTTTCGTTTTCAAAGTCTAATTCAAAGTTCCAAATTATTATACTACGGGGCGCATTCATTTAGTCCTCTTGATATCCAAGCCAAGCGCCCGTAAAGATGAAGTCGAATGGCTCCATGCATTATCTAGGATGAGATAATCCAGGCCAAAGGGGCCATAATTTTTGTGCATTAAAGTGAATTTGTATCGAAAAATTGTCATTTAACAAATATCTCCCATTTGGGATAGGTCAGAGATCCGATACCTATAGGCTCAATACGGTGTATAGAAATTAATCCGAACCTCATACTAGGCCACACGACGTGATTGTAATTATTGGGCCAATGGCTTTTAATCACAGTAATTCCTTATTAATTTAGATAGCCAAATAGGAACCAAAAAACAAACAGTGCTTCCACCTGTGCCAGGCTTAGCGACAAAATATTGAAAATGAGTAGGACTTGAGCACCAGGTTTTCATTTTCTGGGCATTTCCTTTTTAATAGTTACAATTGCTTCGCCTTCTTCATCTTCCATAATACTGCCATCGTAACTGATCCCATTGGTAGGTAGCCCAAGGCTTGGCCTATTACCGCTCTCAAAATCTTCCGGCGTTATTTTGCTTATTAAAATTATGAAAGTCTTCATTTTCTAAACATTTCCTTAAACCAACGCCAGTGAGCCGCTTTGAATAATTCGGGATGAAACATGTCGGAGCCCGAAGGGGGGAAACTTAGGGGGTTACTTTTAATCAATGAATCTACATGAGATTTATATTTGTCCCACCAATCATTAGCCTTTTGCTTGATTTCTTGCTGCTCGGAGAATTCTAAGTCTGACCATTGTTTCATAAGTTAATCATATCATACACTACGATCGTTGTCAAGATTTAAGTGTGCTTTTCAATTCTTATCTGGTAATTGCCAATATAAATGAACATCTTAGGGCGAGCCCATACGTATCCATCAAGCGCTTCTAAAGTGGAGGGCGTAAAGTTCCAATCCCTTTCTCTCTCAGTGAATCCCCACAAGAATTTATATTTGCACTTCATTTATACCTAACGATCGACAGCAGCCCAAATGGCAGCCTAGTGACATTTTTACCATCGTCATCCAAGTACCAGGCAGCTTTCCTCGGCCCTAATGTACCACCATCCCACCGTTCGAGTCTCCTGATCATTGGGATGTCTTTTTTGCTATTAAATAAGATTAATATAGTAATTCTCATCGTTTAATGCCCATCCAATGTCTGAGTATGACTGACATGACCCAAGAGTATTTCCCCGATAAACGCCTACTTAAATGGATTGTGGCGTTGCGTGGTACGCTATATCTATTAACGAATGCGAGCTTGAAAGTGTATTCATTATCTGACATATTTCCCCAGCAATGTCGAGACATATGGCCCACTGACCCGCCATTCGTACTCTTTAAATGTATGGGAATACGAATAAGTGGCTGATGAATAGTTGCCATCGGAATCAGTGGCAACGAAATAAATAGTGTAATCCGGGTATTGTTTCATTTGATGCGGAACCTTCGCATTGTGCCTTTTGTGCTCATGGCGATTAAATCCCAAGCGTGAAAGGCATTAACCCACCTACCTTTAGGAAATAAAAAGTCTTCTTCAGGAGTAAGATATACCTCGAATGCGAATGATTTAGTCATTTTTTATTCTTGGGAAGATTAGAAGTTTTTTGAATAAATTTTGAATTATCGGCAGCTTTTTGTTTTTTAGCTATTAATTCATCAATACAATCTAGGCATGTTCCAGGCCCTTTGTACGTTACTTTGTCGCACTTATCACAGCGAGATCTTTTTTCAAAAAACATCATATTTTATCCTCGGCAAAACCAACATTTACATGCATGATCGTGATCATAATCTTCGGAGACTTGTTTACCCATTAAAATCCCGCTTTCTTGAGATCACCGATAAGTTTTTTGATGGCGTTCTTAAAACGAACTCCCTTACCTTTGTATTCAGGCATTTCGCGGTTAAACCTGTCGCTGCCACTCAATCTGTACAAGTCATCATGGATGCCGAGATACTCAAAAGCGGTATCGCATTCACCCATGCGAAATAAATCAATGGCTCTTAAGGCATAATGATTGTGATCACCAAAAACTTCTGGGTGTACAGTTTTTGTCTTGGGAGTTTTCAGGGTGCGAGCCATAACGGCTCCTGCCAGACAGACCGAGCAAGTGTCAGAGCTACTGTAAGATGCCTGATGGTAGTCCCACATATCAATCCTATAATCTTTCTTGAGTTTCTCAACCTTTTGAAGGTCTTTAAGAGCGATTGTTAATAATTTAGACGGTTTATACGGAAGTTTTACTTTTTTAGCCATACCAATATTCTACTTCAATCTACGTATTTTGTCAAGGATTTTCTGTACCCAATTTTGTGTTGCAGCCTGCCAGTCGGCTTCCCAATCGGTGACCGCGTATTCGACTTCATATTTAGGTGGATTGTTTGGGTGAGTTATATTACCAATAGAATTGGCGTACCAGCCACCCCCGGCTCCAGTCCCGACCCATTTAAACCATTTTCCGCGCTCCCAATATCGAGCCTGTCGTTCATCCCATACATCAACCTCAAGATAAACTATAGCGTAGTACTTCATTTGTTGTTGCTTTCTAAAAACGCTTGGTAAATAGTGTACTTGACCATTACTTTTATAAGGTGACTGGGTGATGTTGTTAAATATGGCACACTAAGCCAATCTTTTACGAACCACCGGCTAAGTAAAGGAATCATGAATCTTTCCTCATTGCGAGTACACTCTATAGAGATTCTAATTATTTCGACGTTCATAGTTCTATGTACCAATCTGGTCCTTCGAATTCATCGCTATAGTAACGTATAGCATATACACGATCTTTATTGTCGGCGTAATAACATGCTCGTAGTTTAAATGGATAGATCATTGTTTCACCATGAAAATAAAACTTACATCCCAAGATTGAAGATTTTTAAAATGCATTTCCGCAACAGGAAACTGTCCTTTATCGGTCGGCACCTCTGATAATGTTGTGTACATCTTTATCCTATTCCTCATATGGCTATTATGAATGAAATACAGCACTATCATACATTTTTCCCCATCAGGAAATATACTTCGGTTGAGAAATCATTCGATTGCACAGCGATTACTTCTACAATGGTAGCACTACTAAATGTCGTATTGAAAGTAAATTCGTCCATGGGATGGAAAAATTTACCGGAGCGGTATTGGCAGACCCATTCATAATTCATGAAATGATGCTCCTGGTGAACGCGGAACATTTACCCATTTAAAAATTATACGACGGTTTAAGTTCGGTAACATGCCAGCGAACTGCCAATAGGAATGATAAATTCCTAGCTTAAATGGCCAATTGCAATTGTAGTAAGGCGATCCTTCGGCTTCGATACAGATTCTAACGTATTTCACGACAGGTGCTCCCAATAGGTTTGATAATGGAGGGTAATTATTCCAGCTAAATGGTCAGCTTGTACCCCACAAAATAGATCTGAAGATTGTTTATTAAAAAACTCAGAGCCTTCTTCGTCAGAAACACTAATATCCAAATAATATTTAATCATCATCGAGCCTGCTCCCAACTAAAAAAGCAATGAAGGGTGCTCACGCCAGATCCTACCCTACTCGAAACAGCTAAACTCATCCAACGGCTCCTCTTAAGAAAAAACATGTTAATTGTTTTTCTGTCATATTCAGCTTCAATCATATATCGTTTTTCAATCACAGTTTTACTCGATCCCAATGAAAAAAGTATTCTATCAGTCTGATATCCTGCCAAGAATTGCCCTTACCTTTACATTTCATCCATTGGCTTTCCTTATGGAAAAATTGTATGACTTCTGGCCGATTTACTCCCACATGAATTTCGTAACGCCTCACACAAGTCATCGGATGCCCCAAATATATTCGAATCCCATACTGCACGTGTGATGGTAATTTAGTCCGCTTTGTGGATATGGTGTATGAAAACGAATATCACCAGCAATACGAGAAGAATTCCATTCCCGTCGCTTGACGGTGATGATAAACATCGCATCTTTCATAATAAGCCCAATCTTTTCTTCGCAGCTTGCCCAATGTGCCAATCGTAGTTCCTTCTCCCGATCCGTACACGGCAATCCAGCCAGGTTGTTCCCCAAGCGTCTTGGTAGGCTACTTCGAATTGCCATACTAATTTTTTACCCATAAATTACCCTACCCCTAAAAAGTTCCAAAGTCTACTCGGAGCCATAAATTTGTGTTTGGATGCACGAGTGTGCCATTGGAGCCTCATCCATGGTTCATTCCAAATCCCGTACATATCTTCCGTGATGGGATTAAATTCAAACGTCCAACAAAGATCTTTATCTTTTTCAATATTAATTGCGATCATCAATATGATGCCCCCAAATAATCAGCCATCATATGGCTCATGGTCCAACCCCAGTCTTGTTCAATTGTGCCATATTGGTTGCCCATATGGATCCAACCTCTGTATTTATGTTCTGGCAACAGAATATGAAATTCAAATAGCGTGAGCTTCATTATTTATTCCCTATAATACGCAGAAAATTAGTGGAAGTATACATTCGATATGCATAACCGATCGGGATATAATTGCTGAAGTAAGAAAGGTGGCCAACAAAGTCTCGGTGAATGTATTCTCCACCGACTACGAAATCAAATTGAATGGAATTAACCATAAGACCCCATTATATGGGAGGCGTAGCCTGTGTGTGCAACTCGGTACTGGCGCTTAAAGAGTGGGTGTGGGTACACGATAAATGTAATTTCACCATGAGCAAGGTAGTTATGCTTCAAAACTCCTGATATAGTGATGGTGATTGAGTCGAAAAAGTTCATTTTGTAGCCTGCCATAATCTAGTAAATGATCTGCTAGTGAAACGTTGATATTTTTTACCAAACACAGCAGGATGCCATGCAAAAGTAAGTGTTGTTCTCACCCAATGGCGCTCACTGATATTGCCTTCGAATGTAAAAGTATATGTTTGACGTTTCATCTCTTGCGTTTCCCTGACCACGCTTTTCGGATTAGACGACTCATATTGTCTGGGTGTATCGGATAAAACATGATGTGAGGATCTTTTTGGTGAGCCTTAAACGCATCGCCCACATGCCAAAACAATGACAAGGCCATGCGATTAATGGCAGGCCAGTCTTCCGTTTTAACGCACACTTCTATGGCGATAGACTCAATTTGCATGATACTCCAGACAGAACGTACTTTTTTGCCAATCTATATAAACTCCCCATGGATCATTACGCCACCCCAAATCTGGTAACCACTCCAGATCATTCGTACCACGAATGTAATTTAGGGTGATTTTGATGATCATTATTTAATTTTAAAAGTAGATTTATGGAGTTTTGCTAGTGACTTTTCAAGGCTCGCAATTTTATTGGCTTTCATTTTGTTGTAGATCGCTTCAGCCTCTTCTAAACTTTGAGTCCATTGGCCTTTATGGTAATAGCTATATGGTCCAACTTTGATCATGTTATCGAAACCTGGCCCGCAATGCTCAGCATTAGTCGAGTAAATACCTTTTGTAAGAGCAAATTTCAGAATATAAACTTTCATATATAAACTTTACCATACTAATTCGATTAAGTCAATATTTAATATCTGTAAGTTAAAACAAAGTGATATGGACTAATTACAATGGGGATCGACCATTTGCTGCGGGCCTGATGAGCCACGCTCCAGAAGTCGCCGTAGTTTTTTAATTTTTCTACGGCTATCTCAATCTTAATCATGAGTAGAATATTCCCAATAACTGTCCATAAAATTCCAATAAAGAGTCCATCGACCATAAGATTGTGAGATAGCCGTCATTGATACGTTTTGGGTCCAATACGGGAATGCTCGGACTTGTATGGTGAATTTCATACGGTATAATAAGTCCAAATTCTAGCCACTGTGTCCCATCGGCTAATGAAGTTGGGGCTCACTTTGTGACCATCAGGCATAATCTCTGCCATAGTTATCTTGCTAGAATGATGGTGAGTAACAAATATTTTAAAAATGGAATTTCGCAATTACGGCCTCATCCCCAGCTACAAAATGATAGCCATTATAATCCATCCATTTGCATAACACGGGTTTATCATCGATTACTATGTCACTAAACCATTCCCAATCTTTTCGGTCAACGATTACATAAATGATGCCGTGACTCAATACTTCGCCCATTTTTTATAGTCCTTTACATCGATCTGATAAATGTTCCCACGCTTGGTCGTATACCAGCCTTTGTAAACATGGCGGTACCGTCTTTTGGTTTCAGGTTTAGTGCGCTCATGGCGACCAAACATGTTAAATTCTTTTGGGGTTGCATAAACTTTGATTACGAATGTCATGTGAGGTAAAATTCCCAGTTTTCACTTTCGTGATTGTATTTGATTTCCCAATATTTGGCTAGAAAATTGGGTGAAAATACCAAAAGTTTCCCCTGCAAAGATGGTTCCCACGATATTGACTTCATAGTAATAAGTATTTCTATTTTCATCCTCTAAACACAATCCCTAAATGCCGCGCTGCATCGCCGCTAAAATACCATCCAGAATAGGTCCCGTGGTATTTTGGGTAAAGTCGACCAAAACCCCAACCAACAGTACCCCATTCAACCTTAAAATCCCAAACCGTCAAATAATCTTTCACTTAAACCTCATCTCGATGATAATTTTAGTGTATCCGTGATTGCCCCACAGTTGATAACCTACAATTGGTATTTTCAAGGCTTTGCAGCGTTGAAGCGTGACGCTATCTGCCCTTCGATAGTAATCATCGCGGTGGCCCCTGAATTCCCATTCGTATGGCTTAGATTTGAGGATGACCATTTTGATCCTCATATATGGCCAAAATATATATTCCACTTCGATACTTTACGATTCTGGTCTTTACGATTCTGGTATAGTAAAGGAACGGAAAACATGCGGAGATCTCATTATAAAATTCAAATGACCAGGTTTTCATAATTTATCTCGGGTATAAGCGTCTATCGTATAAACAATGGAGGAATCATGCATAAATTCATTCTTAGTAATGGTTATACTATAAAAGTAATCCCTTACCCATTCCCTGCACCAATAATTACCGTGATCAACTCCTCTCGCCATCGGAATACCTTACTGCATCACTGGTGATGCTCATAATATACATACCAAAATAATAAATAGCAACCCGGTTATGTGGACGAACAATGCCAGGGAATTCCGGCCCTAAACAATCATTAAATTCAATTAGGTAATTATATCTGGCATACCTCCTACATTTCATTCGCTCACCTCAAACCACCAATGCGCCCCAACATTAAAATCGGGCAATGACGGATAAGTATGAAAAACAATACTGATCACGCCTTCGTCAAATGGTTCGCAAACAAAACCCAATTTATCATAGAAAGTGTATTCTCCGACAGTTCCATTAAATCTCATATACTGGATCCCTTTTTAACTCTATCACAAAAAAGTATTCTGGTAAACGACCAAACTTAACGTGCAGAAACATCTCAAGATATTTATCATTGCTGAATGTACAGGCTTCAATATCGTCACCATCGAAAAATGCTATAGTCGTAGTGTACTTATTCACTTTGGCATTCTCCCTAAGAATTGCCATATTTCGATAGATGCAAAGCCCCAAGCCCATCCCTCGCGACATTGATCTACTTCTATACTTCCAGATCCAAATGGTTCAAAATATATCCTGATTTTGTATTTCATTGGCCAATCTCTATTTCGTAGCAAGGATCCTTCCAATTATCTTTACTGGTTTTAATGTAAATCTTACTTGTTAAACTGAGCATGTCTAGGTTCCACAGAGTATAATAGCCTGCTAGCCAAGGATAGGTGTACAGCCATTTGGTCATATTACCTCGAAATCAAAATGCATCCAATTGTCGTTTTGCCATACCCTATATTCGACGATTCTTTTGTTCATTATGGTTTTATAAAGGAATGCGCGGTCGCTTTTAACGTGATCGAATGCCATTTCATTTTCAAACCTGACTAGCCACTGATAGATCATTGCTTCACCTTAATTTGGCAATACCCACCATAATAAGTATACTTAAACGTTCCATCGTATTCGTGAAAAGTGTGCATAAATGCCGGTCTATCGCAGCGATAAAAATTAACACTACCAGCTGGTTTAAATGACCACCCATGGAATCTCATTAGAATGACTTCCATTCGATGGTAATATAACGCCATCGATTGAAATATGGGTAAAATCTTACTTCAATAGTGTTCATAAACGGGTCAGCCCAAATGTATTTTTTGCTCATTGGCCCGTTACTCCAAAGATTCCGACTATCCATTTCTTACCTCGATTATATAATATCCGTTCCAAGGATTACTTGTTTTGTCAAACTTGATCTGATATTCGTACATTTTAGGCCAGCGGACCTGACCTCCCCAAACAAGATCTCCAAAATAACCACTAGACATTCTAAAAATTCTGTAGATTCTTTTCATTTTAACTCAATTTTAAAAGACATCGGATATGGATTATCTTGGTTCCACATAAAATATGACCAATCTCCACTTTTATACCAAAAATATTTTTCTTTTACCAATCCCATACTTCCCATACTGTTCTGAAAATCGGATTCGGTCTTACGCGGTACGAAGTACACCTAGCCCTATATTCGTAACATTTTTTAAAACTGTAGGTTTGTGACGGCTTTCCCTCGTCAAATTCAATAGAAAATTTCTTAAAAATCATTGATACCAATCCAACCTACCGAACTTATTTCAAATGTTATCCATGTATCCCAATGACCCACATATAAAGAGTACTCTGCTCGCGCCCATGTGTCAAAGTGTTTTTCATCAAGGGTGTATCTACCTAGCTGGGGCTTTGGCGTAAATTCCCAAAGATAATAGGAATATCTCATGTGGGTCATGTTGGCTCCATGTCAAAGCTCCAGAGTTTTTCGGAAGCTTTCCCGATAACTATTATATGGTATATGTTAGCAAAATCATCAAAATGCGTCGAAGAAACAAAATAAGTTCTAGGATCGTAAGGGAACTTCATCCAAGTGGCGTACCTCATAATTCCCTTTCAAGTGTTAAGATAATATAATTTTTCAAATAACTTTCTAGTGATGATTTCCAATACCGATCAACCCAAGCTCTGTTCAGGAAATCATAGTCTTCTTTATTGGTGCAAATAATATCAATTCTGATCATGAAATGCCTTTTTTAGCCGTACCATTATGCCATCTGTGTGTCCGTATTCTAAAGTTCTGTCCCACTCCATTACAGTCAATGCGGTTAAGAAAACTGTGTGATTGATGCCAAAAGGTAAAAATACGATCATTGTTATTATTTTGTCCATATCGTCACGTCGTACCCCAGTCCCCAAGAATTGGCTCCGCTCCATTTGTGATTTCCGATAACATTATTCACCATGAAAAAATCATCTGCGCCGTCTGAAGACAAGATTAACTGTATTTCAAACCAATGCCTCATTTGCGCTTTGTCCATATGATGACCTCGCTCTCATCACTCCACCTGCGAGTCCCGGCCCATAGGTCATCTTTCCCGTACATAAGAATGTCCATGAAATCTCTACCGACAGGCGGAATGCCAATTTGGATGATTATGGTAAAGCGCAAATCTTTCAGCATTTCATCACCCATGAGTCTCCAATAGCAACCAATAAAATCCAGTATACATGAACCATTTCGAGCTGCGAGCATTTTTGCCATGCCACTCTCGCCCATCATGTCCATAATCTATATAAATTTGGTATCGACGTTTGAATTTATCCACGATACCCCGCAATGTGATCTTGTGGATAAAGAAAAATCGTAGCCGTTACATGAGAGAATTCCCATATGTACGTAGCATTTATGCACCGACTCGACAGTCCCATTTCATCGTCGTCAAGCTCTATTATTATCATAAACCATAAAAATATACATTTCTGGATGGTCAACCGTAGTACTCCACCTGGAATATATGGGAGGGAGATCCAGTATCAGTTCAAACATGCTTTCATCTAGCGTAACATCAAATTTGTAATAAGTCATTAGCGATACCATTCCAATACTAAATAATCTTTAGTGCCACATGCGTGCCATCGCTCAGACTCTAAAACGGCCTCAACAAATGGATCGTCACTTCTCTTAAGAATGACGAAGATTTCAATTTTCATTCACCCACCTTACCATAATAATTGCTATGACTTATATGCGGGTAAAATGCGAAATGATCTGGGCGACCGTGGATGCTCCACAGATCGCTATTAAACTGGTCCAGTATGAAATGGAGTTCATCTCGATCTTTCCACATCACAATGATAACGATTTTAGAAACGTTCACCAACTCTCCTAACGTGGAAAAGCAGCCAGTGTAAAGTTTGATTTGGTTTTTGATCTCGCATCAGTAAGCTTCGATAAAATGAATCATCGAGGTTGTCGTCAAGTTCTATGTCGATTTTAATCATTCATACTCCACTATAAAATAACCTTTGGTTAAGACGGCAGAATTAAATATATTTTGAATAATTTTTGTATCATCGTATCGTGCGCTGTACGCCCAATACCTATTACTATTCCACGCGTAAACCATTACCATGGGTCAAAATGTCCATAATAAGCCTTACTTAACTTTACTTCATTGCCCCACCAATGAAAAGGATGTATTCGCCGCCATGTTTTATAAATAGTTGCCAGCCAAACATGCTCTGATTCTTTGCCGTCTACTAATATTTCGATCATCGTACCGCCAGCAATTGCCTTTGTGCTTCAGCCAGCTCCTCGCGCAGGATTTGATTTTCTTGCAATAATATAATCACTTCTTGCTCTGCGGTGCTTAATTCCTTAGCCATCATTGGGCTTAAGCCCTCGAAGCTCAGTGGGGTAGGGAATACGATATTCCAGTTTCCCTCTTTGGTGGACCCTGTAGCGATTAAGCGGAACAGTTTTTCAGCGAATGTTTGTAGTTTTTTCATAAATTACTTTTCCTTCAAAATGGGATCATAGTGCCATCGCCATACTCTTCATATGATTCTGGGCTATCTGACAACCATACAACTAATTCCGTATAACGCATCGAATCTTTCATAACTGGCGTTTGCCATTGATGACTATAATAGTGTAGCATACCATTATACCCTTTGTCAATTAATTTCCACCCGATATCGACTTCATTCTCTGGGAATCGGAATTCCATCGTCAATCGCTGCTTAGCCATAGGTCCACCGTTCCATATTCGTATCCCAGCTTTACCTCACCTATAGTGTACCATGCTTTCTTTGGTCGATGAATAGATTCTCTGGCCCAAGACAAAAATCCATATACAGAATTCTCTTTTCCGGCATCATACCGTAATTGAATTAATATTGTGAGATTGGGTTCAAATTCTCCGACAATCGGTGGGGCTTTAATCATATGATAGAAAACCAAGCCTTTGTCCAATTAATATTCCACCCGAAACCGCAAAGCGTATATTTGCGTTTATTTTTGGCCCATTCTTCAATAATTTTATAGTCGATATCATTTATCTCGCCTCTTGAAATTCCTATTATGGTTATTTCAAATGTCATTTTTGAAAGATCTTTCCAGCTGTTGGGGTAGGGGTATTGGGCCAGCGAATACGTCTATAAGCGAAGCATTGGGTCAATGAGTCACTAAAAAATACGTCCTTGCCAGGTTTAAATGCAAAGAAAATTTTGTTGTCTTCGCTGTATAGGTAAATATATCGTTGATTAGGAGCCATGCGCCAGTCACTCATGGGCCTTCCCATTCATCCCAATTTTGTATGCCTAGCCAGTCATCTTCCATAGCTGTATCCATGTCATTTACCCATTTACGGTCATCGACCCTAATTTCATAATTAGCATGATGCTCTTCCTTACCGTGGAAAAACACCGACTCTGCGAAGAACCCATAAGAATATTTCACCGCGAGATCCTTTTTAGGACCACCATCCTAATTTCCATGGTAGCGTAAATCTTATGCTCCTGGTAAGTATAACCGCTATAAGTATAGTTTTTGGGGACCTTGGTTCGGTCACCCACATAATTAGATACGGCTTTACCCACAGTGGAATCTCCGTCTCCTTTATGTGTTTGTAACTTTATCGTGATCATGATCAAGGGAAAGACTTAGAAATCATAAATCCTAACCCGACGGTGGACATAAATAACATCACAGGAATAAACACCTGAACATCACCTGTTTTATTAAAAACAATGTGCCCGCTTACTAATGCTCCAACTTCCAAAAAGCCCACTAACCATTCTCCGAATGTCCAATTTTTCATATTTTTTCTTTCCTTGTTTCTACTTCAAAAGCTATCAAATTATCGCAACAATTAACATACTCGCTGCCCCACCATATGCGCAAAGAGTTCGAACCCCAAAAAATATTTCATCTAAACTCCGAAAATACATCTAAATGACCCATCAGTTGTTTATCGCAATTAAATCTAAAATGGTTTTCTGGATTCTTTCTGTCAAGTATCCATATGGTATGCCGACCAAATTCAAATTGATAATTTAAGTAAATAAAGTTGTGTCTTGCCATAGTGGTTCCAGTGTATCACACATTATTACAATTTGCGAGCCGTAAATATTGCTGGGGTGAAAATAAAACGATAAGCTCACACCGCCCAATCCCCAGCTGTAAATTTCGCTCACAGGCCCTCCGTAACGCGGCTCAAAGAAACCTTTAAGTTCAACTCCATTGATCTTTACTTTACATCTCTTACCGGTAATTATTTGACTAGCCATTTTAATCCCCCAGGCGAGACCATCCGGGTCCACGGATAAGCCATATATCGCATCTAATCGTTATAAATGATTCGTCTTCAGGTGCTTGACCATATATGTCGCAATCATAAAATTGAATTGCCGACCATCCAGTAACCCAATTATAGGTGGTCAAAGCCATTCGATGCTCCATTGTTGAGTAAAGTAATCTACTTTGCTATCTGCAGTCTTATTGTAAATGATTATCCCGTTAGCCCAAGTGAATGCGCTGAAGTTTTTGGTAAAAAGTTTATAGCCGTGGTTCATAAACCTACCCAAATATGGAAGAATGGTTTCCCCAAATAAAAATTATTTTCCCAGTTTAGCAATCGGCCCACGGATAATTTACAGTCACGGGATGAAATGTAATATTGACGTTCATTAACCATCACTAATTACCTCTATACATATTCCATAATCATGCCGATAATTATTAATAGAATCTATGACAAACATTGGCAAATATAACTTAAAGTCATCATCAATCATATAACGACTAACCCAAAAACTTTTTGTGGTGCCGGTAGTTGTTAGGTGCGCATTGGTAATCATACGTTCTCCATTTCAAATGAAAAATAAATTTCTATGTCAGGATTGTTTATATAATGATACATCATCATTTGAGCAATTACGCCACCGTAATCGCGACGCCAATGCATGGGTACGCCCTTGCCTTGCACTAAATACCAAACTGTTGGACTAGTTCCCATATTCTACCACAATCCAATACTCATACCAAGGGCACCCTTTAACTAATTTACCGAAACTACCCCAGTGTGATATGCCAGATTGTGAAGTAGGCTGGATAAAACTTATCGAATCAAAAATTTTCATTTAGGGTCTTCGAAGACTTTCAAAATATCATATAATGCGATATGTTGCTCATCAGTGAGACCGACAACTTTCTCAAAGGTAACTTTTTGAGCGTTTTTCAATATTTTTAAAACCCGAAGCTCGGTGGCAAGTTCTGGAGACCAATATTCAAGTGAGGTTGAATAGTGCGCCCAACGTTCGTACTTTGCAGGCGATCCATCTAATGTAAATTCTTTAGAAGATTCTGTTAATTTTACGACTCCACGCTTAGGTGTAATATTTTTTATGATATCTGCACTAACTGATTCAAGTTTAATGCCACCGCCATATGATCGAACGACTACGTAAACTTTATCGCCGACCTTAAAATCTTTACTCATAATAGACTCCAGTCATTTCAAAATTAAACGCGATAGTGGTTACACTACCTAAAGGTGACCAATGAAATGCATGCCACCCATACTCATACAGTCTGTAGCAATTATTCGTTACCGACCAATATGCGCTACTTCTACCCATACCTTACTATACCACTATTAATCAAATTGGTCAATACCAAAACGGAACCCTTCGTGATATTTATCCCCATAGTGAATTCGAATGTGGATATAAAGCTTTTGTGCATATTCTATGCCATATTTTACTTTAACCCATTCGTAAAGGATGTGCTGAGTGCGATGATATTTTTCTTTTTCGGTTAATGGCCGCGCCATATATTTAATATGAGCCCACTCTTTTAGGAAAGTTATTAGGCCCAAAATAAAGACAAAACCGATGACAATATAGACTCCAAGCATTATGGGAGTCCCAATCCGGTATCGACTTCCAGTGTGTACACTGGGTTTCCGTAACCTTTGAATTGACTATCGTAATCATTTTTTGTCATTTGTCGCATCAAAGATAAGATTGAAATTGTGCGAGGATTTAGTGAATGACAATTAAGTTTACCATTTTCCCCAACCCAATAATAGTATTTCATTAGGCCGAATTGTACGTCATCTCCGCTAAAAGTCATACCGTACCTTTTTTAATTATAATTACCACTACCGGAGTACCCAGGCGATATCGATCTACAAGCGGGTATTCTTTTTGGTGACTTATATAATTTTTCACGCTAGATGGTATCCCAGGATTGGCGGTATATGCGCGAGCCACTGTCTGATAAAAGTGGATATAACGATGCTTTTCTGTAATTTCTGGGTGTCCTTGGGTCATGCTCTTGTTATCCTTAATCTCCAAATGTTAAAAGCATTCCATTTTATATTCATTTTATGCCAAATACAAAAAGTTGGGTAATATGTGCCTGATTGCGGAATAGCCACCGTTCCAATGTAGGGTCACGCCTACTGTACCATTTCATTTTCCCGCGATGTAATACTAAGTAGTATGCTTCATTTACATTCATTTGTGATGATCCATTTCCCAAAGCCATTCCGGTATTGCCGGTTCGAAGTGAATTTTGAACCGCGCCCCACCCCAATTCCAAAAAGTAAAGCTCCACGAGTCAAAACTTTTTCCGTAAAATCTTCTTTTCATTCGCCAAACCTTATTGTGTACATTCGACTCTGATTAATGCGTTTTAGGTTGTTGATGCGGTCGATGTAGTTCCTAATCCAGCGACCATTAGGCCGGTTCCAAATTTCGAGAACATGTCTTTTAACTCTATAAGTCTGGTAATAGTGAATTTCATTATTAATGTCAAACATCTAAATTCTCTATTGAAATAATAATGTGAGTATTATCACATTGAGATTGAATACAATTGACTAATTTAAGGTAATTGCTTTGGTAGATTATGCCCGGACCTTCTATGGGAGAACTGTCAAGAGCAATCACTATGTGCAAGTCCCCATGAATTTCACAATAATGGATATTCATATAATTGGAGTTTGCATGCTCGTGATCGTTTAGGAATTGGATTTTGAGCTTTTCGAAATCCAATTTTTTGGTTAACATTGTTTAACCTCAAATACGTAAATTGATGGTGCAGCATGTAAGTATCCGTAAATATTAGATATATGTAAATGGCTCAAGATTAATTCGCGGGAAAATCCAGCTTGCCATTGATTACTAATCTTATCCGTGTAAATATAAATGACCTCCACGCCGGTTGCCATATGAAAACCATTCATACTTTTACATCGATTCTGTAAACTGGACCCGTTTCAGTCCCGGAATCTGATTTGTAAATGTATTTTAGATCACTACTTAAATTATTGGTTTCACTGGTATAATCCCAATGCCAATCAAAACCTCTTTTTTGGTAGAAGTATAAAGCCTTGACATTTTTCAAGAAATATTCTTTATCTACTATATCCATCATTCGTAAAACACCTTAAAAATCAACTTATGGCCACGAAATGCATACTGGTGATCCCACGTTTCCTGACTCACACTTATGGAACTAAACCATTGATTTTTGACTTCATATTGTCTGATAATACGCCAAAATGGTTGCACATTAACTCGGTCCATGATATAGAAAATACCGTAATCATGCCTCATGGCGTCCATCCGACGTTTCTGCGATAATTTAAGAAATTGGCACTATAAATCCATTGTAATTTCGCTTTGGGCGGGGTTCTGCCAAAAGCCGACTTATCAAAAATTAAAATAGATACCTTGTAGTCTTCGCTTAAGATATGCAAACGGTCAGGCATAGGGATATAATTATACCGCATACCTCAATTATATCACATATAAGCCCAAAGGTCAATACCTAATATTCTCAATGAAGGTTCTCTCCTCTCAGTCGCACAAGGAAAAATAAAATGTCTCAGGGATATGGTGTTATATACAAATACACTAACAAAATCAATGGTAAAGTTTATATCGGTCAAACGGTACAAACTATGGCCCGACGCCATAATGACCATTTGCAAGATGCTCGCAAAAAACGTCATTCGATGCCATTCCACAACGCTATTAGAAAATATGGCATTAAATCATTTGATAAAGAAATTTTGTTCACGGCTTTTGATAATGAATCATTATCGGAGTCCGAAGCATATTTTATCCAACTTTATAAATCACAAAATAAATTGCTAGGGTACAATATTAAAAACGGTGGGGGAAACGGGAAACATGCTGCCGAAACCGTAGATAAAATCAAAACAGCTTCGTTTAATATGTGGGCGCAGTCAGGATTTAAGGAAAAATTCATTGTTAAACACAGATATTGGACTAAAGAACGTTGCAAAGAAGAAGCATTAAAATATACATGTGTTAGAGATTGGAAACAAAAATCTCCCGGTAGTTATGTTCGTGCAGGGGATGAGGGCATTATTAAGGAATGTACCGGCCATATGATTCAATTAATTAAACCAGCTGGCACCTGGAATACATTAGAAGCATGCAAAGAAGATGCGTTAAAATATCTGGCTAGAAAAGTTTGGTCAATTAAATCTTCTGGGGCTTATCAATCTGCAGTTCGGAATAAGTGGCTAAAAGAATGTTGTGCGCATATGCCAAAGTATGCGCCAAGGAGTAAAAAATGTCAGTAAAACGCAGACTTAAGGTCATTTCGGGCCAAAGATTGGACACACCGCACCTACGCTCAGTTGAGTCTAGCGTAGCAAACGATTTCGATTCAGCCATGCGCGGCCTAGTCACCGGTCTCAATACTCCTTACCTTATTCGTGGGTTCAATATCATCATCCCGACTTCCGCAATCCCTGCCTCAAGCCTACAAGTGCAGGTTTCTGATAGTGCAATCCTTCATTCAACTGCTGCCGAAGCAGGTACAATTTTATCGGTTCCAGCCGGTACTGTAAACGATATTCTTTCATCTTCTAGCGCAAATGTTTTAGGTGCATTCCAAAACGGCGTACCAAATTATGTGTCACTTGCTTACGTTCGCCAAACGGATCAAAGCACTGTAGATAATGTGCAAGTTTGGTCACAATCACAACAATCCGAATTTTCTCGTATCGCCCCTATCGGAGATGTACTTTCTTATCAGTACGTAATTAGTACGAGCGGGTTTTCCACAAATTTACCGCTCTACATTGTAGGCACTACTAACACTGGTGCGGTTTCTTACATCACTAAAGCAGTTCCTTCTTTGTTTCGTTTAGGTCGAGGTGGCGCAGTACCTGATCCATATTATTCTTTTGATTATCACAGCCAAGAAAATACTACGCAATCTCCTACCGACCCGCGTCGCGAGTGGATTAATGGTAACACTTCGGTTACTCCAAACCCAGTAACTGTATCTCCTGGTGATCCACCAGCGGCCTTCCTGTATGGTGATTTTAACATCAGCTCCATGAAAGAGTGGATGGATGCGATGATGACCCGTTTCAAAGAAATTACGGGTTCAACTTACTGGTATACAGATGCCGCGCTCCCAGCATCTTCTCCTAGTCTTTTTAATACTTGGTATGATTCTGTTGGTTCAGTTTTAACTGGTACAGGGAACATGTCATACAATTTGGTACTAGAAACTTCCGCACCATCTTACGGTGAATACGAATCTTCTTTCACAGACCCAGAAATTAACGTAGGCGATTCGTACATTACGGGGGTTACTTCTGGTAACCAAGCTACAATTTCTGCATTTAATGGTAATCAACTGATCATCAATTCTTTATTGAAATCAGGATTTATTCCTAACGAAGTTTTATATAATCGTCGTATTTATCGCCCAGATTTAACGAAATATTCTCTTACTTCTACCGCTCAAGGGTCTAACACGATCGCTATTTTGCAGCGCACGGCATTGAACTCTAATCCAGATATTCCAATTAGTTCTTGGTCATTTGCACCTTTAGGCGCTTCTGCGACAGCTACGGATATCACTGTCAATTTTACATCTGCCCATGGACTTTCTGTAGGAAATTACGTTGAATTCCGTTCGATGGATATCGCTAGTGAAGCGCCGAACGGCGTTTACATGATCAAATCCGTTCCTTCTACAACACAAGTAATTTATTCTACTTCTTATCGCCCATCTGGTACGCCTGGGGTTATTGGTGGTTCAACTGTTGCTCGTTTAGATATCAAAGTTAAACACCCATACATGCCTGAGTTTTCGGTTGAGTCATGGTCTTACACTGGTACCGCTATTAGTTTGATCGCTCCCGGCCATTCTTTAACAACAGGAGAAACAGTTGTCGTTTATGGATTAGTTTCTACCACTAATGCACCAAATGGTCGTTTCACCATTACTGTGAATCCTGATCAGTCAATTAATTTTACCGCTGGTGCAACCCCAACTGGTCCTGCAACCGTAAGCGGTGCAACTGTTCTTCCAGACCTCGTAACTTTTTTACTCACAGTCGATGGCGCGACACCAACCGATTATAATTTGGTGAATACACTTGCGACCGCTGCTTCTGACACCGATTTGGTCTATACCATCGGGCCTTCAAGTTTACCTTCTATCCCAGCCGCATCCGGTGCAATTACATTAGACGGTGTAGTAGCGATTAGCTCGGTCATTGACCCTGCAATCGTAAACTCTATCGCTTATGATGCTGCTCCAGTCACTGCGACAGGATCGATCGTAATTAACACTACAACTGTAACTATTCCATCTACGGCAATTATTGCCCCAAATATGACAGTATCCGGTACAGGTATCCAAGCCGGATCAATTGTCGCTAATATCATTGACTCAACTCATTTCGCTCTTAACCTAAACGCTACAGCTACTAATGCATCCGTCGCACTTACTTTCACATCACCTTCATTACTAGTAACCACCGCATCACCTCATGGATACAATACAATTGCTGGACCTATTGATTTCACAATCTATGGTAATCCAGCATTAAGCCCATATATCACGACCTATACAAATGTGTCGATCATTTACGATTCTCCGACTACTTTCCAAATCGTCGGTAACTCAATTACCAATCAAGGTACATACACTAATTCCGGGTTTGACCAAACTTACGCCCGTTTCCCAAATAATCCATACGCTGGTCCACTACAATGGACCAGCGATATGATCGTAAAGGGAATTATCGGTGATAAATATATCAAGATTCCACAAAGCGCTACAGCTACCGGAACTCCTTTAGCGAACAAATTTAATATTAATGGCTTAACCGGCACGGCATATTTACAAAATGGTGAAGTTGCTTATGTTCTAATGGAACGTAACCAGTTACTTTCTGCCGGTGCAACTTATACTACTATCGGCGGATCGGCTGCCGTAGTTGGTTCTACTGTTCCGACTTATGTCGGAGGAACTGTTTTGTGTGTGGGTGACTTCGTTAAGTGGGAAGATGAATCCGAAACACAATGGTTACGAGTTTCTAATGAAGGATATCCTTCATTAAATGATGGCGATCAGCTTCCGTCCAATGCGACAACCTTCTACCTGATCACCGACAGCGGTCAGCCACCGACTCTAGCACAAAGACCCGCCAAGGCTGGCCGCATGGTTTATACGAAAGGTTTCTACGACGTAGTAACCGTAGCGCCTCATTGGCTAGTTGATGCTAGTGCGGATATTTATTGGATCGCGATACGTCGTGATAATGGTTCATCCAAGTCGCGCATTTATACCCGCGCCTTAGAATTAGACTTAGGTGAAGTTCGGGTGATCGATAGTCCAGAACCAGCGAATCTTTTAGTGTACACTGGTGCAGGATCAGATGCTGCGGTTAATCCAAATTATTCTGTAATCGATCAAACCGGCCAATACCAAGCCACTCAATCTGTACAAGTTGGATCTAATTCTACTGACATCGACGTATTTAGCCGCCAAGTAACATTTATTTCCTCGCCTGATTTGGGATTCCAAGCAGGTGATTTGATCACAAAAACTGTAGGTTCTTCGAGCTACACTTATGTAATCGATCATCTCGTGACTAATCTTACTGTTGTGATGTCTACTGACGTGTCCACTCTTTCACCAGGCGATTCCGTAGTTTATTCTCGTGTAGATTATGTGGTTAGAGATCCTGACAATTTGACTTTAGGTATTCGCAAAGAAGATCGCGAATTAGCAAAAGTAAATACGGCTTTAACTAGACCGATCTACGACGAAAATGTTTATTTGCAACAAATTAATTTAAATGCAGGTGGCGGAGCTGTTTTTATCAAGTCCGGCTCTTTCATTTATAAAGGCACTCAATCTTCTCCAACTGCTTTGGCTTGGGTACTTCATGGTACTTCGAACCAAACAGAGACGATCGAAGGCTTCAACATCGGCATGCCGGGAGGTAAATTCGGTGCCACTTCGATATTAGTTAATATCATCACAGGTTCATTTTTAGATGGCGACACAATTTTTCAAAACGGCGCTAGTTCGCTCTATACCGTTAATAATCCAGGTAACCCAGCTTTTGTATCTCCTGCTATCTTAGCCACAAGTAACGTAGAAATTGTTCTACCGCCAAATAAGCGCACACAAACAGTTGGCTCTAGTTATGTGGTATGGCCTACAAATGCATCATACAAGGCATCTCTGGACAGTAACTTGGCCGGTGAAGAGCTTTTAGTAATTGCAAATGATTCAATTCGCCAAGCTAATTTAGATTATATTGAAACTTACGGTGGACCTAAAGGTAAAATTGAGTTTGCTCGTGACTTACCAGCAAATACTCGCATGCGTTTTCGTTGTTTGCCTTCCTACGGTTCTGCTCTGATTAAAACTTCCGGTGCGATCACTATGCAGTTAGCTTATGATGGCGGAAATATCGTATCAGTATTACCAGGCCGCCCCGCTTCTTATATCAGTGGCGATGGAATTACTACTTTCAATGTGACTGGCGATTTCCAAATGTCATCTTCTAATGTTGGTGGCGTTTCACTAAAAGGTTCTATCGACAGAGCTTTCAATGTGGGCACGTCTGCATTACGAGCTAATCAAGTATGGGCTGCGATGCAAAACATCAAAACCAATACTGGATATACTGGATCACAAGCTACGCAATTCACTGCAGCAGGTACTTCGACCACAACCGCAGCCTTCATTATTCCTAACTCAAACATTACTCTTGTAACTGGTCAAGCCGCCAATATTGTAATAACAGGCGTCGCTCGCAGATCTGAAGGAGTCACGCTTCCAACCACACCAGGCGCAGCTTCCTTCCGACTGGAAGGGTGTTTTTATAATAACGGGGCTACCGCAGCAGCCGGTTCTCCATACAGTTTGATCGGTGGTGCATACGGCGATGGTATAAGCTATGCACTTACGTTCGGAGTCTCCGGTAACGATGTAGTCGCGGTTGCTTTCGGTGAGAATGCCGCTGTCGAATGGGCCATTAATATCGAAGTTCAGATGGTTTCTCTCCCTACTTAGTATCAATTTCAAACTTCCAACTGTAGCGCCCTATAATTCCGTTTGCTTTTTGCCAAACAATTAAATTCCACCACTTTACGTACTCGAATAGATCCCCGGATCGTTTATTCCACTCATAATTACTTATCATATAATCCAAAATTCGCCGTTGCTGGTGGTCTGATTTCACGTAAACTTACGATTATTTTAATGGTACCATTGTAAAACTCAAGCCAATTAAAATCTGTTTTATCGAAATTAATATTACCAGTTCGTTGTGACCATTTTACTGTATGTCCGACTATAGAGTATTTTTTCATTTCGTAAAATTTATATAAATTGTTCGACACCAGTCATCGATTACATGTGGCCTTAATTTGTGTTTATCCCAGACACTCGGGCCATGCTGTAACCAACGATATGTAGCTCTGCCATTATAGATGATCATTTTTTGAATGCCACTCGATTACAGATGCTGCGTAAAACATCACCGAAGCCAGAGCTGATAGCCAACCCGTAAGTCCACCGGAAATAATTCCACAAGCGCACCAAATCATGCAGGCCGTTAATCTGATTCGTAAAATATTAATTGGCCGCATATTTTTTTACCCTTGTATTTTCTTTAGTAGACAAATAATTTAAATTTTTATCCCACAATTCAATTCTGTATAATCGTGCAGTCCCAGACCGTGATTTTGTTAAACTTCCTGGTGCATGCGAGCAATAGAGCATGTCAGCATACTGGAATTTAATATCCATTTCGTCTGTAGGGGCATCTAATTGTGAATAATATTTGGGTCTTTTCATTTTTTAATACCCAGAACTTTTAAAAATTCTTCAATTCCATCTCCACTAAATTTAGTCTTCATGTGAATAAAAGTTCCGGTTGAAGGCCAGTAATCATACTGTCTGCACCGAATATGGTAATCATTTATCCATCGAAATTTAATATTATTTTTTTCAAGCTGCGCAACTGCATTAGCTTTTCGTTTTTCGTTTTTATTGCGCAAATATTGTTTATGTTCTCTCCATTCATCGCCAATATCAGTCATTTCCACTCCAATTCAAACGATACTGTATAAATACCGTCATCTATATGCCAATGCATGTAATGCCATTGATGCCATCTATAAAACATTATTTATGTAACCAGTGCCTATACAAAAGATTATCGTCCGCTCGCCATGACCATGGACTATATTGACCACTGGTGATACCATTTTCCTCATAGAATTGCGACAAAAAGTGTCTATAGTGTTTTCCAGATGGATCTTTGTTTAAACTAAAAACAAATTCAACTTTCATATTATGGTTGAATGAAAATTCCAATTAGTAGAGAGATCCCAACAACCAAAATGATACCTAAAACGAATAAACTTGCCTTTTTCAGCATATTACACCACTGTTTCGCGATAAGCCGCAATCAATCGTTCTTTTAAAGCGATTTCAGAAGGTGATCCAACAAGCTCATTCGAAGTTAAATCTCGACCTAACGCTTGAGAGACCGCGAAGGTGCTGGTAACGCCCAGATAAGCATATCCGCCTCCTGGCCCCCGCTTAACGAGTACCAGATTGGCAACCTTAAGCTTGCGCATCGTTTGTTCAACGAATGCCACGGTAGAGTCAACGCCCTTAGCCAGTTGCTCGCAGGTTAAATACCCGGCACCTTCAGCTTGTTTTAAGATTTGTAACGATCGTACTGCAATTTCGAACTGTCTATTTAATTTCATATTACCAGCATCTCATGGTTTTTGGGGATAGTCAACTACTTTTTTAAAACTCAAACGTAAAATATTGTCCAAAGGCTTGTTTAGGGAGAGTCCATAATAGTAAGTGCCTAATTTTAAATCGATTAAATTCAAGTACTGGATAATAGTCGAGGTATGAACAATATTTGTTTAATCCAACACTATCAGTACCGATATATTCGTATTTAAAATCCATGATTAATAATTTATCCAAAACGTGATATACGCATTACTATGCTGTGGTTCCATAGCTTTGCTACCAATATACATAATAGGCCATTTTTTAACTTCTGGGTATTTAGAGATTTCACGGCCAATTCCCGAGCCCAACTCTTTGACCCCGTGCCACCTATAAAGTATTTTAATGTTCATTTATATCTCAACATACTCGGACGCCAAAAATCGGTAAGGGTGGTAATATAAATGGATACCCCATCCCCAAAATTATTAACTCTAATTCTGTAGAAGAAATCTTGACGATCATCGGCAAGAAAATATGCGGGCACCCAATAATGTTTTTTCATAGTTTAAGTTCAAACATGTAACTGTGGGACCAATGCTCAGTCGCCGGTCCCACATGGTAAATTGCCACTAATCGAATCCATTCATAATTCATTAATAATCTTTAGTTACTTGCCAAAAGATGCCAATTAAAAATGTAGTCAAAAGTGCCGTTAGATAAAAACTGTATGGGTGAGCGATAGAGGGAAGCAAATAAGTCACAATTAAGACACTTAAGGCAATCGAAAGACCCAAAAACGCTACAAATAATACAGAAGTGAGCAATAGTATGCCTATATATAAAAGCATAATAAAGCCACTATAGAAAATATTCTGAACAAAGCGTAATATTGACATTCTTTAATAGTAATATAATTTTTGCATGAAGTCAAATGTTTTCGAATGACAAATAGCGCACCGGTCGAAATAAAAGGTTACTTTTAAATCTTTTTCATCAACTATATGTAATACTTGTTCAAATATGCTACATTTTGAGCAGTGCTGGTGGGTTATTGAACCTCGCCGAAATGTATATTTCATTTCCAGTCCCGATCATCGATATAGTCCATTTGAAAATCCCAAGTAAGCATTACTCCATCCTTGGTGGGTCCCATTACCCATTTATATGGTGACCCAATGCCATAACCCCAAACATACTGGGCTCCAGTAATGGTCGTGATTTTGTTCATTATCCGAATCCCGCGCAGTTCTTGCGGTGGAGATGCGCCCATAAGGCAAACATATACAGATTTCCCTTGCCTTGGATTTCAATTATTTCTTTGTAAACTCTTCTTTCAAAATCCGTCATGGCTCCCACACAATTAGTATTTTTACTTTGTCAATATGCTTGCCGCCGCTTTGCACATATTTATAACAGTTCCCTAGTGGTCGTCCAGTCATGATAATGTCAATTATACTATCTACGGTATTTTCCGTAGTCCACAAATAAATCTGCTTCACGACAAAAATTCCATCGTAAACCAATTATGTGATTTAATATTATTTTGATCAAAATAAATCAATTGAGTCCAATGGTTATAACCATTTTTATTTTGCTGAACCATAGTCACAAATACTGGGCTAAATGCGTATTTCATTCGTCCTTTCCTCCAAAATAAACAAAATCAAAAATCACTTTCTTTTTAGAAGATTCGTACACTCTAATGTAGGCATGTCGTCCATATTGATTGGCCCCAGCCCTTTGAGAAAATACTATGCTCCAGGCGTAATTGTCACTCATCGAACGATTCCTCGCTAAATGATTCTGTAAGGGTAAGCCTACAAGCACTGTAAAATCCGCCTGATCTGTAAATCTCTAATACAAATCCCTGTATTGTCCATCCATATTCATACCATTTATAATTCATAATTACGGCAGATCCATGCTATCTATATAAACTTCCCACTGCGTACCGAATTTTTCTATGGGGTAAATTACTGACCGAAACCTATAAACATAATAATAATGCCCAATAATATTACCATATTGCCACGTACCTTCTCTAACCCAATTCATTTTTTATCCTCATTGGCAATTTTGTCCAAATAATTTAATCTGCTGGAAGTTAAACGTTGGTACCGCCACCACCAAAGCCTTAGACGAGTATAGAAACTGATTTTCATTTTGATTAATTGGCCCATTTTAATGAATATCTATCTGAATTACATTTGTTTTAACGTTATCATATACTCTGAAACTTGTCCAGTTGTTTATATTTAATATGGGGTTCCGCTGCCAGACTTCATAGCCTTGATGCGCATTTATAAGTTTACCGTATACCGTCATTCCATCCCAATTAATTTGCATAATTAACCAAAATCCTAATGTAGAGCTTGGCTAATGTATAAGTAAACGGGATATATTCTCCGCTTACTAAATCCAGATATGGTCCATTTGGCATCCAAGTGTATTTCATCGGAATAATAACCAAGTAAAAAATATCGCTAAAATACCAAAAATTACTGCCAAAATAACTGCTGCATAAAAAAGATGGTCAAAATCGTGATCAAAATTTGGAAGTTCACGATGAACAAATCTAATCAAGCATTTTTTGTCGCTAACAAAAGATTGATGATAACCTCTTTCCCATTCATAATTTTTCACGCCAGGGTACCCATGCCTTTAATCATAGCATGCACTTTAGGAAACTTTTCGGCATACAGCTTTAAGTCCGCCAAGAGATGTTTATAGTTCTTTTCAGCCCTAGCTAGCTGAACTATTTGCATCAACAAAATAAACCCGTCATCCTCATTAAGCGGCTTTGTCGTATCCGTAGAAGATAAAGGTGAATCTAAGGCTGGAGGTCCAATCAGAGATAACGTAAGTGTCTTCATAGTGGTATAAGTCCCATTCATAATTTTTATTTTTAACTAATCTAACCATTTAAATACCCAATAATTGCAATACAATAAAGGAGAGCGCCTACAAAAAAGAACTACTGATTCCTTTTGGACGCTACTCCATGCATAATCTTTATTCAAAATATTTCACCATAAACTCAATACCATCAAATATTGTTGATCGAACAAAAATCACACGGACGGTTTGCACATCTGCAGCATAAACCTTAGACCAATAGTATTGGGCATCTAAATGGAAAAAATTATCATTCGTCTTCAATTTCGAACTCCACTATATATAGGCCATCAAATTCCGTGACCTGCAATGCGCGAAAATCTTCCATGTGATCGGCGATAATTTTTACTTCACTATTATCAAACGGCATGCAATCGTAAAAATGAGTCCCTGACCATAAAAATTTCATTAGTATCCCAAATAGCCATCTTCCATGGCGCACGTCAAGGAATACCACTCGTCCATCGCATTCGCGGAAGTCTTCCCCGGCACTATGATCAATTCAATGACATAACCAGAAACCCATAAGTCGCCCCGCATATACTCCTGATACGAATTACAGAAATCCACGGTAAATGACCCATCATTAAAAGGTATTGTGTTGTGGTAATACTTGAGTTTTTTAAGCGCCGCCATATTTACTTAATTTTTTAAGCGTCTTTTCGTAGTGCTTAATTTTTGTTTCAATTGCTAAGATTTTGCTGCACTCATATTCTGATAATTCATCCTGCAGACCTTTTGGAGATTTTTTAAAATTCACCATCATTAAACCGCTAAAATCCAGATCATGTTTGGCACGCCATAATTTCTCTCGAACGCGATCGTATTTAATGTTTTCCACATTATCGTATTTTCCTAGTTTGCGATCCCATTTTGTTCCTCCCCACCCTTGATTGGGGTCCCTGGCAGAAACGGTTTTGGGCACACTTTTAAAGCATTTTCGATGTACGGCTGCGATACCAGTATTGATTTTCTCCCGAAACATTAAATCGCAGACCTTACTCCAGTCAAGCTTCCACTCACGACTTTGGCGTAAATCTTTTCGACCATCTTCGCGAGTACCGTTGATAAATACTCGGCCATAACTATTGTATGGGCCGTGCATCTCATCGATAACTTTGCCAGCTTTGAGTAGGTACAGGCTTACATTTTGTCCGCTAAATGAGCTAGATTCAATTCCATCACCACACTCCACGCACTTAAAACTAAAACAACCCATAAATTCTCCTTATCCGATTAATTTGAGGAACCCGATTACGGCGATCACAACTAACGCTACACTCACAATGAATTTAGTATCAAAACCAAACATAATTTACCTCTAAGCTAGTATAGGCCATTCGGCACTTATTGTAAAGTAAATAGTGATAATTTTTGTTTCCAAATGATTACCTACGGTTATAACGCTATAATAACCGGACATGTCAATGTCTTTTTCCCAATAATTACGAAAATATTGGTAGTTATGAAATTGTGTCTTACATGGAGTAAATGACCTCACAAAAAACCTACCGTAGATTCAAACTCAAACGAGTAAACGGTCTGATAATTAAAAATATTTCCATTGTAGACATACAATTCGCCGCTAAACCCATAGTCCCAATTATAAATCCATTTATTATCTTTCAAGGGTAAATCCCCATTCTATAAGCTTGTAGCAATCCCAACATGTCACATAGCATACATCGCCATAAAATTCATCCGAAAGCTCCTCTAAATGAAAAAGTTCCCAGGCAGTCCCGCTATCAGCAATTTCCCACAAATAATCATTATTCACGACGATTAATCTCTACGTTGACAGTTATCCATTGTAACTTAATCAAATGAGCTGTATACTGATGGGTGGCATCATTGATGTAATCAAAATAGCGGTACTCGATTTCATCTTTAACGTGTTTATTATAAAGATATCCGTTTTCCTCATCTCGCACGTAAATACTATTTTGATGCATGACGAGGCGATCATAATTTTTATTTAACATCAATCTTCCATTTCCGCCATCGCGCATGCTCCTGATCAGATACATGCCATTCCACTATGCGATATTTTCTATCAGGCCACCACGTAACGTTTCTCATATTAAAATGATCGGACCAGGCGCAGCCCCATTTATAAATAAGCACTTTTTTCTCGATTTAAATAATATGCAGCTTTGTGATCATAAAAAATGAAATTAAATCTAACTACGTAATCCGCTGCCATAGAAATCTGTTTAGAGTCCCACTCTGTCCAGTAAATTCTATTCCCGTAATATCTTTTAAATTTCATTTTTTATAAATTCTCCATTATCGAGAATAAATACCCATTTACTTTTATAGGGTTCATATTCCACAAGTAAACAAAAGTTCAATGACCATTGGTTCCAATAGTATTTGTTTTTCATATTTTTGTCAACTCGAACGCATAAAAGTAATCACTGCCACTTTGATCCATAACTAGGCCATCGTATACCCATGGCATATTTTTCGGGAATTTCCAGGTATTGACATGCGTTAAAGTAAACAGCCCCTTCCATTGATAATTCATTTGATTAATTTTCGTCCTCTACGTATCCTTCTAATGGTTCTACAAATTCAAAATGATACCAATATTTAGTGTTACCCCAGACAGGCGATTTTTCGAATACATACCAGAAACTTGGACTAAAGTCTTGCCACCAGTATTCCATTATTGCTCCCAAGGCTCGCTCATCGTAAATTGAAAAGCGATATCGGACATCATTGTGTCTTCATCTATTTTGTATAAATCTGAGTGAAGGTATATTACTAGGTACCCAGGGAACCAGCCATAATTTTTCATAGAGTTTCCGCTACAATCACCTGAATATCTATATAAACGCTATGCCCATCGTAATGTTCTGATGCTTGATAAAACCAACCATAAGGAATTCTATCGATGTACCAAGTATATTCGCTAAGCAGTGAATTCATCGATTTGAACTCTTTCTACGAACACAGTTAAATAAATCCCAATACCATAGAATTCTAGTACGCGCCATACCCCATGTTCTTTTGGAGAACTCGGGGAGTAACCACTATAAGTTTTGTATGACCAAGCACTACGATAATTATTCACTTATAACCATATTTCGAATTTACCCGAACAGTGGCACCATTCACTGATAACCCATACCCTTACCCATTCTGAATTATCTTTTAATTCGCCAGGCGGCCATAATCTGATTTCTCCGTTAATTTTCCAATTATTCATTTGCCGTAACCCACCTCAAACCTGAATTCACGATCTCCAGGCCTGAGAGCATTAAGCGGTGATTCGGTTATGGCAACCCAATCACAAGACATAAAGGTTGGTAATCTAGTTTGGCTCAGCCACCCACTAATCTTATTATCTGCCCCGCTTGGACCATCACACCATCCGGCCAAATAAGAATAAGGTTTCATACTTAACAATCATCGCCATCTATAAAATTTTGAATCAAATCATGCAAATATTTTTTCCAGCTACCTAAAACTCCAGAAATACCTAAAATACTAACTCCCGCTGTCGAGATGGCTATTCCAATAAAAGTTAATGACAGATAAGTTAAAAATAGGGGCAGCCCTACCAACAAAGCCACTAAGATCCCGATCGTTGCTCTCACATAAATTTTGATGTTTTTAAGAAGCATTATTTTCTCCACCAAGGCAGTTTTGCTTGGAGATCCCGAATTTGATCTTGTGCTTCCCTAAGCTGTTTCGTTAGCCACATATTTTGTGACGCCAATTCGTGGCACCGAATTTCCCATCGTTTAATGGCATGAGCCATTTTTCTCAAATGACTTCTACGACTCAAAGCCCGCTGTTCTTTGTGCTTTTTATTAAGCTCTGCGTGAGTAAGCTTATCTTCAGATTTTTCATTAGGTTTTGGCTTTAGCATTGATCGGAACCTTCTTCTCTACTAGAGACTGTTTATTCGTATCTTGTAATTGGATGACAATATTTTTAACATACTCTGGAGAATCGAGATTTTCATAAAGATCTGGAATATTAACGCCAAATCGTTTTAATGCATAATATGCACCTCTATCTGCACGCATAAATTTTGAAGCGGTCTCATGTGTAAAAACCTTCATTAGTGCAGTAGAATAATCCAAAGTTTTAATAATATAGGTGTTTTTTTTACTGGAAGGAACCATGTGTTGACAAAATTCATCAAGCTTTCCCCTAGAATAGGCTGCTGTGTAACTATTAACATGTTTTTTCTGCCATTCGCTTCGACTATTATATTTTAATGCTATCTTATGTATTTCGGCATCCGGCCAACATTTATACTGTTGTCTTTTTTTCATTTTTTAGCGCCCTTCTTTTTGGATTTTTTCGCTAATGTTAATTTTCTTTTTAATTCTAAGTTTTCGTTAAAAAGTCGATCGACTTCATTCGTTAAGTCATAACGTATTCGACGTAAGGCGGAGGTGCGTAAACGATAATATAATTTCCAATCAGTGTTATACTGAACCGATTTTTCTAATTTTTTAAATTCACTAAATAATAAGTGAATTACGTAAGCCCCCGATAACCCCAGCAATGTATATAAAACGATTTCCATATTTTCTCCATTTATAATGCGGTTAATTCCGCAAGACTGTTAAAATTTCTCTTGCAAAAATACCCACGCCGAAGCCAAATATGCCTATCATCCAAAAAGCAATAATGACTATACCCGCAGCTCTTTGCCGAGTCGGACTTTTAATAAATGATGTTTGTCCATCGCTTGATGGTCGAAGAGGTTGCGGCCTTCCATTTGTTTGCAATTTACGAGTGGGACAGCTCGTTTTATGGTAATCTTCGGTGCATCCACAAGGAAAAATCATTTTTTGCCTTTCTTTTTAGGCTGTTTGATTTTTCTCTCTAACCGTTTAATGCGGCGTTCATAAATTTCTTCATTTCCGTTAGCTACTTTAACTTGGAGATCTAAAAAATCTATCTTTTGTGTCAATTCGTAATTCATTTTATTGCTTTCAACCAAAGATTTATTCAACTCTTCGATATTATAATAAAGCTGTTTCATGATCAAATGTTGTTTTGAACCACTTTCCTTCCAAAATTCCGCATCTGTAAGTCTTTGAACACTAAGCTCTTGTGTATCTATAATTTTAGAGTATTGAATCAAACATATACCAAATAAAGCTGCTGATAAAATTAATAAAAAAGTCATTTTCGTTCTCCATACGTAGCCATTAGTTCACCAAAATTCATAGTTTTTACAAATTCATTGGTGCGAGTATCAAACCATTTGCCATCACGCTTGACTAAATAACTCGGCCATTCACCGTAGGTAGCGCGATGGCACCCACTTCTGGGTCGATGGCCGCCCATGGCAATAGATCTTTCGAAGCCGCCCAGCATTGCAATGAGAATAAATGGAGACAGTCCCAACGTCACAAGACCAGCGATAAATAAGATTTCATGCATAATAATTATCGTATCCTATTGTAAATAAAAATGCAACATCTTTATTCTGGAATAATTTGATGTGCAATCCGTTACGATTTCGCCATGTATAACTTATGGACATTTTAAAGTACTCAATTCTTCATCCAGCTCTATTTTATAGATAGGCTCATAATATTTTTTCCAAACGCCATTCTCTGCGCTAAATATTTTCCACAATGCCGCAATATCTCTAAGTCTACGATCCGGTAGATAATAAGGTCCATCGATACAAAAACTTTTCATTCACCGCTGGCCTGTAGGCAACCTGTGCCAAAAGTTTTAAAAAGTTTCTTTAATTCTTTATCTTCTGTGATTTTAGCTTTTTGGCATGCAGCCAAAGTAGGATATCTGTGATAACCTGATTGATAGCCGCCCCCAGACAAAGTAATAAAAACGTAAAGAATCCAAGGAGTCATTTCTTTTTCACTTTCAGTAACTTAATGCAAGTTTTACAAGTGACATATTTTTTAGTTTTGCGGCAACAGGCAGCGCGGTCAGGGTTCTTTTCTTCTAAAACGATATTTGGATTACCGCAAAGATGTTCGGTAGGTGTGTCTTCGATAAAAAAGTGACGTACTGGTTTTTTCATTTTAGTCCTTTAATCGGATCTTTATACCCGATGAATTTGAGTTTATTTTTAACGGCGAACTTGTATGGGAAACAATTTAAGATTTTAAAGGTAGGTTTACCGTAATGCAATTGCGAATGCATGACCGTTTCACCGCCACAATAGCATTTTTGGACTAAAAAGAATTGTTTGGTCTTAAGGTTCTGATAATAACGATTTTTGTTGGCCATATTAATAATCCTCTTCGAGAAATGTGTTGATCCAAATCTGATTATCCTGGTAGGTTAATCCGGTAACTTTAAGCTGAGATGCGTTTCCCCATTTAGATGCCCAAACTGGTGTTTTTGAATTATAAGTAAATTCTCCACCTTTATATCCAGTAAATTCTTTACCATTTAATGCTTCTTCAAGTTGTGCAATTAATGTACCAACCGTATTAAAATCGTTTGTTGTGGGTACCAGAGCCACATGGTCGTAATAGCCTCTATAACTGCTAATGTCGCCTAAATTAACGGTTTCACCGTAATATTTGGTAACTACTGGATAATTAAGATTAAATTTTTTGAGTTCATCTACAAGTTGTCCTAATCTCATTATTTTTCCTTCCTGCCCCGAATTCTATATGAGGCGTCCATGGCAGCTAATACAACATTAGATCCTATTAACAGGAAAATAGAAAGACCGGGGTGCTGTAAAAAGAATTCCAATGGCTACCTTTCAAAAGTTAGGCGCTAGAGTCCGCTTGGATTGGTCTGCCACCCAATAACTTCGAAAGGGGGATTAAGAGGTGAGGTAGCAGACTTGCACTCCAGCGCCTACAATAAGAATACCATGGATTTGGCAGAAAAGCAAGAACAAAATTTACCTAATATTTCAATTGATGTCTGTTCAAAAAGTGGATTCCCTTATCATCGGTAAAGGGGCGATTAATTCTAATGCCCAATCAGCTCAAATCTTCGCTTCAACGCTGGCTGTAGGCGTTTATAGCGCTTCTACGTCGTATGTGGATCAGGCATGTGTTGAATATTCCGGTGCTATTTATCGTTCTATAGGCGGCTCTAATCTGGGCAATACACCTTCTTCGAGCCCTACTGTTTGGGAAGTCATAATCAAAACGATTCAAGACGGAGATGCGTGTTTTGTCGTAAATAGTGGGAATTCTGATTTACAGATCCGATTAAACGGCGTTTGGTCATCCTTTGGCGGCAAACCATACAGTCTCTCTTTAAACGATAATCAGACATCACCGATTGCGGCCTTTAGTTATCCAGGGTCTGCGATGCCATATGCCATTTTAGAGGTTCGCGTCCGAAGAAACAACGGATTCTCTTCAGCAAAAGTTTACACATACAATGTTGTGACCGATGGGTCTAACGTGCAATATTCCTCATCTGGTGTTGACCTTGGAGTTGATACGGGAGTTACTTTTACCGTCGCCATAGTTACCGGTCAAGTTCAATTCCAATATACATCCACTAACTTAGGTCAAAGCATTCAACTTGACTATAGCATAAAAGGATTTTAAGTATGTCTCAAATACCACCAAATCAAGGAGCAATTAAGTCGTCAGAAATAGCTACTGATTCTGCGATCTCGGCCATTGGCTCTACTTCTGGGACCGATCTATTTTCTGTTGTTGGACAAATACAACAATTAGCTCTTGATGCTTTCTTTAAACAAAGTCTTTCGCCTTTTTCTTTGGGTGAGCTTTTTTGGGACGGCACGCAGGTTTTCTTTAATCAAAATGGTCGCGGCAATAATTTAATGGTTCGGGTTTTACAGACTCAAGATGCTTCGCTAAGAACGATCGATCTAATGATGACCGGAAGTAATTCTGGAAACACTGCAACAACTTTTTTCAATATTCCTCTAAATAATAATGATCTAATGTATCTTGAAATTGATAGAGCTACACTATTATCAGCGCCAGGTGGGATCTTAACGATTCAAAATAACGCTTCGGGTGGATCTTTGGTGGCCGGAAAAACTTTAAAAGTTATTAATATGACTTCTTCCACCGGATTGCCTCAATTAACTTCTATGCTGGACGGCACGGGCACTTCTTTGTATATTCCTATCGCTTATCGTTATGATTGGACTGACGGAGTTACAAATTTTCAAGATTTAAATTGGGCCATTAATCGTGAACGCTGGCCAATGAATACAATTTCTTATCTGGGTACTCCTGTTGCAGGAGGAATTGAGCCGACCGGAACAGGATTAGATTTCTGGGGTCCAACTGCTCCGGTGGGTTACGTTATGGCGTCTGGAAGAACAATTGGTAATGCTGGTACTAATGCATCCGAACGTGCAAATTCTGATACTGCCGCTTTATTTACTTTATTTTGGACTAATTATTCTGATGCTACATTACCGATGTACACAAATTCAGGATTCCCTCAAGCTCGCGGAGCCAGCGCGGCTGCTGATTTTGCAGCTAGTATGTTAATGACCATTCCTGATAAGCGCGGCAGAGTTTCTGTCGGAAAAGATGACATGGGCGGAACTGCAGCAAATAGAATTACTGCTGGCGGATCTGGCGTTCCGGGCACAACTCTTGGCGGCGCTGGTGGTGAAGAAACGCACACTCTATCACAAGGGGAGATGCCCGTTCACGCACATTCAGTTAACGATCCATCTCACGCTCATAATCTTCAATCTCAAAATGGTGGTGGCGGTAATCCTGGAAGCAATTATGGTACTGGCGCTAACGCATTAACTTGGCATACCGCTGCTGCAGTAACAGGCATATCGCTTAATAATGCTGGTGGTGGTGCCCCACACAATAATACTCAGCCAACAATAATTTGTAATTACATTATCAAGCTTTAAAGGTTAACTATGGAAAATAATTTTCGCCGGTTTGAGGGCGGCTTCAGCGTAAAAGGAACTTTTTCAAGCGATCCGGCACAAGGAACGTCTGGAGACGTATATTATAACACCACCTTAAATACTTTTAAATATTATAATGGAACGCATTGGGCACCAATGGGTGGCGGATCTGGTGGAGTAATTAAAGTAACTTTAATTGATCAAGTTACTTCAAGTCTGCCTTCTTCTACGCCTTACACTATTGACTCAGTGGCATTAGCTGATCAAGATACTGTTCTTTTCACTAATTTAACGAGTGGAGCAAATGAAATTTATCAAGCAAGTATTTCTGGGTCCACGATTACTTGGACTCTTACTACTCCATTTGCCGGAGGATTGAACGCGGCTCCTGCAGCAAGCGATCAGGTTATTATTGCTCAGGGTACTGCATTTGCCCAACAAGTCGGCACATTCAATGGCACTAATTGGGCATTTAATCAATACGTAAGATATTTTAATGGATTAGATTATTGGGAGCAATCTGCTACACAAACATCAAATTTAATTGACAATAATCAAAATGATGTTTTTACGATGAACGTAAGTGGATCTGAAAATCTTAAAGTAGATTATTCTGTTTCAAGGGGTGGCACTAAATCTGTCGGTACTCTTCATATTACTTCAGATGATACCAATGTAAGTTTGGCTGATACCGGAACCGATCTTGGTGATACCGGAGTAAGCTTCTCTGCGTTAGTTATTTCTGGTGTTTTACACGTACAATATACCACAACGTCTACCGGTTTTGCTGGTGTAATGAAATATGACATCAAGCGCTGGTCGGACGCCCCTGGTGGGCCTGCGGGAGTGCCTTCTTATACAGGTGGAACATCTGGGATCGGCGCAGCCGGTACCAATACACAAGTTCAATACAATGATTCTGGTGATCTAGGAGCTGACGCAAATTTTACATGGGATAAAACTACACAAATGCTTCAAGTAGGCGGTCAAGTGGTAAGTTCTGTTAACAGTTTGACATTACTAGATAATCAACCGACAGATCAACCGCTTTTCTCATATAATGCAGCAGCTTATCCTAATATGATAGTCAACTACAGCATCGCTCGTGGGGGAGATGTAGAAGTAGGCCGCATGTTACTTCCAAACAATGGTACGACAGTTGTAATTACTACTGAATCATCATTTACAGGAGTTGTGGGCATAAATTTTTCGGCAATAATTTCAGGGGGCAACGTACAGGTACAGTACACAAGCTCATCAACAGGTTCCGGGGGAACTTTTCAGTACTACATCAACGCGTGGGCGTAAGGAATTTTTATGGCAAATAACATTTTCAAATTATCGGGTATTTTACAAGTAGCAGTTTTAACTGCAGATCCATCGGGCGGAGCAGCCGGTTCTATTTATTACAATAGCACTAGTGGCACCTTCCGTATGTATAACGGAAGCGGCTGGAATGATACTGCGATCGGAACATTGAGTCTCACTGGGCAACCTTTGGCGACTTCTGATGTGATCGTCGGGAATGGTTCTGGAAATTCTGCCGCTGTGGCAACTTCTGGAGTCGGCGATATCCTTGCTGATGCTACGAACGGTTTAACCATTAAATCTGGTGTGATCGTAAACGCTGAAATTAATGCCAGCGCAGCGATCGATTTCTCAAAATTAGCTTCTTTAACTAGTGGATCAATTTTGGTTGGTAATGGTTCTAATGTTCCGACTGCTGTTGCGATGTCTGGTGACGTAGCAATCGTTGCTTCTGGTGCAACTACAATTCAACCTGCGGTTGTTTCAAATTCAAAATTGGCTAATATGGCCACTCAAACATTCAAAGGTCGTAATACTGCGGGTACAGGATCTCCAGAAGATCTTTCTGCTGCTACTGCTGCCGCAATTCTTCCAGCATTCGTTGGAGCTTCTGGTGGAACTACTGCCGGAACAAAAGGTTCGGTCCCAGCTCCAGCAATCGGCGATGATACTGCCGGTAAATTTTTGAAAGCTGATGGTACATGGACGACTCCTTCTAGCACAGCAACTACTGCACTCGATGGAACTTTCGTAATCGAAAATTCTAGTGACAATACTAAAAAATTAGCTTTTAGCGCTGCTGGTATTGCAACCGGAACAACTCATACTATCACGATGCCAAATGCTGATGTTGACTTAGGCAATTTGACTAATAGTAATATTAGTTCATCTGCTGCCATCGCTGTTAGCAAACTCGCTGCCCAAACCGCCAGTAAAGCGTTGGCAAGCGATGCATCTGGATTTATTACACCATCAACCACCACTTCTACAGAACTTGGTTATGTATCTGGTGTTACTTCAGCAATCCAAACGCAATTAAATGCTACAGAAAAAACAGCAAATAAAGGCGCTGCAAATGGTTATGCTGGACTAGATGGTGGTGGTAAGGTCCCGGCTGCTCAATTACCTAGCACGTTAATGAATTTCAGAGGAGCATGGAATGCTTCTACTAATAGTCCGACTCTCGCAGACGGTACAGGTGCCAACGGTGACGTTTGGCGTGCATCAGTAGCAGGTACTCAAAACTTAGGTTCGGGTTCACAAACTTGGGCGGTCGGCGATTTCGCGATTTACAATGGCACCATTTGGCAGCATTCTCCAGCCGCTGACGGTGTATCTTCTGTAAATGGAAATACCGGTGCAGTAACCGTAAATGCAATTAATCAATTGTCTGGTGATGTTACTACTTCTGCCGCTTCTGGATCACAATCTGAAGCTGCTACAATTTCTGCAGGCGCAGTAACTGCCGCAAAACTCGGTACTGTAACTGACGGAGTGACCCTCGACCAATCAGGGGCGGGCGGAACTTTAGAAGTAAAAACTGGTGGTATCGCGAATGCTCAAATTGCTTCTGCTGCTGCTATCGCAGTAAATAAATTAGCGGCTCAAACCGCCAGTAAAGCGTTAGCGAGTGATGCATCTGGATTTATTACACCATCAACCACCACTTCTACAGAACTTGGTTATGTATCTGGTGTTACTTCAGCAATCCAAACACAAATTAATGGCAAGATTGCTTCAGTTAGTGCAGATACCACACCTTCTTTGGGTGGGGATTTGAATGCTAACGGTCATGCAATTTACGGCAATTTAAAAATTGCTGCTACTTCAGGTGCAACGGATTTCTTAACCGAATTCTATATGCCTGCTACCACTTTAACTGGTGGAACTACTGCAGCATTGACTACTTTCGCTTCAGGAACTTATTCGGCCATGGAATTCACTTATACTATCGAAGACACTTCGGCTTCTCCTTCAAATATGCGCGTGGGTAAACTTCGCGTGATTTGTAATGGTACAGCTATCGGATTAAGTGATGATTATGCTGAAACTGCTGATTGCGGTACTACCTGGAATGCTGCGGTAGCTACTGGGACTGTCACGATCAGTTACACGACCACTGCCAGCAATAAAACGTTCAGAGCTTCCGTTAAGCAATTCTTAGCGTAATCCTAATATTTTAGTTACTTAGGGAAATTACTTAGGTGGTCTCCCTAAATATAATTTACAAAAAACTCTTCAAGGAAAGTGATTTGAAATGAGTCAAAATAGTTTTAAGATAGATAAAAGTTTAGTTCTTAAGCCGCAAGGCACTGCGCCAACCAGCCCTGAAAAGGGGCAGATGTATGTTAATTCGTCTACCAATTTACTCAATTATTATGACGGCACGAATTGGAATCCAGTTGGATATGCCGTTGGTATTTTTGCTCCCACTATTGCCACTGATGCAACTACCGGGACTGCAGTCGCCCTAGCCCAGCCAGCTACTGGTGTCGTAGAAATAACGAGCGGTACGCTCGTTTCTGTTAATAACATCCCAGCACCTACAAGTGGATCTTTAGAATTTATTCTCGTTAATCGCACAGGAGTAACAGTCACCATTACTAATAATAGTGGAGGAACTGCGGCTAACCGTATTCAAACTGGTACTGGCGCGGATATTCCGCTTCTTAATCGTGCGTCCTTATTTTTAACTTATAGTACAAATGAATCTCGCTGGATGGTTGTCGGTGGAACGGGCGCTGCTCCGACCCTTAGTTCTTTAGGAATCAGAGCTGGGTCACAATCGGTTAGTTCTGGCGCTACGAGCGTTAGTGTTACTTTCAGTACAACCTTGGGCTCTACCAGTTACGCATTGAATCCTATTTTTATTAATACTGTAGATGCTAGTCCACAATATCAACCAATAACAGTTTCTGCCCAAAGTGCTACAGGTGCAACCTTTTCATGGAATGCTCCAACCGGGTCTGCAAACTATTCAATCCAATATACGGCAATTTTAAATAGTTAGGAACTAATATGGCAAATTTTATAAATGGCGGACTTCAAGAACAGATTAATGTCACGGCAACTGCAGGTGGTACGACCACATTAGTAGGCAGCACGGCCACTAGCGCAACTCTTGGCAAACAGATGCAAGTTTTCACCGGTACTCTCGGGCAGACCGTTGTATTGCCAGATGCAACTACGATGAAAGTTGGCCAAAAATTTGAATTTTATAATCAATCAACTGGAATTTTAACATTACAATTTAATGGGGCAACTCCATTTACTGATGCAAGCGGTTTGCCGTATGGCAGTATTCCTGCTCATGGATGTTTGATAGTTAAATTACAAACCAATGGAACCACTGCAGGCACATGGACTGTAATTTCTGCTTCTGCAGGGGCTGGTCCTTATGCTCCTACGGTTAGTACTCTTGCTTACGGAAGTGGGCCAGGGAGTTATACTCATACTGGGAATTTTAATGCTTCTGGAACTTATACTACTCCATCTAACTGTTTATTTATTGAAGTAAAAATGGTCGGTGGTGGAGCCGGAGGCGTCGGTGGTGGTACTGGTACTGCGGGCAATGGTACTGCGGGATCTGCAACTACGTTCGGAACTTCTTTATTGGTTGCTAATGGTGGTAATGCCGGTACGAATCAAAGTGTTCCCGGAACTGGTGGTACTGCATCTTTAGGCAGCGGCCCGAGTGGTATAGCTCTTACTGGTAACAATGGAACTATGGGCCAATACGAAGGTGCTGGGATGGCCATAGCTTCTATTGGCGGTCAAGGTGGGTCTACTTATTTTGGTGGCCCTGGTTTACAAAATCAATTTGGCGGTCCTTCAGCAACGGCAGCTAATACTGGTGCCGGTGGTTGCGGTGGTAATAATAATCAAAGTCCTTCTGGATATGCCGGTGGCGGAGGCGGAGCTGGAGGTTTCGTTGATGCATATATAACTGCTTTATCACCTTCTTACACTTGCGCTATCGGATCTGGCGGATCTGGTGGAGCTGCGGGTGGCGGTAATGGATCTGCCGGTGGAGCCGGTGGTTCTGGGTATATTGAAGTGACTGAATACTATGCACCAACTTCTGCAGCTGCAGGTGGCGGCGGAGCATATACTCCTACCATTAGTAAAGCTCTTGGGCCTACAACTGCTGTAGGAACTGGCGGATTTTCTGCTACTGGCGTTTATACAACTCCTGCAAATGTAATTTCTCTTAGGGTTAGAATGATTGGTGGAGGCGGTGGTGGTGCTGGCTCTGGGACAGCTTCAAGCAGTTCAAATGGTGGTAATGGTACAGCCTCTACATTTGGTACTTCTCTATTATCCGCAGGCGGTGGTGGTGGAGCAGTTTTTGGAGACGGTACGGGTGGTACCGGAGGTACTTCGAGTTTAGGATCTGGACCTATAGGTCTGGCATTAACCGGAATGACAGGTATCGCCGCAGGATATAACAATACAACTGGATTTTATGCTGATGGGGGAATGGGAGGAGTGGCTCCATACTTTAGCGGGGCAGGATCGGGCGGACCTCCCAATACTGCAGGTACAAATGCATTAGCAAATTCTGGTTCGGGTGGCGGTGGAGGAGGAACTGGTTCTATCGCAGCAAACAACAGTGGTGGTGGTGGTGGATCGGGTGGTTTTATCGAGGCATTCATCAATTCACCTGCCTCAACTTATAATTTTTCAGTGGGGGCCGCAGGTAGCGGTGGAAATGCAGGAACAAATGGTTTTGCAGGCGGCTCGGGTGCAATAGGTTACATTGAAGTGACTGAATACTATGCAAATGGTTCGGTTGGAACTGCTACTACTTTAACTGGAGTCATTGTACCGGCTAATATTACCAATTCTTCTTTATTTACTCCTAATGTTCAAACATTTACTTCTGGCACAGCAGCAACTTATGGTCTTTCATATTGGTTTGGCGTTGTCGCCGCTAATGCGACTGTCGGAGCCGTCTACACAAACAATGGAAATAGTTTTACTGTAGCAAAAACAATTGCTGGCGGTACTTTTTTACTTTGTACGAGCAACGGCGCTCCAGCCGCAACAGGAATACTAACAAAATCAAGTGGTACTGGGGATTCAACGATCACTTTTACCTCTACTAGAGCGCCGCTGTATATTGAAGTACAGATGGTTGCTGGTGGTGGTGGCGGCGGTGGCGGCGGAAATAGCGGGGCTCCATCTGCTGGAACTACTGGGAATAATACGATATTTGGTACCTCACTTTTAACTGCGGTTGGCGGTGGCCCTGGTGGATATGCGACGGGTGGAAGTGGTGGCGGTCCAGGAACAGTGGCATCACCCGCGATTTTAATTAAAAATGTTGCTGGTGGTGGTGGCGGCGGTGGATCTATCGCAGTTCCTTCAGGTCAATATGGTATGACAGGTGCAGGCGGAAATTCTGCTCTTGGTGGTGGAGGCGCTGGAAGTACTGGGGCCAGTCCAGGGGCTGGAGTAGCTAATACTGGTGGTGGCGGAGCTGGTGGAACTGCTGGCCAACCTGGCGGTTTTGCTGGAGCGACCGGTGGCGGAGCTGGTAATTATATTGAAGCTATTATTTATAATCCGTCAAGCACTTACACTTATACAGTTGCAGCATCTGCTGCCGGTGGAGCGGCTTCTGGTGGAACATCTGTGGCAGGCGCAGCCGGTGGTTCTGGATTAATCGTCGTTAAAGAATTCTTTCAATAATTTATCGCTAAGGTTGCGATTGCGTGGCTTTAGCGGAATTATTTTCTTCAACTACTAAATGATTGATCGAAAACCAGGTTTGAGCCAGTGCGCTTAGAACTAATACTGGCCAGCCAGCAAAAATATACAAAACAATTGTGAATCCCGAGAGATCTATAAAGCTGATAAAATCAGGATTCACTCGCCCATTTAAAATGCTAATTGCCGCGAATAATACTCCAAAAACTGCAACCGCAGTAACGTTAATAATCATAGCTGCTGAAAAATACGCCAATACTCTTAAAAAAGCTGATTTCATATAGTCTCCCATTTTAGCGAATAAAATCCGCCCATTGTTTCTATTTCAATAGTATTATTGTCAACCTGTTTAGCTGACATTAAAGTACTTGTTTTGATTCTATCGGAAAAACGACCGACAGAAATCTGAATTTCTCCGCTGTCATGCTTTGTAAGATTCAATGGACCTTTACAAATATCACCAACGAATACCCAGCTATTATTAGATTTGGCTCCAACCTTTTCTATCACGAAAGTAAGATTTTCACTTTTTTCTAATTCATCTAATTTAGCTTGATCAATCATTACTTGTTACCAAAATAGTCGGCTCATATTTGGCCTTAAGATCATCATACATCTTTTGCCATTCTTTTGCAAGTCTTTTATATTCGTCTCGTTCGAATTTGGAAACTGGGGTCTTTTTATGATGTTCGCAAGCTGCCCAGCCTGCTAAAAAATCATATTCAGCCGCTTCTACCGTAGAAGCTCCACAATTAACATATTGTTCAGAATGCTCTTTAGCTAATTTTTGTTTTTTCTGCATTTAGTAATTTTTCTCTTTCTTGTTTAGAAAAATAATATAAAACAAAAAGCATCGCAGGCCAAAACCAAATAATCGCACAAAAAGATCCCAAACAGCGGAAAACTTTTGATCCCGGAAATGTGTGCGATCTGCAAAATGATGCGCCTAATGCGACGCCAATTCCAATAGCTAAATAAATATTCATTCTTTTAATCCTTCTAGGTTAGATCCAAATTTTGCCATTAAAGCTAGAGCCATATTACGGTAAACTTTTATTTCTTCTGGCGCAATATCTTCGAAAGGCATCCGTGGAGTCCCAGTTTGGTAGGTATACTCTTCCGAAGACATGCCCCCATCATTTTCATAAATTACACGAGCTATTTTATCCAAACATTCGCTGCGTTTCATTTTCTTTTTCCTGAATCTAGTATAGCACAAAGTCTAATTTTATGCCAGTAAATTAAACCCATTTTTTGAATTAACTGTAATCTGAAATCTTGTAAATCTATGTAACCCATAGCACTAACTTTAAATGAAATTGACATTGCCTTTAGATAAGTTTTTTCATTAAAATACATCATCATAAGCGTATTTACATCTGAAGGTTTGTGGCCCAAATTCGATCTATTCTTTGCTATATCGTTTATAAGGTTACGAACTTTATCATTCACGACTCGCTCGCGCTTCATGAATAAGCATAATTTTGTATGCCTGCATGGGTTCTAAGTGTTGCATTAAAATTTTCATCCATTCTCGAATATCAGCATAATGATATTTATAATCTTTATTCATTTTGCCCTGAATGGCTATTCTTATAGGTCTAGGAGCGCAATTAATGGCTACACCAATATCGGTGCCACTGATATTTCCAGTCCAATTAGACCAAGAACTTCCTCCTCCACCGCCACCACCTTGAAAAGACATATAGCCAGATCCGCCACCAGCCCAACCAGATCCGCCACCAGCCCAACCAGATCCGCCACCAGCCCAACCAGCTCCACCTCCTCCGCCAATAACGGTATAAGTTGAGCCGCCTGTGCCGAAATTGGCAGCCGTATTTGCTCCACCACTGATTACTGGCCCAACTGGATGAATAGCTGGAGTTGGAACCCATGCTGGCTTATTCTGAGTTTTTTTATTCAGATATTTTTGAATCTTCTTGAACGCCATCTACGTATTCCTCATCCATTGAGTTAATGGCAGATTGCACAAATGAGCCTGCCATTGAATTTTTCATACGAACTTTCATGACTACTTCATCGGATCGAACCATAGGAATTGGATCTATTACCCGCAATCCAACCTTTTCAGATTCGATGGCTCGTCGAGTAAACCAAACTTTCCCTGTAGATTTTTCGATTAAATAATCCCCGGCTCCTGTGGGAACTCGGAATAGTGGATTATCCTTATTGTGCTCATATTTTTCAACATCTACAATGCTTACCTTGTCATCGGCCACTTTATCCAGCATCACTCGGGTAGAATTCTTTTTTTCTTTTTTAAACATATTATTCCTTTATATTATCACGCAGCTTGGGTTTGGTCAACAGTATTTTTGAAAATTGATTTAATCATTGATTTTGGAATACGAATAGTGAATTCAGCTTTGCCCAAGGCTAAGGCCAGATCTTCAATATTTTTTACATTTCGCCCTTTAGCGCACACGGGGCCAATGCCTATAGCGACAGACTGAGGATCTTTTAATTTAAGGCCGCAGCAAGTACAATTTGACACGCGTTTATAGCAAGTCACTACTTTTACGCGAATCGCACCATAATCTTCACCAATGACTTCCAATACTTCTACATTGTGGACCTTCTTTTGAAAACCCGCCTGGAGACCAAATTTCACTGCCATTGGATGATTCACGGTGATAATATCGCCGACTTCTACATATTTAGAACGAACTTCTTGTTTTTGCACTACAAAACCAACGGCTTCGCTCATTTCACCTTGGTTTTGTAAATCGCGCACGGCGTACTGACTAATAATACCATTGGCTGCATGAATTTGATTAGCAGTGAGAGTTTTCCCTTGATTGATTTGATCGAAAAGACTACGTAAAAAACTTGAACGATTTGAATATTCTGCAATCGCTGGGGCAAGAACAAACATAGATTTAACTAATTCAGTTGCTTGAGCGATTTTTGCGGCCATAGCTTCTTCAGTCATTGGAATTGAATAATTCATTTTGATCTCCTTTTAATAGGATATCATGCATGACTAAAAATGTCAAGGTTTATTTTTAATGGTTTCTGATAAACTTTCTAGCATTAACTGGCTCCCTTGAATAAGAGCAGAGGGTTTTGTATACATATCGGCTTCTAATGCCATCGTCAATTTATCCAGAGTATGCAGCAGGCTTCCCCAGTAAGATGGGTTGGTTTTTGTGCCAGCCCTTGAATAATGCTTAGGATCTCTTAAGAACCCTGGGCCTAAACGTTTAACAAATTGTGCAGGACTCATATTGTCTTGCGATTTAGCTATTTTCAAAGATTCTTGGAGATGGTTGAATATATTCATTTTACAAAAAGTACCAAATCTAATGCGTTAAATGTTGTAATTTCTCTGCAATCTTCTAAATAAGATGATTGTGACATTTGTCTTCCTTGAACGCATCCACTATAAAAAGTTTCATGAGCTAAAACGATGGTTTGATTATTTAATCGGTCTATTCGGGCATTATACGTTTTATCGAAAGCCCTCAAGGCTACTAAATTCATCAACAGAATACTAAATAGTACAAGCTTAGTCTCCACTTGAGCCGCCTTTAATTTCTGTGTATCGATAAAATTTCGCAACAAAATTAATATCTTCTTTAAGCTCATCATCGTAGCCATAAAGTTCTCCATACAGATGCATAACAGCAATAATAGGTACGTGTGAGGTTGCTGAATACATTCCCATATTCTTAGATCGATCAAATCCAGGAGTTTCGCGTTCTTTATCCATAAATTTTTTCATCCACGGTAAATGGCAGTTATATTTTGAAAGATCAATAGTCATCTTTTAGTCCCATTATTTTAAATTGTTTTGTTATAAGATTAAACTGCATAGGGATTGCTCCGGCACTACACCTGATGTAACTATTTCCACCATCTATAAAATTTTCACCACATTCACAATACACCATGACATGCCTATGCGGTGAATAAACATATGTTACACAACTTGTACAGAATATGCCACTGGTTTCTGCTATCGCAATAGCTTCCTTGCCTTCTCTTCCGCTAATGTGAGTAGGACAAAGCATCACGTATTCTTTGTGGCCTTTAGACCGATCTGGATTTGCCGCATGATAGAATGCCCAAGATTGATCACTTGAATCAAATACCTGACCGATATAAGTAAGATCACCTTTAATTTTTTTATTAACCATTTCATGGTCAAATTGGTAATGATTAAAGTGTTTTATTTTGAATACCACGTAATAATTATACCACAGAAACTAGTTTCACCAAACCCCTAATATTTTAGTATGCGAAATATTATTCCAATTCCAAAAGAAGACAGATTAACTATATATAACGTAGATTTAGATTCCGCTAAACGTTATTACGTATATGCTCATATTGATAATAACGGGCATATTTTTTATATTGGCAAAGGTACCGGCAAGCGAGCATTTGATGGTAAAAACAGGAATTTTATCTGGCAAAGAATCGCAAAAGAAGGCTTTTCTGTTAACATTATAGCTGATTTTATGAATGAAGAAGATGCCTATCTAACCGAAATGCATTATATCGATAAAATCGTTCCAAAAGCTAATTTAGCAAAATATGGATTTTGCGGGGCAATAGATCAAACTAACAGAAACCCACGTAAACAGTCTATTGAATCTAATTTAAAGCGTAAAAAGGCATGCACTGATTTTTGGATAGATAATCCAGAAAGAAGTATTAGAAGCAAAAAATTTACCAAAGAAGGTAATCCATTTTTCGGTGCAAAGCATTCCAAAGAGAGTGTAATAAAAATGAAAAAATCGCACTTTTCTCCTATTGTGTGTATAAATTTATTGAATGATGAAGAGTTTACCGTATCCGGCACTAGAAATGCGGCAGAATTAACTGGAATTCCGCGTCAAACCATAATGAGGCTGTTAAGTAATCCCAATACCAAACAAAAAGTGAAATGGAAGTTTAAAAGAATATGAATAAATTTAATGTATCATTCGATGATACTCAGTTAATTAGAAACTTCGAAGGAGAGCGTTTAGAAGCTTATCCTGACCCAGCTAGCGGAGGAGATCCGTGGACAATATCATGGGGATTGACCGGTGATTGGGTAGTAGAAGGTCTTGTTATTACTCCAGAAGAATCTGTGCAACGTTTTATGGCAAGAATCTCTGATATGTGCGATCAGTTAGATAACATTATTACATCTGAAGTAAATAAAAACCAATATATGGCACTTTTATCTTTTGCTTGGAATATCGGCATTAGCAAATTAGCAGGCTCAACTCTCATGAGGAAAGTAAACGCTGGTGATTTTGATGGCGCAGCCGATGAATTCCTTCGATGGAATAAAGCTGGCGGCCAAGTGATGGCTGGTCTTACCCATAGAAGAACCGCTGAACAGGCATTATTCGAAAAAGAGGCTTAAGGTGGACGATTACTACGGCTATTCATATTCTAATAAGCCGGGAGATCATGACCATAGCAAAACCATACTAAAGCACAAAGACAGAATTAAAGAATTAAAAAACTCTGGATTACTATCTAAAGCTCAGAAACAAGAGATCGAAGAACTTGAAAATAAAATAGCAGAAATCAGAAATCGGTGTATACACGATTATCAACCTGTGATTTTAGCCCAGTACCGTAGAAAATATTGCACTAAGTGTGACCAAGAAGATTACAATTACGATTATCGCAAAGATTAAGTACCATCGTAGCAAATTTTATCGCGGATCATAGAGAAGCCTAAGATTTGGCCGTTACGACGAACTAAAAAGGTCACCTTAGTTCCAGGATCTCCTCTAAGATCTGCTTTAGGGCCATCCAGTAATTCATCTCCGGGAAGCATCCCGGCCTTATGGGCGGGATATCCTGGAACGACTTCAAGTATGGTTCCAAAAACGTCGTGAGTTAACCCAATCCCACCATACCAATATTTACATTTCGGAGATTTTTTAACTTTTTCTTTTACAGCTACCTTTTTAGCTGGCCCATCGACAACCGTAACTTCCATTTTTTCTGCGGGTTTTGGTAAAATTTTTTCATGGATTTGAGGGGCGTTTTGACTATTATTTGATTGCCCCTTTTTTGTTGGCATCATGAGGGGATGGTACAAAAATATTAAAGATGCTACAAGCATATGCAAGATACAGCTTGCAATGATATGCCATCTTAGATATTTTTTCATAGATTGCTGACAGCTCTTAAAAATGTGGTCAATTTTAACAGATCGACATATCCGCCTAGATCGTCTTGTTCTTCCATATGCCAGGTAACAACGCCAAGAACATGATCTTGCGCATCTACCATTGGACCACCAGAATTTCCAGGAATGGCTACATTATTAAAAACAGGTGTGTAGCTTGTGTGTCCATCTTTATCGATATCAATTTTGGACCCCAAAAGATTCGCTTCAAACATACTTAAGCCTAACCCTGCCGGGTAGCCATAATAACGAATTTTTTCCCATTGGTATACACTTGATAATGGTGCAATATTATAATAACCATCGAATCCTACAGTTTCTAAAGCACAAAGATCTAATTCTACCGAATATGCAATGATTCTGGCAGTCATTGGTTCACGATGGACATAATTACGAACGTAAGCGTATTGTGAAACTTCGCCCAGGCATACGTGATCATTAGTAATAATAACCTTTCGTCCATTCCCAAGCAATACTTGGAATCCACTTCCAGCCCAAGTGTGGTCGCCTTTAACCCCTGGTTCAGGCCTATGTTCAACGAAATAAACATCTTGTGCTGCCTTATTGAACCAAATCTGTTCTTTAGAGCGGCTGATCTCTGGGGCGTGAGCGCAACTGATCTGCAAGAGCATAAAAGCGAGTACGTAGGTCCATTTACGAGATACCCTTACCATGTTAAACCTGCCGTTAAACCAAATTGTTGATCTTTGAGTAAGGTATATGCGCCAACCGTAATAGGCCCAAACGCCCTAATGTGAGCCTGTAATCCAAAATTTGTATTTGACATATTACTGAGTTGGGTCCCGGCCATTCCACCAATATAGAATTTACCGGCACCGCTTTCAGTAATTTTTTCGGTCATTACTTTTTTTGTTTCGTCTAATACTTTAGAAATTTGATCATCTGTTTCTTTAGTAGAAGTGGACTTGTCTGTAATTTCAGTGATTTTTGTTTTGGTACCATCTTTTGTGGTGGTTTCAGTAATCTTGATGTTTTTGTCTTTATGAACATCTTGTTTAGTGTCTTTATTTTCAGTCTGTACTTCATGGATAACGGTCTGAGTAACGGTTTTGGTTATGGTCTTAGTGGGGACCGAATACCATCCTGCGCCAAACACTACCACAATAAATAATGCAGCCAATATTTTACTTAACATACTTTGTAGATTTATAGTCATAGTATTATGATACCATATATTTTAGATTAATCCGTCAGGTTTTTTCTCGGGTGGCATTAATTCTGCTAAGCGCTGTTCAAATTGCTCTTTAGACTTTGGATCATTCTGCATTTGATCCAGTTTATCCCTAAGATCGTCCATAGATTGCTCCGAGCGTTTGTCTTGAGATTTACCAGTCATAGCAGATTCACCTATCCAACGGGCTACTAGATTTTGATCAATATTTTGAGTATAGTTGAACGTCACGGCGGGCAGGAAAATTCCAAATGCCTGTGATTTAGCCATATTGGTTTTTGATGCGAATACCTTTTCCGTAGCTCCTCCACGATTCTTAGTAATCATGAATCTAATAGTATCTTGAGCTTTATCTTGAGGCGTTCGATTAATCGATATAACCATGTCGGCAGCTTGTGCAATACCAAAGGCTCCCGCTGTATCGCCCATATCTAGCATACGCCCACCGCCTTGGGTACCTTGATTAGTTTTATATCCATCACGATTGGTTTGTACAGGCAAAATGGTATGGTATTTGTGCTGGCTTGCTAAAGCGATAAAATGTTGATAAATCATAGTTAATTCGTCATGACGTTGGCCATTTTTACCGAATTTTTCAGACCTTAAACGACCTGGATAATCTACAATCACTAAATCGAAACCACCACCAGTTTTACGTTTTTTATCTTGGATCGCATTATTTAGTAGCCACTGGACATGTTCTAATGTCATTTGGCCAGCTTTATTGTGATGGATGTGAACAATATTTTCAGATGTAATTTTTTCCGCACAAGCCATTGCATAGAGAAATGCATACATTTCTGGATCTGCCTTGGCTGCTTCAATTGGGCCACCCAACGCTTTGACTTTTAAACAAAGTAATTGTATTTCATGGCTGCTTTTATTTAAAATATTTGAAATAATCTTATCGCGTATTTCTTTAGCGTCTTGCTCAAGAGTTACCAGACATACTTGCTTATTGAGTAAAGCATTCGCTGCTGCTATGGTACAGATGGTGGTCGTTTTACCGCTATTTACAGTCCCTAATAAAGCCGTTGATCCGCCCGGATTAAACCCCCCGCGTGTTTGTCTGCTTAATTGCTCACCAATACCAACAATTGAGCTATTGTTATCAAAATATCCCTTAAAGTTGAAATCCTGCCCTTCCGGTATTAAGCTACCTTCGCTAAGTAATTCATCAAATAAAGGGTGTCCAGTGGTGGTATTGCGATCATTCTTCTCTTGTGCCTGCACAATAAAAGAATCATATATCCCCTTAAAGTTGCTGCTTACATCTGCCTCATTCTTAAAGCTAAGATCGGCGGCTGCATCATTCATTGAAGTAATATGTGGAATAATCTTCTGATATTCAGAATTATTCACCATTTTAGTCAATTTATTGGTATAATCAATAGCAACCAATTTTGCCATCCAACCTTCTAGGTAGGATGCTACGATTGCTAGATCATGGCCACCTTGTTGAGGGTCCGCCATTCGTTCACATTCAAGTAACTGGTTCTGGTAAGCGAAACTATCTTTTATATTGCCAGAATTAAGCAAATGTGAGTGTACGACGCTGCGATTTAAAACAACTTCGTTATATCTTTCATTAGAGCAAATATCAAAAATTGCTCGCACAATTTCTGCTAACATACCGGCAAACTGACCAGGTTTTAGCTTCGTCATGCATTTATCGGTGAATGCGCGATTTTTGAGCATGTGGCCAACGATTGCTGTCGTTGTGGCCTTATCTAGCTCTATACCTGTAGCTGTTGTTAAGTCAGACATGATACCTTCTAAACATCAAAATGATTATCGTGATTTTCGGAATCTTTACTCATAAAAAGTTTTTTAGCCGCCTCTATATAATCAATACCATATTTTTTGCAATATTTTCTAGCTTTTTTACGAACCTCTTCACTTACGTGCTTAGATGCTGCGTAATAAACTAAATCTCTTTGGTATTTTTTGGGGTCAGCATCTAGTTTTGCTTTAAGATTAATAAGCATTTGCTCGCGAGATGAGTAATCTTTGCCAAGGCAACGAAACTTTTTTATCTTTTTATCCATTCGATTTTCATAGGCTTGGATTAAAACGGTTTCATAAGATGGCGTGGCGGTGGTGAAAAGTTCTTTATTAGTCAATTCGTCAATTTCTGTTCCAATGAATGAAACTCTTTCGTGGGATTTTTCTTTTCTAGCGAAACATTCCATTAAATAACTGATACGTTGATCTATAAATCTCATCATGAGAGTATAGTTTACGGGCTTGCTTGGAGATTTAATCGTGTAATAAACGGCATATACAGAGATAATGCTATAAAGATCAGAGCTATCCAGGCCGATTGCCGTCAAAAATTCACCCGCCATACGTACATTTTTGCCAACCATATGTTTGATGACTTTTTGAGTTTCTACCAAATTTACGAACGCTTGATCTTCTGGACTGAATCCGTGAGGGAATCCGCTTTCTCTTAAATATACTGATTCGAAGTCTTCATCAAAATTAAATCTCATTATTTCTCCCAGTTGACGATTAAATTATAGTAACCCAATTGTTCTGCGTTGTTAAAAGCTTCCTGAGCTTCATCTGGTGTGCATTCACCAAAGTCAGCCTTCTTGTCTAATTCTTTGCAACGCAATCTGCAAGATTGCGGAACTCGTAATAAAAAAGTCGGAACATCAAAAGATCTAGCTAATTGAGACATTTCTTCGGCGGCGTCGTCGTCCAAAGCAATATAAACCTTTTGCGGATTTTTTGATTTCATCAAAATAATCTGTTTTTGTGTGATTTCTTTGCCCATGGTAGAAACAAAATTGCCTATTTTTGAAAATTTTAAAGCGTCAAATGGTCCTTCTGCTATGATGATGAATTCGTTTTCGCGAACTTTATCCCAAAATAAAACTGTTTGATCTCTTCGAAATCCATCGTTGTTGCGAACTTTTAAATACGGGGCAACCGGATCAACTGATCTTCCTTGGTATCCAACCAGTTTTCCATTTACATAAGCGGGAAAAATTACCCGTCTTTGCGAAAAACAATATTTAATACCATAAATATCGGCTAATTTAGGCTCTATGCCTCGTTTTCTTAAGTAAGCACTTCCTTCGTTGTCTGTATCTACTACACTATACGTTTTTTCTGGCAATACAACTTGATTTAGATTTGCTGTATTTAGTGGATCCCATTCTTCTTGCTGCGTTGATTTCCCGACTTCAAATTTTAATTCTTTGGTGTAATCGGTAGCGTAAATTTGTGATTTAGCTTCTTTGGGTGAGATATTCAAAATAGCAGCGACATATTCATGAAATGGACGTACTGACCAGTCGCAAGATCCATGATAGCAAACTGTGGATCCATTTGATTTTAATATAGAAAATTTGTCCGCACGATTACAGCCCGGACATTCGGTATAAAGTGTTTTTGATTTTTGGCGGAAATTAATTCCATTTTCCTCCAAAAAATCCAATATTTTGTCTTCCAATTTGACCTCTGAATAATTACTATAGCTCTTCCTGAGCTATAAGTCAACGAGCACTGATTTCTTCCACTTTGCCGCCCGAAATTGTCTTTCCATGAAGGGAATTAATTTGTGTTACGTGCTTTACGATAAAATCTTTTATTTGCACTGGAGAGATGTCTGGGTACCTTGACAAGACTTCTGCTGCAACGCCCGATACAAAGGCCGCCGCTTGCGAAGTACCGCTCATTTTGCCATAGCGACCTCCTGGGAGAGTACTTAAAATGTCTTGCCCTGGAGCGGCGACATCTACAGATTTATGACCCCAATTTGAAGATGCTAAAAGTTCATTTTTATTATTTATAGACGCTACGGTAATAATATTTTTTAAACCTTTTCCTTCATAAGCTGCGGGGTAGTATCGATTATCTGATAAATCAGTATCTTTATGATCATTACCTGCCGCTGCCACGACCAAAATACCTTTATCCTGCGCACGTTTTATTGCCTGGAACTCATCTTCGGAATATTCCGGGCCTCCGCCCGAATAATTTATAATCTGAGCACCGTGATCTATGGCATAATTCAATGATTTTATAGTATTAGATAAATTTACGCTACCGTCAGCGGTTACATCGTAATATCTAACTGGCATAATTTCTATATCTTTAGCCATTCCTGCAATTATACCAGCAATATGTGTACCGTGACCGTGGAAATCTACTATATTAGGCGAATTTGATACGAAATCCCAGCCAGAGTTGCCTTGATGGTCTTTCCATAGTTTCTCTTTGAGGTCGGGGTGAGTAATATCTACGCCGGTATCTACTACCGCAACGATCACCTTGTGACCTTGGATTGCAAACGAAAACGGGCTACCAAAAAATAGAATGAGCAGTAACGCCATTATTTAATGATAGCCCATAAAAGTTATTATGTCAAGCTTTCTACAGCTGGTTTACGCCCAAGATTATCTTTTTCGTAAATAGCCGCAAGTAGTTCATCATAAAGGATTTTTTCGTCTCGAATAGCAGTTAAGCAGGCTACTAATCCACGAAAATTGCGATCTTTAAAGGAATAGGTGACATTATTCGGTTTTTGGATAATACCCATATTTTTAGCTAGCGTGAAAACTTCTTCGTACTGGTTGATTAAACCTTTATTGTAGTCAAAAGTTACTTCTGCGGTACGGCCCGCTACACCAAATGAAGTTTCATCGATACGCAAACGGATCTTGTGGGCGGTTCCCGCTGCTTTATCCATAAAATCAGTTGTTGCCTCGTCCAAAAAAGCTTCGCCCGCGAGAGATTCTTTCCCGGCTTTTGATTGATTTCGCTCGACATACGCGAAGATTTCAACTTTATGTTTGGTACTTAAAGCACCATTCATTTTCATTGTTTTACCGCGCATTTGCTCTTTCATGTCCATTTCAGAACGTGCCTGGGCTACCAAAATGAGAGCAATCTTATGTTTTCGGATAATTGGCTTGATGCGATCTAGTCCATCAGAAAGTGTTGCGGCTCGGTCACCGATTTGCTGAGTAAGGATCGTGGTTGCGTTTTGTGTACGACGACCAGTAATTTCACTCAGAGAATCGATTACAATAGCTTTGATCTTGGCACCTTCTTGGCACATAGCATTGATATCTTGCTCAATACGGTCGAATACCAGTTCAGGAGCATTGACATCGAAAGTGATGTGACGAGTTTGATCAATACCAAATTTTTTGGTCATATCGTCGCTACCTTGGAATTCTCCACGCAATTCTGTATTAAAGGTTACGGTGATAGCTTCGGAATCATCTTTGTGGCATTGGCCTAAAAAGGCATTTGCTAAAAGCGATTTACCGCATTTTTGCGGCCCCCATAAAATGATTGACGTACCGTAAGGTATTCCATGACCATCTAGCGCAAATGCCCAATTAATGCTAGGACTAGGACTTTGTAGGCAGTTTTCCAAGGCTTTGGAATTTGGATTAACTGCGCCGTCTAGTTTGCGAAGCTTATCCATATACTTTTTGGTAACACCTTTTCCCATTTTGGGTTCAGGTTGATCTTTATCTTTATCTTTATCTTTATCTTTATCTTTATCTTTATCTTCTGTACTCATGTTTGTTCCTTATTGAAATCTCTATAGGCTGCAATTACATCATCGTCCGCTAAGGACTTCTTGGTTTCATTTTTACCCATAAAGTTTTGTTGCGGTTCTGCTAGTTCACCATTGAAGGCATTAAATGACCCGTGTCTTTGTTGCGGTTGTGCAATTAAATTGCGGCAACTATAATAGGCACGTTCAAATAATCTATGTTTTGATTCTAAAAATTCCTTAGAGGCTTTGAGGCCATTTAAAATATCGAGTGCTCTGCTGCAGTCGGCATCTCTAATGATCATTGCTTCGCGGTAATCTTCGTTGATCTTGATTCCGCTTTCTTTGAGTTTAAGGGCCTGTTCTGGTAATTTATCTAAAATTACCGTTGCCTTGCATAACCCAAATTCTTTTTCTGCTTGAAGTATTTCATAATTAATCCAGCTTATATACTTACCAATTAGCCCCGACGCTTCGTTAAACGCCGAGGTTAATTCGATAGCTGTATGCGGATTAACAAATCGAGTTTCGGGCAGCCTACCTTCTGCAAGATAGACTGCACTCATGTCGATTGTGAAAGGCTTCAAACCCGGCACTCCCCTTGGTATTACCAAGAATTTGCTATCGAGTTGAAAATCCATTGGATGCCTTATTTCGCTTTTTGTGAAAAGATATTATGAAATTCTGCGTCTGAAAGCGTACCTGATGGTTTTGTAGTATGGCTTGGATGAGTAGTCGGAGTTTGTGAGGTCATTGTTCCTGGAGCTACATATCCGGCTGTCTGATATCCAGGATTGACTGGAGCAGGCCCGGTTACGGGTGGAGCTGAATAATTTTGCTGAGTTTGGTAAGTACCCTCCACCCCTTGAGCTGGAGATGATAAAGATGGCAATACTACATTTAAATTGCCATCACTAGTTTGCTCTACGCGAGGCACGGCTACGGCATTAGTGCCAGGAATAGCAACATTCATAGTAGGTTCGGGCTTTTTAGTAACGTCAGAACGTCCTACGATGCGATCCACCACTAAACCACGTTGTTCTGCTGGAGCAATCGCAAGCAATTGGAGATCTTCCGCTGTTGGGATAACGTGAAGCGATACGAGATCTTCGGTTTCTGTACCTAAACGATTGATAATATCTTGTGTCAATTCATGAACCTTAGCTTTTTCAACCATTTCTCCATTCATGTTGACCGATTCACGGAAAACATCTACTGAATAAGTCACATCAACTTTGCGAGCGCCTTGAACGCGCTTGAAATTAAGGAAAATCCCGCGCATGCCAGTAATATCAATATTTTTTTGATTATATTCAGCAGCAAGAGCTTTTAGGCTTTGGAAGGCGGTGATCGGAAGAGCGAGTGTTCCAATTTGATTATCTTGAGTGATAACATTTACGTAGTATTTTTTACTTGGAGTAAAGGGTTTAATATAGTTTTGATAAAAACCATCGAGCTGCTCTTCTGTAGCGCCAGCTTGTTTCATCATGTCTTGTTGAGCCTTGTACTCTTTTAATTTTTCAGCCAATGGATCAACTACGCGAATAGTTTTAGTTTTCGCATCGAATTCCTCAATGCTAGAAAACCAACGAGTCTTACCATTTGAGTCCATGAAGTTTTGATAGACAGACCAATATTTATAGTATTGACCCTTAGCCGCAAGTGAATGTAGAGGTGGCAGTACGCGGAAAATATTATTTCCATTATTTTTATCTGAAAGATAGTAGGTATTACGTTTTTGGAAGCCTGATTGGCCGCCGAAGTTTGAGGATCCGATTTGAACTTGCATTATTACTCCAGTGTATTAGTAGTTTCTTTAGGTTTTTTAGTTTGTTTTGGTTTTAAGTCATTGAGGATGCCTTTTAAAGAACTGTTAATTCCGTGGAGGGCTCCTGCAACATCTTTTTCTGTTACTTCTGAATCAATATCTGCAGCCCGAACCGGAACTGGCAAAAATTGCGTTGGTGAATTCCTATGATTATAAATAATTACAGGAAAATTTTCGCCCGCAAACTTTTTTTCAAAAGCTTGTTTAGAAATTCTGCGAATCGCTGCTAGAGCATAAAGATCATTTCCAAATGTTCGGTCAATTAATAATTGGACAGATTCGCGAATCGGCAAGTTGGCAGCTTTGTCATTTGTTGAAAATTCAGGATTAGCTAAAGATTGAATACCAAGCTCTACTTTTAGTTTATTCAGCTCATCCATAAGCATTTCATACTCTTGATTTGAAAAGTTAGGGCGATGTGAGCGGCTTTTAATTGCGTTTGTTAATTCGTCTACAAGCCCTGTAAAATCATAAGTAATTATTCCAGATAATCGTGTTGCGATATCAGAAAATTGCTTAGAATAATCACCCGAAAGAGCAATCACTTTTAATATTTTTGGAATATAATCGAGATATTCTGCTTCAGATTCTCGCATTAATCGTTGCCCATTGCGCTTAAGTGCAAATCCTCCTGCGGATACTGCTGGGGCCATTTCTTCCGGTACAATGTTTGCTTGTGCTTTTGCGTCTTTATATCGTTCTAAAATTTCTTTTAACATTATTTGATCTCCATTTGGTATATTACCATAATTTTTATATTGTGCTTAAAGATTTAATTTGTTCGCGGGTGATTAATGGGGTAACTGCTTTTAACCGTACTTCCCATTGGCCATTCTTTTTATTATACCCTCCGTGATATATTAACATACAAACTAATCCTTTAAATCCGCTTTCTGCTTTTGTTTCACCATACTTAGGCCAAACAACTTCTTCGTAAAAGAGTCCTCCTACGTCTACAGACATTTGATTTCTACTTTTAGATTTATTGGCATAATCTTTAATTTTTTCATCGATTATATATCCGATCATTCCGATCGTCTTTCCTTCCTGGAACCGCCCACCTTCTACAAGTACCTTGAACGTATCAAAATAGGTGCCATTTATTACGTCAATTTGCTGGTCGCTACGACCATAAATATATGTATTAAATTCATCACACCATTTCCATTTCCACATCTGATAGCCCCCAGCGGTTACCAATTCGCCGCCTCTATTAGGCAAAACGATCGGGCGTAAGTCTTCGGAATAAACCTGTACGAGTTGTTTTTTGATGAGATATCTTCCAAGATCTCCAAGCCCTATGTATTTTTCAGGCACTGCTTGTTTCTTTTTGCCTTTTGTTTTGGCCAAAAGCTCTTCGAATAAATCCAATTTTTCAACTAATTGCAACGGATTTGGCATTAATTCATCTAATAGGCCGGAAACAATTAATTTTCTAACCATTTCTTCGGTTACGGGTGCCCGACCATTTTCACCTTTAGACTGGGTCACGGTTACAAAATGCTCGAAATCTTTATACGGGGCATTTTTAACAATATGCTCGTAAGTTTTTTCACCCAAGCCTTTAATAATAGAAAACGGTGCCACTAATCTATCGCCCAAAATTTGAAATTCATCTGAAGAATTATTTACGGATGGTAAATCTGTAAAATCACTTACATAGCGCCAAAATTTAGAGGCCAGCTCATCGCGACTAGCGTTAGACAGAATGGCTTTCCACCAGTCTAAAGAGTAATTTGTTTTCAAATACATACATGCATAAGCGGTATATGCATATGAAATCGCATGCGATTTATTAAAAGAGTATTTTGCAGACGCCATGATTTGTTTCATCAACAAATCAGCCTGATATTCACTCCATCCACGGTTCAAGCAAGCTGTTTTAAGTCTAAGTGAGCATTCTAAAAGAGTTTTTTCATCTTTTTTCCCGATGGCTCGTCTAACCGATTCAGCCTCTTCATAAGACATTCCGCCAATGTCCCGGAAAATTTGTAAGGTTTGTTCTTGGTAAAGAGCGATTGCATTGGTTTCACCAAGAATATGCTCTACGTCTGGATGCACAAAGTTAGGTCTCTCTAATCCTTGTGCGCATGAAACGAATACTTGCTCAAGCGTTCTGCCATCTTCTGATGGAGCGTCAAGGGTTCCGGGACGATAAAGCGCGGTTACACTGGCCAAGGCTTCCAAATTTTTTGGTTTAATTGCAATCAACCCTGGGCGGACCGTGGGGGTGTCGAATTGAAATACTGCCTCAGATTTTCCTGCAGCAAAATTTTCCCAACATTTTGGATCATCTGGTAAATTATATGGGTCAAGGCGTATGCCAGTTCTTTGATAAATAGAACGAATACATGCTTGAATATCTCTCAAAGTATTTAAGCCTAAGAAATCGAATTTAATACCACCGGCAGCTTCTACCGATTTAGGGGTAAATCCCGTTAATCTTGTACCATTTAAAGTAATGACGGGCATTACATCTTGAATTGGAACCGGAGCGATAATGGTGCCGCACGCATGAGAGCCGCGACTACGCTGAATGCCTAGCATTTCAGTTACAGCAGCCCATACAGCCGGATTATCTTGTGCATACTGCTGTAACTTACTATTTTGTTCGAATAAACCGGCATGATGAACGTCGGCTTCATCTTTATACCCAAAAACAAACTCAAAGTCATTAACGCCTTGCGGAGTAACAGGAAGCGTTTTGGTAAAGGCTTCTGTGGATGCTCGAACTTCACCGTAAATGTGACGCTCGGCATCTTTAATCGCTGACTTAATACGCAAGAGCTGCTCTGTACTGATACGACAAAAACGATCCCCATATTTTTTCTCCAAATACTCAAATACCGCCCCCTGATCAGAAATATCGATATCTGCGTCTGGCATTGATTTGGAACGAATCCGGCCTGGAGTAATGAAACGCTCCCAGCTTAAGTTATGTTTAAGGGGGTTAATTGCAGAAATACCCAGCAGATACAACATCAAAGATCCGCCGCCAGATCCCCGAAGATTAATTAAAATGTCATTTTCTTTGCAGTGTCGTGCGACATCTTCGACAATATCCATATATGGAATCAAATTAATCTCACCATTATTGGTCAAATCGTTGATTTCTTTTTTGAGTCGTTCAACCATTTCTTGGTTTTGCCAGTCCATTCGATTATGATAATCAATTTTTTGCTTTAATTCGCTCATCCAATTAGGTGAAGGAACATCTAAAAGCCAGCGGGTCTTATTTGTCGGCATTTTAAAGTCATTGAAGCGGCTGGCCCAGTCATAGGAGTTTTCGACCCAAGCATTAAATTCAGGGCGCTCAACGCCGATCTGAAGGTGAAGGGCTTCGTAGGATTCTTCAGAGGTAAGAAGATGGTAAGAGTTATAGAATCTCCATGCTTCGTCCCCGTTACTGAGACGCGCATCTTGTGTGGCTTTTTGTTCCGGGTTTGCAAAGTGACTGTCCAGCGAAACGAGGACTTTATCAGAATACTTTTTTGCCAATCGGCATACGAATGTATTAACGTATTTTTGAATATCGCCGTCTGGCCATTGAGGTTTGCATTCATTGAGTCTAAAAACTCCAGTACCCTCTTCGCGAATATTGTTATCGTCATATTTTGGTCTAATCCAATCATGTGTGGTTGAATGTGGAAATACTTCTACGAAAAAATCATTAATTCCGCCCAATTCGCGCAAATTTTGATAATAAATCTCAGCTTGAGATTCGCTAGCCTCAAGAATACCATCTCGGGATCCCATTAATGTTTTGCCGATCATGCCAACCAAGCAACTTGAGCCAACAGTAATTTGGCCTTTCATTGCGTAAATTTCTTCGAATAAAGCTACTGGTTTTACTTCTCCGTACCGAACGATTGCCCGAGCGTTCATTTTGGGAGATAATTTACAAAAATATTCATAGGCTGCATAAGTCTTAAAATGAATAGTCATATGAAAATAGAAATCATGAACCTTACGTTCAATTTCAGCTAAAACTTTTTCTTCATTGATTTTAAGATATGGATCTTTCAGGCGGGATTTAAATAATGGATTTTTTGTTTTCCATGCATTCAAATAGGCTTGCCTAATGGCGTCAGCCTGTGGATGAGCTAAATACAACTCAATGCCAATGATGGGTTTAAGTCCATGCTTTGGTGCTTCTGTGTATAACTTCATAGCAGATGACATGTTTCCATGCTCTGTTAAAGTAATGTGAGAAGAACCCATCTCTGCTGTGCGCTCGCATAATTGAGCAACGGTAGCGGCTCCATCCAGACTATCGTCAGAATGACCGTGAAAATTATTTAATTGCCTAAAGTCACACATTCATAATCCTTACACGCCGAAGGATTTTTGTAATTTCCTTATAGCGCTTTTGTGTAGTTTTTCTAGCGTTTCCGGCGTAATATGCATCGCCTTGCAAATTATCGTATCCGGTACACCATCCGGGTAATCTTCGACTAATTGCTTTATTGAATTATCATACTTCGGAAAATCGATATAATCAACATCGTTTTGAATTCTATTAGAAACCGCTATTTTATCCTTAGATATTTTCATGGTTTTTTAAACTCCAAAACTTTAAGAGAAACCACTTCTCGCTGAGCGTATAAAGCTTCCACATGTTTTTCGATTTCAGAAATTTGTTTTTGAATAGCATTTAGTCTTTCTCGCAAGGTGTGAGCATCTTTTTGTAAAGATGCCATTGATTTTTTAATATTTCGTAATTCATTCAAAGAAACGCATTTAGCTTTTCTTTTTAAATACCCTAAAGTTTCCTGTAGTTGCGCTATATGTGCATCAGCTGAATCAACCAAACCGCGAGCTGAGATTCCTTGAAGCTTTAATTTACGAATATCTACTCTTGCTGCCTCGATTTTTACGATCAGCTCTTCTTCAAAAATATTAGTGCCAGTTGGTACAGCCCACAAAGTCACGATCTCTCCCTATGTCCACAATCTTTACAAATAAGGATTTTAGTCCTTGGAGTATCCAATAAAAATACTTTTTTAGACTTGCACGCCTTACAGGATGTCTTAGAGTCGGACTTTTCCACGGGAACCTTCTTTAATTTTGGCTCTTTCGGAATCGTCGAAACTATAATTTCCAGTTTTTTGATCGTTTTGCGCAAAGAAATATTTTCGGTATTCAAACCATCATTTTCTTTCGCAATTTCTCGTAGTTCTTTTTCTAAGTCAGTGATTGATTTCTGACCACGACCGCGAGAAGTAGATGCACGCTTAACTGATTTAGACATCAGTTATATTATACCATTATTTCTTTATTTCTATGTGACCATTTAGATAATCGATCGCATTATTCAAATAATTAACGGAATCTTTTAATAAACCGATGCCACGATTGCAGTCGCCACATAGTAAACCTCTAACTTTACCTGTTTTATGGCAATGGTCTACTTGTAAAGTTTTATTAGAAGGGGTTTTACAAATAAGGCAGGTTCCATTTTGAGATTTTAAAATAACTTCATATTGATCGATATCAATACCATAGCGAATCTTCATTTTGTATGAAATCTTTTTTCTTTTAACCTCTGGTTTTTGAAGTGATTTTTTGCCATTTAACAAAGCCGCTTCTCGATTATTTTTAGACCATTCGCATGCCTGTTTACTATGACATTTTCTACACCAAGTACTATGACCGTCTTTGTATTCTTTGTGCTGCGGGAACTCTGATAATCCAAAGATACCATAGCATTTTGTACAAGTTTTCATTTTTTTGTTTTTTTAGATTTATTTGGTTGAAATTTACCTTTGATGATCATATACAATTGTTTTTGTCCACCTTTATAAACCGCTCCTGAACATAGTATCCAATTTGCTGGACCTAAGTTGTATCCATGACGAGGTTTGCTCATATGTCCAACTGTAAACGCATCATGGTAAATACTAGGTACATGGGTATGAGCAGTCATGGCGTTGCCGTAAGCTAACTCGTGGCCCTGTTTGCTTCCCCGCGAGCCGCCTACCCCCAGATGCCCATGGGCATTCATTTGAACGCCTTCTATAAAGTCATCTTCATTACAGTCAGACCAAATCATGCGTTTTTCTGGATCCAGATATTCTTGTAATGCATTTTTCCCGTCTAATTCCATAACAACCATACGATGGCCAATATCGTAATTAGCTGGACAGTCGCCTTGGTAAGCTCCTCGCTCTAAGTATTGGTTCACATGATCTGGATGATTTGATGCTGTAGCGATCAGTTTAGCGTCTTTTGGGGCCTTATCCCAGATTTCTTTCAAAACCCCTTTAGCATATTCGATTTCAGTTGGAAGATCTCTGAATTGACTTGGATTCTTAGCCCGAGTTAATCGCTTTTTCTCAGTATGATGAGAAATTGAAGCTCCATCAAAAAAATCTTCAAAATAAATACGTTTAGGCTTAATTATATCCCAAAGATCATACATAGCGGCGAGAGCTTCTCGATCTTCATGGCCTGGGTGTAAATCACCCATCTTAAAAGCTTCGGCCCGTTCTTCAGTGATAGAACCATCGGCGTGATATCTGGTACCGAGATCAATAAATGATCCATTATTAACATCAAATTGAACCTGGCGAATGTAAAATACCCCACCTTCAATCTGCACGATGAGTCCGCCTAATTTATGATCTTCTTGTGCGATCATACCGATACGATTCCGAAGATATGAGGGTTTGGTAATTGCCCCTGTCGAATGAATAATTCTTGGATGAGAAGCATTGCCGGTTGGCACAACATCAAGCATTTGCTTCGAATGTGCTATGATCAAAGAGGTCTTAAAACGCTTTATTTCACTCCCTTGTTCACCATTGTTCGTATATTTATGAACCTTTAACCGGCGTAACCCCGTAATCGGGTTTATTTGTTGAGGATTAATATACGCATCAATAGCTTTTAAATGAGAATTGAATGTGTATTCTGTTGCGAAACTGTCAATATATTTTTGAAACACTGGATCATAATGTCGTGGTTGAGACTTTAAAGCCTTAATATGCGCTGGCATAGGCAAAATAACTAGTTTGGCATTATGACGTTTTAAAAAGTTTTCAGTGGCGTCTAAACCCGGCTGAAAGACATTTTTACCGGTGACATGTTTATTATTTTCAGCATCAATTAATTGATCTTGGGTCCAATCCAAGGAAGAGGTTGGCGCTGCTGCAGTGATAAAAAACGTACCATCTTGATAATCATTTTTCTTAACGATTGAGCCGATACCATCCCTGGTAAAATCGGCCATGGGATGCGGTTCATCTTTAGCAGTGCTTTCTTCCATTAACTTTGCGAAACCCCCATATTTACGAATTTCCCATTCAGTAATATCTTCACCTACATGAGGCCAAAAATGGTTAGCTTCTAATTTTAAAATTCCGACTTTTTCTTTTTTAGACGCTACTCCTACTACTTTATTGAATGATTTTAAAACTTGCTCGTAAGTACGGGGTTTCAGACTAGGCTTGGATTTGCTCACTCAAAGACTCCATTCGTGTGTGTGAATATACTTCAATAATATTAAGTACCGAATACACACTATCGCCATCATTCTTGTAAGTCACTGAATCTCCAACGGTACGTCCGAGTAAATCTTGCACAAGTTGTTTTCTTGTCATTGCTGCCGTCAAATCAACAATCAAATAACTTGAAACTAATGCAGATCTTGATGGATCATTTGCGTCAAGATCTGTTCGAGAAACAACTATCAAAGATTCTGGGTTAATTGGATTTTTATCCGCATAGATAGCTCCAGCTTCTAGTAAAGAATCAACTAGACGTTTTTCATTTTTGTCGTCATTTGCCTGCTTCTGGTTCATAAGTTCCATGCCAGTAAGGACATTTTTATTTACTAAAACATCGCCCAAAGCGCTAACGGTTTTTGCTAGCGAGGCCAGCGATTCATTTGCATCTCTATTTTGTTCCGCTAAGGTAATCATGCTGTTGCCCAAATCCGACAAAGATTTCCTTACCATCTCCGTAAGTCCTTGCAATCCATTAATTTGTTCCTTTAATGATTCAATTTCTTTTTCATTATTTTCAATGCGTTCATGTGTACTCATTTATTTCTCCTAATCTGCGACGTTTTTGTTTTTTACTATAGCTTCAGCTGCAACACCTAACATAAATTGATCCATAGTTCCCATGCCAGTGGCACCTTGAGGTTGGCCCATGTGAATATCTCTAGGCATTTTCATCGGCGGTGCGGCTGGATTTACTACCTGTGAATAGTCTTTACCTGGGAGAATTTTGCTTTCGGATACTCCGGTATTAGTTACTGGTGGTGTACGAGGTTTGCGTGCTGGCTTAGCTGGAGTAGCGTTTGTGTGGTAAGAAATATCTTCTCCGGGTGAAGGGACCGGTTTCGCAACTTGGTAGCCTTTTGGTTTAGCTGTAGCTACTTTGGGAGCCGCTTTAGTGGTCGAAATAGGTTTTGGTGCAGGAAGTTTTGTAGCAACCACTTGACGAATTGCAGGAGTTGGAGCCGGTGGGCTCGCAGTGATTGAATTAAATGCAGGGGAACGTTCCTGTTGAGTCTCTGGCTTACGAGTTAACCGAGCAGCAATGGCTTTTAATGCATCAATTTCTGTTTCTGAGAATGGCGACTCTACTTGAATAGGAGCCCTTGACTGCTCATCTGGCTTCATACCAAGAAGGATTTCAAGTCGAGACATTGCAAAGGTTTTAATTTCATTTTCTACCAGAGACATGATTTCTGGGCGAGCTGAGTTTGGCCCAAATAATTCATGATTTATGATGGTTTGATAAAGATTAGCTTGTTCGATTCTAGCCTGTGCTTCAGACATTAATGATTGAGTAGTTTCCACAGGAGCATCTTCATCAATAATATCATCAAGATCATCGTCATCATACTGAGGTTGTGGACGATACTGATCTCCATCGTCGTTATTATCCGCATATTCAATATGAATCGGCTCACGCCATTTGATAGTCATAGTAACTCCTGCTTATATTGTACCATAATTATGTGCGACCTCTTTTTTTGCCAGGCACATTTTTAAAACTATAAGGCCCATCGTGGCCTCTTTTTGCAGCCAAAACTTCATCTGAAACTTTAATCATGGGTCTTTGGTCAATGCCAAGTACGCCCGATATATACATGAAAATATTCTGGAAAACAGTATATGGGTCTTTTTGCGTTTGATAAGAAATTTCTTTTAAAATTGGATTTGATGTTATTTTAAGATCTTGGTGTGGATGATTCCTTTGAACCATTATAATTGGTACTTTATGAAGGTGCAACAGTTCTGAGGCTTTTGAGAAATCTTTGGTCGATAAAAATTTCTTCATGCCTTCTCTGCTACCAACAGTATGTCGTTCTCTCCAAAAAGAATAGTACCTTCCATTGCACATGTTATTAGCATTTAAGTAATCATTTAATTTGTCAAATTGGTAAAAATAATGATCTTTTTTGTTATTATCGTGAATCCTAATGAATGGCACTACTTCACCACAAATTATAAGTAAACACCCATGTACTCCATAACTATCCGTTGATCGTCCAGTAATTTGCCCATATGGTAATTTTTCACAAATATTATACAATGTATTTTGTTGAATTTTACTAAGCTGTGGTAATTCTTCAATTTTACGCACATATACTACGGTTTTATCGATGCCAAGTCCAATGGCAGAATCATAATAATCGTGATATTTACTAGAAATGTACATTAAGATCAGAGTAGCATCTTTTTATTTGACATGCAACTACATTTTAAAGTGAACATACTCCATTTGGACAATCTGTAGTTTCGGCGGTATCAACCGCGTATTTTTCCTTAAAACGAGCGATGCCTTCGGCCAATGGAATTGCCGTTAATGGTGGAGGCTCAACGGTGCCATCTGCATTTACAAAACCACGGGTGCCTTCACGGTAGAAAGTAGTGCCTTTAAGTTTTGGGAGGTACTCCAACCATAATGCGGCCATTTCTTCTTGCGGATAATCTGCGGCCATATTAATAGTTTTAGAAACTGCATTATCGACCCATTTTTGCACGATAGATTGAAGTTCCATATGATCTCTGACCGAGATGTCTTGGCTACCAATAAAATGTGAAACATCTTTACCTTCTTTCATAAATTGTTCAAACAATGGATGAAATACAAGTTGAGTTTTACGAACATCTTCATCCCAGTATCTGCGATCATAACAAGGAGCAAACATTGGTTCAATGCCGCTAGAACAATTACCTGACAAAATTGATACAGTTCCCGTTGGGGCTTGGGTTAATAAACAACAATTTCGAATACCATGTTCTTTAACCAGAGACCGGATCTTATGAGGCATGCGCTTCATAAACCCAGATTCAACGTGTTTCAAAGGCTGACATGCGGGGAACATGCCTTTTTCGACTGCAAGCATTACCGATGCCTCATATGCGATCTTTGCGATAAATTTATAAATCTTATCTACGAATTTATTCCCGTCTTCAGCTCCATAACGGAATCCAAGCATGGCAAGTGCATCGGCCAAACCAGTAGTGCCTAATCCTATTCTTCTAAGTTTATGTGATTTATCGCGCATCTCAGGAATAGGGTAGTTATTGACAGTGAGAACATTATCGAGAAAGCGTACACCAGTTCTAACGGTATCCGCCAATAAACTCCATTCAATCGTAGACCCACGTACAAACCGAGGAAGAACGAGGTGCCCAAGGCAGCAGCAATCATAAGGTGACAAAGCGATTTCCCCGCAGGGATTAGTCGTAGCCAAAGCTTCAATGTACCAGATGTTACTTTCATTTTCCACCAATTCCCAATTTAAGAGCCCAGGCTCTGCACAATTATATGCGTTTTTGACAATTTTTTCCCACAAAGGCTTCGCCTTGATAGTTTTCTTATATTTGCCTTTCCAAGAAAGTTCCCAATCACCGTCTTCTTTGACAGCTTTCACAAAATCAGACATACGCTTACAGCGTACACTTACATTAGCATGAGTAAGCTCGCCTTTTTGTAACTTAGCATCAAGGAATTCTTCAACGTCAGGGTGATCAAGATCTAGGCTGAACATTAAAGCCACACGACGATCACCGCCAGCCCGGATCGGTTCAGCACAACCATCAATAAGTCGCATTAATTCCACAGAACCTGGGCTTGTGCCTGCCTTATCACCAATTGATGCTCCGCGTGGGCGGACATCACTGAAGTCAGTACCACACCCCCCACCTGTCATAGATGTAATAATGGTTTCTTTTGCAATATTCCCCCAACCTTCCTTGGAGTCAAGTTCGTTATTAAGAACAAAACAGTTAAGAAGTTGGGGATTATTACGTCCTGAATTATACCAAATGCGTCCACCGGGGACAAATAAATTATCTACAATAATGGAATTAAAGGCTGATTCGTAATGTCTTTGCTTATCCGTATGCTCAGCTAAAGACATTTGTTTGGCGATCCTTGCCGCAGCTTGTTCCCACGTTTCATCTGGGGTTAATGCGTAACGATCTTTAAAAATAGTAGCTGAATATCCTTCGGGTCTGAATGTCATTTTGCTCCTCAAAAGTTGCTTGTTATGACATTATAATACCACAGAATTTATTAAAAAATTGTAGAAAGATCTTTCATTTTTGGCTGAGATGTTTGGCTATGAGAAAAACCATAAGTACATAACGCTAATGCATCTGCAACGTCATTTTGTTGGAGCTGTAAGTCGACACCGAATTTTAATTTTACCCAGGCAACGGAAAGATGTTTCCATGTAATCTTTCCACGTGCTTTTTTTTGCTTAACGAGCTTATTGTGCGCTCTTTGTTCCTTACTTAAACCAATCCCTAGCTTTTTTCGCCAAGCCGATGTATCCACATATTTTACTCTTGTAGATAGGCCAAGCTCGCGCAGCATCGTTAGCATGGCGAAATGAACGAACTCAAGTTGTTTTTGAGATACTCGATTTTTACCCTTATTGGTTTGTTCAATATAAATCCAATCAGGTAACTGTCCAAGCTTTAAAATAATATCTTTGATTTGAGCGGCCATATTTATGGCACGATCAATTTGGGCATAATCTGGCACTAGAGAATATTGATTGGCGTCTGAAACAATAATGGTGTCATAACTTAATATGACACCATCTTGCATCAGCGCATAACCTGTAGAAGTTGATAAATCTAGTCCAAGTATGATCATAAAATTAAAAAAGACGGATGGGTGTTAATCTGCTTTCGCACCCCACAAGGATTTCCTTCGCCATTAACCCAGCATTTCATCCTTACTTTTAACCAGCCCGTCTTTATAGTCCGTTACGACGGAAATTCAAGCGATATTGCCGCGTTCTTTGAGCGTTTCAATAATTAAAGAATTCTTTAATGATACCGCTTTAAGTGGTTTTGAATAAGTTTCATTAGCTGTTTTTAACTCTTCGCGTTTAGAGGCCAGATCGGTATCTTTTTCTTTGGCTGCTTCTAGCTCAGAACGATAACTTGCCATAGCCACTAGTTTTTCTTTCAGTTGCTCATTTGATAGAGCGTAAACTTCTCCAGCAAAAGTTGGATCAACCGCGTTTACTTTATCCCAAAGACTTGCCGGACCTTTTTTAGACTTCTTAGCCATTATTTTTTACCCTTTACAATTGTTGTGAATTTTCCTAAAGCTGATTTTGCTAATTTGCCGCTAACGGTAATGTCGCCAAGCATTTCTAATTGAACTTTTGCAATACCGCGAGCCGATACTTCAAAAGTAGCCTTTGTTACGCCTTTAAGTTTTTTACCATCAACCAAAACTTCTGTTGAAGCTCCGGTCATCACATTGCGTGCATATTTTTTCTGACGAATTTCAATTTTTACAATTTTTCTTGACATTTTTATTTCTCCTACTACCGACTATATCACATTTAAATTTTAATGCAACCACGTTTTAGCAGGTGAACCTTGGGACATTTGTCCAAAGAGTGTCCACTTCCGATACGGAATCGCCAAAAAATGCGCAAGCCATCATTCTCATTTCTTTACCGGAATTATTTTCAGTAAGAGTTTTCATAAATCTAACAATATCGTCCATCTTCATTGAAGAGGTTTGCATAAAATGCGGTGGAATTTTATTTTTATTGGAAATATATGAAGAATAATACTCGCATTCTTCTTTATCTAAGAACGCCCTGTAGGTAAAAGTGCTTCCGTCCATTTCGTAACACATAGCAGATTTACCATTATTCCTGATAAATACCAGATGAATATCTTCATTTGCCTGAAGGGAATCAAAATAGTGTTCTAGGAATTCTCGCGTGGGTCTAAGCTTAATTAGATCTTTACGCGACCCAGGATTGTTTTCCATCATGTAGTACCTCAATTACGCTTTCAAAGCTCTCTTTGATCTCAGTTGAATGATCGATTACTATTATAGTACCATTGATTTTAGGTTTAAGGGCCTCAATCGCTGCCTTTTTGAGCGCTACGTCAAATCCATCCATTGCTTCGTCCAAAATTATCCACCCTAAAGGGGATCCTGTACGGCGTTTTACTACTTCAGAGATTGCTATGTCTACACATAATTCAATTGCACATTGTTGGCCGCCGCTTAATATTTTGTACTCTCGCACATCATTACCGCTAGTAATGTTTAGGGAGATATTTTTCTTTACGTTACCGTTTTTTGCTGTCGATATAGTATCAAACCGAAGGTATAAATTTGCGACATTATCTAAAACGCCCATAAGATCGTTAGCTTTAACTTCAATTTCTCTTAATATTTCGGCAAATATTACCGAAGGAAAACCAGATTTACCAAATACAAATTGAGCGTGCTTGGCTTTCGTAAATACTTCTTCAGATGTATTTACCGTAGTTTCCAGCTCATGTATTTTGTTTTTGTAAGTAAAATACGACTCTTTCTGAAAATTTAATGCTTTATATGCAGCAACATTGGCATTTAATAAACCTTCTTTTTCAGAAATTTTAGTGCTAAGCCCATTTAAAGTGTTTTGAGATGAATTTAGCGATTGCTGTAATGTAGTTTCTTGGATGGAAATCTCATGCAATGCAGGAACTTGACCTTGCAATTCGGTTTTCCTTGCTAATAACTGATTACCGTATTTTTTTTTAGCTTCTAACGCGCTAGCATTGTTTTCCCATGGCTGATGACATGTAAAACAAGCATTTTTAGACATGTGATCTATCTCTTGAACCAATGCAGATAAATTATTGTTAATATTTAGTATTTCGTTACTAATCTGATTAATTTTCACTGAAGCAGAGCGAGCATGTTGAATCTGCGTTCTAAGTGTTGCAATTTCATCTATTAAAGTTTGGGGCGCTTTACTGGCAGTAACAGCTTCTTTGTAATCCTTTTCTGCTGCTAATGATTTATTCAATGCTTCGCTAATGGCCAGATCATCGTAACTTATAGTATTAAAAAAGCTTTGTGCAGCATTCAAATTAGATTTAGCGCTATTAAATGCTTTTTCGGCATTAGAGTAATCTGTATCGGCTTGCAGTGAGGCCCTCTCAAAAGCTTCTAATTCTGGAATTATTTTTGCCAGAAAATCTTTTTTGTCCCCATCTGATTTACGAACAAAACGATCATCTAAACTTCTCTGAGACATCTGCGTCAACACTTCTACCACATCTGGAGATGCTTTTAGGAGGTCTTTCACTTCTTTTTCGATGGCCGAACTCAAGCCTTCGACTGCCACACCATTTTTAGTTAATCCCAATTTGGGTGATTTGATGATTTCGTAGATATTTAATCCATCGCTCAAACTTAATTTTGCATAAATCTTTTTAGACTCATAATTTTTAAGCCCAGTAGCCGGAATTTTGCAGAAATCTAAAATATATGCAAAACCTTGTACTACTGCTGATTTGCCGGTACCAGATGTAACTGGAGAATTTATACGCTTTCCTGTAATTAAAGTCGAAGCGCCATCAAATTTAAAAACTTGACGCTCTTTAAATGGTTGAAATCCTTCTAATTCAAGGCTTATTGGACGTAATAATTTTTGCATTCTCTACTCTTTTAATAAATTTATCAAATTCTTTAGCGTGGCACGCTAAATTCAGTCTAGCATAGTGATTATTTACTCCACAATCTGACCCAGACATAGAAATAATACCATAATATTCCTCCAGATGCAACGGGAGATCAGAAAGGCTCGGAGCATGTAACCAAATAAACATTCCTTTTCCGTTATTCATAGGAATGATGGCCGTACCATCAAACGCATCCATTACCTTACTCCATCGATACTGTAATTCTCCACTAGCCCAGCTAAAAACATCTTCACCATCGACTAATTTTGATTCTGCATAGGAAATATAATTTGATGCTTTAGATTGCGTATCAACACTGACACCAGCAGTGGAATACTCTACATAATGTCGCATTTCCTCCGCCAATAGAGGATTTTTAGTAATTGCCCAACCTAATCGTAATCCAGCCAGCCCCATAGCTTTGGATAAACTGTATAAAGAAATATCTGGCAGAACAGAATTAACTATACCAAAAGAAACATATTGAGGCCAGTTATAGCATGAATCTACTGTAGAAGCTGACAGAATTTCTTCGAGTGGGGCAACTGCTCCGTCTGGATTATTTGGAGATATTAGGAAATGGTTCCAAGAATCTTGGCTTATTAGTAGATTCTGTTTGTATCCACCCATGATACAAAGTTCTGGGATGCGCGGCCAGTACGGCACTTTTACCTTCAGATGAATAAGTTTTTTGGCATACATTGAAGCACTAATTAATTGGCTAGCTCCATTGCCAATTACTATATTATCTGGGACTAAACGAAATCCATGTATAGATTCATGTAAATTAATTATTGACTGAATAAGTTTATTATTTACAATAGGATAGTCGTAAATGGAATCAGATGAAACAATTTCAGAAACAGAATTATTGGCCCAATATTCTTGATAAAAGGACGGTTCACCAACCTTAAGATTGATCGTCTCCCTCGTCATCTGAAATTCCCATCCTTTCTTTAAATCTAGTGTTGTCTATTTCGGCATCTTTTTCATTTATTTCTTCAATATCTGCCAATCTTTCAACTGCCCTGGCCATTAATCCATTATCTAAATGATCCATTACTCTAACCGTACCAGCTTTTAGCTGATTTGTCGACAGCTCTCCACAAGTGGGGCAAGGAAGCGTCTTTTCACGTATTTTTAAGAGTTTGGTAAACACTCCATGTGATTTACAGAGATAACTAAACAGCGGCATTGATAGACCCACGTTCGCCAACTGTTTGTTCCCACCGACGAATAGACGCCGCTTCCGCAGCATCTTCAGCAGGATCACGGCCAAATGCGATTACACCACCAACCGTACCCAGTAGAGAGGCGATCGATAAACTATTGCGAATTGCTTCTAAGACTGCGGGAACTGAATCTAAAAGGTCATTTTTGGGAACCCACATTTGTTCTGAAACATCATAAGTTTCTTCGTTATTTAATAATAACGCGGCAAGCTGTGATTCGATCTCTTCTTTTAAGTATCCATAATTTCTATAAATAGTACGAACAGGTTCTACAAGAGCTTCCGATAAAGCAAATAGGGCTAGGCGCTGGATAAAGGTAAGCTTCATCTCTTTGCTTAGAGCCAGTAAATCTGCTGACAGGCGAACTAATACCCAACCACCGCCAGGACAGGCTCCATGCTTGATAGCTCCACGAATCGCCATCCATGCGTCCTCTGCACGGTCTCTTTTTTCGCGAATTTCTCCATAACTTGCTCCAAAAATATTGAGTCGCGCAATTCCAGAGGTAAGTTTACCAATTCGAACCGGAAGCACACGTTTTTCATATTCTGACTCCGGTTTTTCAAGTTGTAATTTTAACTCATTAACCCGCTCTTCAATGGCAATTAGATCTTCTTCTGCTACGATGGTTGTTTTATATCGTGATGCTTCAAATTCTTTTACCCGGTTCCATTTAAACATATTGTCTGCGTTCACATCAGCAAAAGGTCGATCAATTGGATTAAATACAGGAGAACCTGTATATGCCTGAAGATCGTATAATAGTTGAGTTGCATGGTTTTTCAGACCGTTTTGTTCGGTTAGGAGCGGGTAAATTTTAATTTCGGAACGATCATTGTTCCAGTTGAAGTGCATTTCACCAATAAAAGAATCACTAAATCCGTGAGCCATTAGAACTACATTTGTATCTTTACCTTTGTTAGCTAAGGCGATTTTATTCATTCCTGTATGAATCTGCATAACGTCATTGATAATTCCATCATAAAGCACGAAAATTGGTTTATCTA